TATAGTGATAGGTTACAATAAAGGATGGAAACAAGAGACTAATCTTGGAAAGAAGACTAATCAGAATTTTGTTCAGATTCCATTTGAAAAACTTGTTCAACTTATAAGTTATAAAGCAAAATTACAAGGTATTCAAGTGTTTTTACAAGAAGAAAGTTATACCTCACAAGTCTCTTTTCTTGAAGGAGATTATATTCCTACTTTCAAGAAGGATGATTCAAAGAAGAATCCTTCAGGAAAAAGAATCAAAAGAGGTTTGTATTCTAGTCCTAAAGGACTCTTGAATGCTGATGTGAATGGTAGTCTGAATATTCTTAGAAAATTTCTAACAAGTAACAACAAAGGTTTTAATGACCCAGTTGGTAAGAGCCATGTAGACTGGCCAGTAAGGATTAAGAATCCTCAAAGGATTAAACTCTAGATTTTTAATCGTTTGTTTAATCTAGTTCTATAGGTATTGAAAATTTCAAAATCATGTTTTGTAACATGATTGTAAAACATGTTTTGAATAAATAAGTAAAACCTAAACAAAAACAGATGATGAGAACAATTAAAGATTTGTTTGTAAAAGCTTTTAAAGCTATTAAGAAAAGTTGGTTTGAAGGTATGTACATTCAAGGTCAGAATTTGATGATGATGAACAATGCTTACCAAGGTAAGCCAACATGGTCTATTGGTTAAAATTCTCCTATAGATAGAGTGAATTCAAAAACTGGATTTAAACATGAATGCTGAAGAACTTTATCATAAACTTTATTTTTTGAGAATGGAGTACAAAAGAGAATGGGATAATGGATTCAGCAGAAATGCTTTCTTTATCTTCCAGAAAATTAACCAAGTAGAAACTGAATTAGGATTGGAATTGACTAGACTTTAAGTTTAGTACACTTCCTTTCTTTTTAAAAAAGAATTTTTTAAACCTTTTTAGGATTGACTAGTATAAATCCAGAATTTAAAATTTAAAAAGAAAATGAAAAAATTCATTTATATCGTTGCTTTAGCTCTTATTTTGAGCTTTGTTACTTCTTGTGGTTCTAAGACTACTAAAGTTGAAACTGTTTCTGTACCGGCTGTAGAAGTTGTTGATTCTACTACAGTAGATTCTGCAATAGCTGAGTAATTGAAGTTTAAAACCTTCAGAAGTAAAAGACTTGGGATTTCTATCTCAAGCCTTTTTGGTTATAAATAGACTGATTCCAGAAACAAGTCTGAAAATGCTGTTGACTGATTTAAAACAATTTGTGATTGATGAGATTACTGTAGGTGGTGCTTTACCTTTGAAACTCTCTGACAAAGAACTTGAGCGTATCATCACTAATGAAACCGAAATGGTCTACAGTTTGTACAGGGAAGCGATTACGAATCGGTATGTCATCTTACCTTATAGTTTATTCAGGACAAGCACATTCCGCCAAAATAGGACGTTCCAGCTACCTTCTTGCGTAACAGGAATTGCAGACCTTAGAGAGATGAAATCGAATACAATGTTCTTTGGACTTGAGACCGGTGACAGGGACATTACCTTTGAGAAAGCTCTTCAAGCAGACATATGGATGAACATAAATGGTGGAGACTTGATTGCAGCTAAAACTATCCAATGGTCTATGTGGGACCAGATGAAGAACTTCATCCTTAAAGATATCCAATTCAAGTTTAATCCGAATACTCACCGACTTCTGATATTAGGTCATGACCCTCAGAACAATGTCTTTATAAACATGTTTGTCAAAGTTCCAGACAATGAGTTGTGGGAAGACCCATGGGTTAAGAGGTTCATATGTGCTAAAGCTAAATCTCAGATGGCAAAGAATTTAGGTTTGTTTACCACAACTTTATTAGGTGGAACCCAAGTCAACTACCAGTTACTTCAGACAGAAGCAGAGAATGACTATAAAGAATGTAAAGAGTTCTTTGATAAGACAAATGTACCAGATTTTTTCTTAGACTTTCCTTAATTTGGTCATTATCACCCAGTTATACAAAATGTTAAAATGGATTCTTAGTTAATAGGAATCCATTTTTGCTATATAATGTTTGTTGATGTTCCACTTAAAACAAAAAATCATGAATGAATATAAGAAAAAATTATTCTCTGTAGCTTTAGATTTAGCTATACAAAACAACAAGTATAAAGTAGATACGATTGTTCCAAGCAATGTATGTCCTGGTTCTATAGCAAAAGAGTTTCTAGAGATTATAGTAAACCACTTTGACAATGAAGGTCAAGTTGTAGAGATTATCAATAAGTGTACTCAAGACATTCCATTTCATGAAAGAGGAAAAGAAGATTTCTACTTGATAACTTTAGCTGCAAAAGTTCTTAAAGAATATCTTTATATCAAAGTAGCCGAACATCATCCAATTATCAATAACTACAAGAATAAACCCTTCTTCACTGTCAAGCTTGACTTTATAGAAGGACCTCATGATTTAGAATATGTTTCTATAATCATGAATAATTTTGTTGACATTTTCTTTAATGACACTCTTAAAGAATTTTGGGCCAAGTCATTAAAGACTTCTAACTTTTTCATCACATCTGAATTGATTAATCAATTTTATAGAGAGAACCTTATGTATAATGCTATGACTGATGAAATCAAAAAGATGTTCAAAGATACAACATTTGATAACTTCTCTAAAGAGCAGCTTTTCAAATATCCAGATTTTATCCAATTTAAAAAAGCAAGCTATGTCTTATAAACACCAATTTCTTTCTAAGATAGAATGTAAGAAAATTCTGTACATACCAATCATATCAATGAGAAGTTATGAAGATAATCTTTATGACTTGACTTGTGATGGTAATGTAAATAGATTCATATCAAACTTTCTTGATATTCCTAAAGATGTCAAGTATGAATGTTCTATTTTGTTACCTTCTAGTCTAAGTACAACACCAGAAAGTCAGGACTTGATAAAGAGATTTGTAAAAGAAACTGATAATAAAGTTTTCATTATCAATATGATAGCTTATCCAAAAGGTGGAGCTAGTCTGCTTAGAGATATGAATGGAGCTTTAGATATTTTCAAATATATCCAGACTGAATTTGAAAGCTATGATACTATCATCTATGAATCAAACATGCTTGGTGCCCTTATTGAAGGAGTAAAACCTAGATATGGATTCAAGACAATTTACTGGTGTCCAGTTTCAAAGACTACGGAAATCAATCCAGAGTTTTTGAGAAAGTATGAGAAAGTAGATTTAGAGTTAGTTACTAAGTCAGATACTACTTGGGTAGCTTCTGCAAATCAACTTGAGTATTTTCAAAATTATCTTAATAAGAATTGTAAACAGAAAGTTTACAATGTTAATCTGGTTACAAATCTTATAAATCCAAAACTTAAGATTTTTGAATTTAAAACCAATGCTTGGATTCTTTCACAAACAGATTATCTTATTTCAGAAGGCTATAAGCTGATATTCTTGCCTTTCAGACTTACTGATTCAGGTTATCATCTTAACACTATAGTGAATGATATCAAGACAGTCTCAAGGGCATTTGGAATCAAAATATGTGTGCTGTACTCAGACCCAAATGATTCTGGAGTCTTGGAAGAAGAATCTAAGAAAGCTGGTGATTTGATATTCAGAAAGATTCCTAAGTCTAGAGAAGTGTATTATACAATGTTAAGAGATGTAGATTGTATCATACCTTATCTTGATGATATGGACAATATTTTGCATGCTTCTGTCTTTGAGTTCATGCATTTTAACTCTAAAGTAATATACTTAAAAAACAAGTTCTATATCCTTAACAAGAAATATGAGATAAGTTCATTAAACGAATTTGAAGGAAGTCTTTATAAAGCTCTGTCTGAAAAGAAATCTAACTTATTCATCTTTGAAGGATTCGACCGTATTGGTAAAGATTCTATATTGGAAAGATATAAAGAAAGTTTTGATGCTATAAGAGGTCCAAGAGATAATGAAGTCTATATCCAACATCCTCAGAATCTTCCTAACTATAGAGAAAGTCCTGAGAAGTTTGCTGCTTGGCTTCTAGATTATCTGAAAGAACAAGCAACTGACCTGATTAACATATCTAAGTGGGTTAATAATGTATTGATGACTAGGTTGTTTGTTTCTGATTATGTTTATGGTCATTTGTTCAATAGAGTCCAAGTTGCAGAGACAGTTAGAAGAACTTTATCTCGTTATTTTGAATTTCATAATGTAGTCATGTTATGGAAGAACTTTGATGAGTATGTCAAACGAGTAGATTCTGTAGAAGAGATTCTAGAATATGATGAAAAAGAATTCAACGAGATTCAGAATTTATATTTGAAAGCTTTGTCAATAGAAGAAGGAACTCATCATATAATTGATAACATTGACAATGACATGTCTAAAGAAGACATTTACAATATAGTCAACGAAAAAATTGAAAATTCACTATGGGAGTAAATCAGGAAATCACTCAAGAAAAGAAAATCAAAGAGATGTTCAAGCTTTTTTTTGACCTTAAAGAAAGCAAAGAGTTCAAAGAACTATTCAAGTACAAGAATGAGATATTAAAAAATGGTATTATATTTTCAGGTATAGGCAAGAATTGGTATATTTGCGAAAAAATTACTAAAACATTTTTGTCTATGGGAATTAAAGCTCAGTCACTTGACCCTATACATGCACTACATGGAGACCTTGGCATGGTTACAAACCAAGTCATAATCTTCATTTCTCGAAGTGGAACTACTGAAGAGCTTATCAATTTAGCTAAGGTCCTTCAAGGTCTTAAGAGAAACAATATCAAGAGTCCTATTACTGTAGGTTTCTTCTTGAACAACAAGTTGCCTTATAAGGATTTGTTTGACCATCTTATTGTTCCTAGTAAAAAGTTTCCACCAGAAAAGATTTATGAGTTTGATTCTAAGAATTTAGTGCCATCTTTGTCAATCAATATCCTGCAACTGCTTCTAGATGATTTTGGCATTGAAATTTTTGAGTCAGAACCTAATCTTGTTGAAGGTTACAAATATAATCATATGGGTGGAGCCAATGGAAAGAAACTTGGTTCTGACAAACTTCTTAAAAAATTCGAAGGATGAATTCAGTAAAAAATTTAGTTATTTTAGCAGGAGGAAAGAATACTCGTTTCAAAGAGATGAGTATCTTTCCAAAAATATTATTACCATTTGAAGATGAAGACAGTATCTTGACTTATAATGTCAAGATGTGTGAGAAACTTGGATTGACTCCATATTTAGTAATCAATAAAGATTATGAGAATATGGTCAGAGATTATGTCAAGAACAACCATCTTAATATTAGTATTATAGTATCATCAAATACAAATGGCTCTGCAAACACAATCAAAGAAGTTAAGAAAGAGTTACCAAAGACTAATACATTGTTAGTATGGTCTGATTTAATATTAGACCAAGAGGGTTTTGAAATTCTTATAGACAGATTGAAAACTAAAAGTTCAACTCAACAAGTTATAGTAACTCGTAGAGGAAATTATAGATTTAGAACAACTAGTGTGAATGGATTTACCGAAGTTCTTCCAACCGGAACTAATCCAGACAGTGTTTGTGGAAATATTCCAGGAATTTACTATTACAGTAAGATTCTGTCATTTGGGTATGATGAAGAATTACATCCAAATATGGATTATGTAGAGTACTTAGCATTGGTAGCAGATGATAAGATTACTCTTGGAAGTATTCCTTGGCATGGCTGTTTGACTGAATTCAGAGACTTAGAAGTTTATAAAGAGTATTATCTGAAGAACACAGCAATTCCAAAGATGAAGACAAGATATTTCAATCATATAGACCTTAATGAAGAAAAACATCTTGTCAAATCTTGTTGTAATAAAGACTTCAATCATCTCATAGAGAAAGAGATTGAGTGGTACTCTAAAGTAAAAGACAAGAACTTGAAGTGTATTCCTAAAATTTTTGATATGAATCCAAAGGAACATTATATCGAGATGGAATACCTAGATGGATATGTTCCTGTTCATAGATACCTTTCTCAAGAAAAGGATAAGAGAAGACTTAAAGAGTTCTTTGATTTGTATTTCAAGGCAATTGAAGAACTTCATAATACTCAAGTCAAAGAAGTAGCAAAAGATGATGTTTGCCAGGATTGTACTAAAGAGTTCTATACTAAAGTGTTAGACCGATGTGACAAGATTTCTGGAATGATAGTCAATTATGACAGAGAGAAACTTGCAGAACTTCTTAAGAAAGCAAACCAGATTATCTTAGAAGAAGTCTTAGTCAAGAACTATCCATATGGCAAGTACTATTTCACTCATGGTGACCTAAATGGCTCTAATGTTCTTTATAATGAAGAAACTAAAGATATCAAGTTCATAGACCCAAGAGGATATTTTGGTGAGACTAAGATGTTAGGTCTTAAAGAATATGATTACGCTAAGGTCTTGTACTGTCTTCTTGGATATGACCAATTCAATGATGGCAAGTGTGTCTATACAAAATCTTGGTATCATGCACCTACTAAGCTTATAAAGTTTGGAGACCATATTCCTAAAGAGTTATACAAACCGATTTATCGGATTATGGTAGGCATCATCTATATTGCTTTAGCACAATATATTTCTCAAGACATCTTCAAAGTGAACATTGCTTATGATTTTGGATTTGATATGCTGACTTCAACTATTGAAGATTACGAATTGAACCAAGAATATGAACGATATTTAAAAGAAACTGAAAAATGACATTCGACAAAGAAAACTGGAAACTTGTTTTTAAAGACTATCTGTGGAAACCACTTTTGCAAGACACAAGTGTTCCATATGCTAACATGAAAAAGATTATAGTGTCTGATTGTGATGGAGTTCTTACAGATGGAACTTCTGAGATTGGATATGACACTTGTGGAAATATCAGAAAGATTTCAAAGACATATGGAGCTTATGACAAAGAAGCCCTTAGATTCATGCAGAAACTTAATTGGGACTTCACGTTTGTTTCTGATGATATTGAAGGCTTTCCTATAACAAAATACAGAATAAACACATGGTCTGCTAATGTTGAAGTTCTGAATAGAGATTCAGAAAGCAGAAAAGACTTGATTGATTATTATGCTCATAAAGGCTATGAGATTATTATCTTCATTGGGGATTCAGTCACAGACTTAGAAGTTCTTTATAGTAAAGCTTTGAGTGCTTTTTATGCACCACAAAATGCTAGTTGGGTAGTTAAGAATCATCCTCAAGTTATATGTCCTACAAGTAAGATAGGTGGTCAAGGAGCTTTTGCTGAGATTCTTTATTCTATTCACTATTCTTATAAAAAAGAACATGGAACGGAAGATAATCGTTTTAGTGAACCTCAATAGAAACTTTAACTATAGAAATTAGGAAGAAATATGATTAACAGATTTAAAGTAGGCTGTAACTTTGATTTAGCTTTAATTGACAAGTGCAAAGAACTGAATGAGAAATATAAAGATAAAGGTCGTATTGTAGAATTCTTTGGTTCTGATTATGACCATCAAGAATTGACAGCAAGACCTGGTTTTCGTCTTCAAAAGATAACTAAAGAGTATTTTGAAGAGTACATCAAGAAATCTTTAGAAGCTGGTATTGTGTTTAACTATGTAATGAACAGTCCATTCCCATATCTGACTAAAGAAGAGCTTGTCAATCATAAAGAAGAAATTCAAGAATATGTCAAATGGTTAGAGTCAATTGGAGTTTACAGAATCACAATTGCAAATCCATTAATGGCTTTGATTATCAGAGAAGTTTCTAATATTGAACTTGAAGTAAGTACTATTTTGAATATTGAGACGGTAACTCAGCTCAAGTATTATCATGATACCTTCAAGATTAATAAGTTCTGTTGTTCAGTAAACAAGAACCGAGATTTCAAATTCTTGAAAAATGCAGCTAAGTACTGTAATGAGAATGGACTAATCCTGGAAAATTTGTGTAACGAGTTCTGTTATGTAAGTGGAAATGACCACTCTGCAACAGCTTGTCCATATCGTCAGTCATGTTATATGTGTCATGCTGGTAATAGAACTAAAGAACAGGCTTTGTTATACAACAACTATCCAATGCAGTACTGTATGTCTTCCAGAAATTCAGTAGAGGAAGGTTGGTTGAAATCAAGATGGATTCGTCCAGAAGACTTACATTATTATAATGATATAGGTATAGATTACTTTAAAGTTTCTGGTAGAACCGGTACTACTGAATATATTTCTACAGTTATTGAGGCTTATATGGCTCAGAAATTTGAAGGTAATCTCATAGCTCTCTGGAAACCGCTTGAATCAATTTTCTCAGAAAAGAAAGAATCTGAACACAAATTGGTTGATTATATTCCAAATGACAAATTAGATGGATTCTTGAAACATTGGGTAGACAATCCAACTTTTGAATGTGCAAATGAAATTTGTGGTCAAACCTGTAAGTACTGTAAAGAGTACTATGAGAAAAATATCAAAGCTAATTCATAAAATTTCTGTTTAAAAATGTTAAAATCCTGGTAAGTTGTGAAACTTATCAGGATTTTTTGTACATTTGCAGTATAGAAATTTAAAAGTGAAGTGATATGTTGAATTTTGATAATGATAATAATGTTGAAGATAGAAAATTCTATTTGGATTTAGAATCTCTGAAATTGAGAAAGTTTTTAGAGAAAGAAATCAATTATGGAATTTTTGGAACTTCTGCTCCTACTGTCTCTATCAAACAATATTATGATGAAAATAAGAAGGATTACAAATTGATGTTATTGTTAGATTCTTCAAATTCAATATATGGAGAGGATTCAAAATTAGTTATTATCAAAAGAGCAAATGAATTTGCTGAAGAGTTAAAAGATGCCTTTAGTGAAGTTGGTCTTGTCATATCAGACATTATTGATTTAGATGTTCGGTTTACTGAAGATGAATTAAGCTTCTTACCAGATAAGATAAAATGCAATAAAATGAATATCAATTATTTTACTGGAGCTAGTAAAAATACTAAGAGCACTTCACTATCATTTTTAGAAAACAAGGAACTTAAGTTCTATACTATTAGTAGTCAAACTCCAAAAATGCACATCAATGCAGAAGTCATAACTGATTTTACTCCTAAATTTAAAATAGGTAATAATATCCATATTAAGTTAACTATATATGATGACCAATTACCTAGCACTATCGAAGAATATGAATCTATGTTTATGCCTTATGCTGAAATAACTGATAGTTTAATGATTGAGGTTAAACCAGACAAAGCATTTGAAATCTGTGGTTCTTTACCTTATAGGTTTTCATTATATGATGCACTTGAATTTTATATCAGTCAAACCTATAGAACTACTCAAGGTTATTTCAACCAGGTTCATAATGACAAAGAACTTAGGAAAACATTGTTATTAGAAAATTTGATTAAACTATATAATAAGGTAAATGAGAAATGACACTAATTAGATTACCAAACAGTCCATAGGAGACATAAATAGAGCACAAAGCGAAAATATATTTTACATACAAATATGCGTGGTGTTCTTAAAACAAAATTTAAAGGAACGACTTACAAATTAGAAGGTAATGTTTTCAATATTAATGAATCAGCTAACACTTGCTCAATGAAATTGTCGGATGGTTCTGTTGAACATAATCTACCTTTCAATAAAGTTGACTTGATGAGTAATAGTGGAAGAAGTGCATTGCATGGTTCTAGACTTAATGAAGGAGTTTGGGGTGCTGCTGCAAGATTTCTTAAGGTTGCTTTCAAGAAAGTAGGTGGATATCTTCTTTCTTTCATCAATGGAAAAGTTGCCCCTGCTATTTCTCCTATCATAACAGCTTTGGCTTTTGATAAAGGTGAACTTAATTCAGGTATTGTAGTCATTCCTTCAGAATCTTCTAGAGATTTCGCCGCAGAACAAGGTATCAATATTGTTGGTGGCTCTGCTGATGACATTCAAGAAAATGAAGATGCCTTAGCAAATGATGTTGAGTCTATCAACAGCTTCTGGAATGAAGTTATGGCTAAAGAGAAATCTGGAGAAGATTTGAAAGAGAGTTTTAACCAGGTTCTTTTTGACAGACAAGAAAGAATCTATGAGTCTAAACTTGGCATTGCTGAAAAGCTTGGTGCCGCAAAATATTACCAATTGTTCGAAAAATATTCTCTTGAGGCTAATGAAGCCACAAATATGCCTAACAGAAACTATGACCAAGTAAAGAAAATGGTCATGAGAGCATATTATGAAAGAATCACTAAAGGTGATGATGCTAAAATGCGTCCTATTATGATTTGGGGAGCTCCTGGTATCGGTAAGACATCAATCATTAAGGATTTGATTCGTGAAATGAATGAGACCTTGAACTTCCGCGGTGCAATGATTGAAATTGATGCAACATCAATCAATCCTGATGACTTCAGTTTGCCTGCTATTGATGTTGACTCTAACGTTGCTAGAGATATTCCTAAGACTTGGTTCCCTGCTTACAAGGTTTCTCAAGACAAAGCTGAGAATGCTAAGTTAGATGCTATTGCAAATGGTGCTATAGGAGAAGATGATGACAGAGCTGCAGGTGGTATTATCTTTATCGATGAGTTCTCACGTATCCGTAAAGCTACTATGCAGGTTCTTATGAAGTTGGTTGACCAACGTTCTATCAATGACTTGAAACTTGGTTCTAAATGGCTGATTGTTTGTGCAGGAAACCGTGAAGAAGATATGGGTGGTGACTCAATCAACTGGCAGATGGCTTGGGGTTCTCGTTATATTAACGTCAACTATGTTCCTGATTTTGAACATTGGGTTGAATGGGCTCAAGAAGCTGGTGTTGAAAAAGATATCATCAAGTTCTTGAAACTTAACACTGGTCTTTGGTATGACTTGCAAATCAGAGATGAACAGACTAACTTTGCTAATCCTCGTACATGGAAATCTTTGTCTGATAATATCAAGGCTGAAAGAGACCTGAACAGAGCAATGGGCTTGAGAAACGTAGAACCTTCTGATGCTGACAAAGTTGCTCTTGCAGCTGATACTGTAGGTAACAGAGCTTCAACTGTTCTTCAAGGATACTACAAACTTCAAAGCAAGTTCAGTCCTGAAATGGCTAGAGATGTCTGGACACATGGTGATGAAGTAGATGTAACATTCAAGCTTGACCCACCTACAGTTCAAGGAGCATTTGAAACTATTTTGGATAATGCACCTGAAAATATCACTCAAGACAACATTAAGAAACTTTACGATTTTGTAGACAAAGTTCTTGTAGAAGCTAACAATGATGCTATGTTGAAAGCTCTTACTGATATGATTAACAGATATATCTTTGACAACTATTCTGGTAAGACATCAGTAAATGATATTGAAAAATGGATTCTTGCTGCTCATCAAAGAATTTCAGCTCGTCTGAAAGAACAAGGCAAGAGTGCTAGAGCTCAAAAACTTTAAAAAGTGTTTGAAGATGAAAGTCAAAAGATTTGATATCAAAAAAGAAGCATCCTCTATCAATGAGGATGCTATTTTTGGTGGTCAGAAGACTGCCAATCAAAAAGTGGCTGATTCTCCTAATGCTGTTCTTAATTCTGATGAAGCTGTTGTCATAGGTCCTGATGGGAAGACATACAACATGCAAGGAATCAAAGAGAATGTGAAGTTCATCTATACTGCTATAGTTAGAGAATATCCTGCACTCTCTTATTTCATTGCTATGCTTGAGCCTGTGTACACATTCGATGTTCCTACAATGGCTACTGATGGATTTAACATCTACATCAATCCATTCTTCTATGTCAAACTTCAGTCTATTGCACCTTATCTAGCTCCAACATATGTAATCTTGCATGAGTTGTACCACAATCTTCTTTGTCATACGAAACGTGAGAAAGAAAGAGGCGGAGAATTTCCAAATCATAGAAAGTGCAATTATGCCCAAGATGAGGAAATCAACAATATTCTTGAAGAGCAAGACCCTGGATTCAAAGGTCTGACTGCTAAAATTGGTGGCATCTGTGACTATGAATATAAAGGAATGATATGGGAAGACATCTATCCTTTATTGAAGGATGAAGAGATGGAACAACCACCTACTCCAGGTAATGGTAAAGGAAACCAACAAGGTTCACAAGACCAAATGGGCAATGGGCAGAATCACCAAAGTGGACAAGGAGAAGGTCAAGACCAGCAACAAAGTCAAGATGGTCAAGGACAAGGTCAGCAATCTCAAAGTCAACAAGGACAGCAAGGTCAAGGACAGCAAGGTGGTCAGATAGGACCTCAACAAGGTCAAGGAAATCAGATAAGTCCAGGAACTGGTGTACCTGACACTACTCAGCAAGGAAGATATTCTGATGTTCTTTCTAGAGCTGAAGGAGAAAAGATTGCACAGAGAGCTGGGAAACCTTATACTGATGAACAAAAGAATGAGAATGCTGATTCTATTTGGGAAAAAGCTATCTCAGGAGTAAATGGTCAAGAATTGTCTAGAATGCCTGCAGGACCTAATGGGACAGGATTGTACTCTACTATCAAGAAAGTGATTGAGATGTTCAAGCCAGTCATGAACTGGAAGAAAGAGCTTGAGAAATATATGAATGAAGCTTTCTCTGAAGAAGATGTCAAGTTCCCTCAGAAGAAATACATCTCATCTGGAAGATACAAACGTTATGAGGATGATGTTGAAGATGGTTTGAGAGATATCTGTGTGATGTTTGATGCTTCTGGTTCAGCTTGGAGAGGTGGATACCAAGAACAGTTCTTGACAGAGATAGACAGCATTCTGAAGAAAACTAAAGTTCAGTCAGGAGTAGTAGCACAGTTTGCCGATGGAGTTTCTAAAGAAGGAGTTTTCAACTTCAAGAGAAAATTACCTAGAGAAGCATTTGAAATTAGGATTACCGGTGGTACTAACTATAACAAGGCACTTACCTGGGCTAATGATTACTTTAAGAAAAAACTTCCTGGCGTGGTGATAATCCTTACAGATGATGGTATCTATGATGAAGATTTGTCTAAAACACACTTCAAGTGGATGGATAAGAGATTGATTTGGGTAGTGATTGACTCATCTAACGACTCAGAAAAAGCTAAAAAGGCTATACCTTATGGTAAAGTTCTTGTAATACCTGAAAAATTATTACCACATTAAAATAAAAAGAGGTCTGCTTTCAACAAGTAGACCTCTTCTTTTTTGGTAAGTAAATTATATCTCTTTCCTAATCATTTTGGATTTTTTCTATAAAATCAATATTCATTAACTTTAAAATTTCCTACAGTGGTTTCAAAGATTTTATGCTATTATCATGGTGTTGACAATGATGGCTTCTTTAGTGGTGGTCTCGTCAAATACTTTTCAGAAATAATGTACCCAAATGCAGAAATAACTCTAAAGCCTTGGACTTACTCTAGAGATGAGCCTAAGTTGTCTAAGCTTATAGGTTATGACCAACTTTACTTAGTTGACTTACATTGGTCTAATGAGTTGATGTATATGCTCTTTGAACATTATCATCAAGACTTCATTTGGATTGACCATCATATCTCTTCTATAGATGAGTTCTATAATTGGTTCCATAATCCAGAGAATATGGAGGTCAACAAGCATCTTGCATTTGCAGATGATGATTATAGAAAACCTGTTCATCTTACTGGTATCCAGTCATGTGAGTACTCAGCTTGTCGTAATGTCTATAGGTACTTCAAATATCTGATTCGTACAGAAGATTGTCCTTTGTTCCAATTAGCTGAATCCAGTAAGAATGAAAGAAGCATACCGATTAAGTATGGTCTTGCCCCAAATGATTATAAGATTCCATTGTGGCTTTATTTTATTTCAACTTATGACAATTGGATGCGTTCTGAAGATAGAGAGTTCTGGGACATTTATCTTTTAAATTATGAACAATGGGCTAGAAACAGGTTCCATAGTGCAGAAGAAGCTTACTATTATATTGATTGGTGGTTGAAGACTTTTAGAGATTTCAATATCATTCTTTACAACACTGATGAAGTCAATAAGAACATAGAGTCTGGAAAGTTCTTGTTAGATTACCAGCAAGAGAAAGATGATAGAGATGCTAGAATCTCAGGATGGACTCAGATAGTCAAGACTGATGATGGTAGAGAATACAAAGCTTTTTTATTGAATACTCAAAGAAGAGGTTCTGCTATCTTCAAGAACATCAAAGATGTAGACACTTATGACTTGTTCATTCCTTTCTATAGAGACAAAGAGAAATGGAATTATTCATGTTATAGTTTTAAAGACGACATATACATTCCAGGTTTGTACTTCAAAGGAGTGAAGTTCAATGGTCATGCTAAGGCTAGTGGATGTCAGTCTAAAGAGTTTTTGTTTAACTCTGAGATTTAAGAGAGGAATATAGATAGAGTTGTTAGGTTTAATTTTTAAAAGATGAGTAAAGGGTTATATCCAGGAAATTTTTCTATTTTTCATGATGGTCATGCATCTATAGTTGAGAAGTGTCTTAAGATAAAAGACATTACTAAACTTCATATCATTATCTCAAATAAAGAAAGAGATGGAATAACTCCAGAGACCTCTTTTGACTTTATCTACTCTTTATATAAGAACAATCCTAGAGTCGAAGTTTCTATATCAGAAGATGCTAGTCCAATAAAGACTTGTTATGGAATTGTTAGCAATGCGGCTAAAGGAGATTTCTTTATGGTCTCTTCTGATAAAGGTAATGACTATGATAGAGTTGAACAATTTGTAGAAGCTTTTTCCGAACATGGACGTTACTATAATCCTAAGGTCCATGTTCTGAATTGCCCTATTAAAATAGATGCCCTTTGTTACAAAGACCGTTCTGATAGGTACAATGAAACTCCAATCTCTGCTTCTGTAGCTAGAAGAGATGTAAAGCTTGACAACTTTGAAAACTTCAAGACTAACTTCCAAAACATTATAGAAAAGTATGACATATCTGAGAAAAAAATTAGGACTCTATTTAACAAACTTAGAAATGAGATTAAGGTGGATGCTGTATCAGAGTCGACCTTACATCGAAATATTCAAAGCAAATACGGGAACGTTCTAGACTATCAAGAACTTAAAGAGGCTTTGATATTTGATGAAGAAGATAATTCTTTAGACCTTGATATGCTTAAGTACAGACAGAAAGAAAGAGTCTGCAACTTCTTTAATGTCCTAATTAGGATATTAGATAATGGCTTTATAAAAAATCAAAACATGACTATTTTTAGTCGTATATCAGAAAGTATTCTTGCTCCAGTCTTTTCTATAACCTATAGAAAATTCAGTAAAGGAAACAAATGGCTTAAGATATATTCAAATTTAGAGAACTATAAGATAGAACCTTTCAGAGAAGATGGTTCTTATAAAGATGAAGATGTCTTCAGAACTTTATGGTCTCAATTGACTGATTACGATTTAGCAGACTTTACCCAGAATGCTAAAGAATTCTTGTATAACTTGAAAAGAAAAGTCATGAATCTTTATACTCCAGAAGAAATTCCTGAAGGATTTTTGAAATTAAAGGAACTTCTGACTGAAATCATAGATGAAGGAGAACCGACTTTGAATGAGGCTTTTGACTTTGATAGTGAAGACCCTGATATAGACCAAGAAGTTTCTAGCAATCTTAATAACATCAAGAAAGACATCTTTTTGAAGAAAATCTTAGTAGGAGAAGAAAAACAGTACTCTAATGATTTGTTTTCTTCTTATAGAAATGGAGACAATGTTGATACTGATTCGCCAGTCACTAAATTTGTTTTCAACAATTTCAATTTTCCTAATAATAGTCCTCAAATTATAATATCTACTAATGCTCTTGTAGAAGAATGTAAGAAGTATGCTCTCGCAGCAATAAAAGAATATACAGTTCAAGCCATTAAAGACAAGCTTACTTGGAGATTCTTAATGCCTCATATCAAGTTTGAAGGATTCTTCAGAAAGGATGATGTTCTTCAATGTTGCAGATTGATAGCAGATTTCTATACTTGGTACAAATTACAGATACCTACTCAGATGGGTTCTATCTTTGGAATGCAATATCCTAGCATCTGGATAAAGTTTATTGATAGAGATGATGATTATGCTACGTATATTCAAGATAGAGAGTTTGATGAGTACTTCAAAGACCCAAATGCAGAGTTTGGGTTAGTACCAGTGAAGTTGAATGAAGCTTTTGATTTTGATAACTGAGAAGATTTTTAAAAATCAAATTTTTAAATCACAAATGGAGCTTTGTCATATAATCAATATGACAAAGCTCCATCTTACATATTACACTTCTTACTATGCTAACTACAAGAATATCCCAAAAGATTTCTTATGTGTAGGCATATCTAGGTTCGTCCCAGAGACATTTAAATATTCTAACTATAATAACTTCATCTGGAATAAAGACAATTTCCTAGCGCCGTCTATTCAACTCTTGTCTGATATCAAGAACAATAAGATAGATGAAGATGAATATTCAAAGAGGTATATTACCGAAGTCCTTTCAAGAGTACAGTCTTATACTGGATTTGAAACTTTAGCTGAATGGTTAGTTTCTTTTGACAATGAATTAGCTCAACAACAGACTGAATGGAAAGCTGTAGTTTTTATGTGTTATGAAGTTCCTTCAGATTTTTGTCACCGGCATCTTCTCAGAAAACTTTTCAATAATTATTATAAAATCCCAATAGAAGAATTAGTGTTAAACAAAGTTAATGCAAAAACAACTAGTGCTCTTTTTTAGTACATTTGCAAAAAAAAGAAAAATGATTGAAGAAAAAGAAAAAACAAATTTAGAACTTCAGATTGAAGACCTTAAGAAAAGAGGTTACTTTGACATACATGAAGTGCTTCCTAAAATATTTTGGGAAGTTGTTCATCATTATCTTTTTAGGGATACTAAGTTTGTATCTAAAGAAGAAAGATTCAAGTTTGCTAAAGACTATCTAGTGAACTCAGAGTTATTCAAAGAGATAGACATATATGGAGCATGGGATTATACTCCAGATGGTTCTGAAGAGACTGAACATTTTCCTGATTGGCAAGCTTCTTTCTCTTGTTCTATAAATCCTGAATGGCAGTATGGAATTTGGGTCAACTATGAAGCTAAAGAGAGGCCAGACCATCTTTATACTATCTTCGCTCAACACAAGTGGTGTATTGATAAGTTCAAACCTAGTTATTCAGAATTCTCTTATACTATAACATTAGGAGACGTCATTGACAATTGTGTTCTTGAAGAAAATGGTTCATTATCTTACAACTTATATGACCTAGTCAAGTTCATGATAGGAACTTCTCATAGAGCTATTTCATATTGTTTTTATAGTGGAGCTTATTCTATTGGTCATAATTATTATAAGAAATATTGGTCTGACAGATTCTATTATACAGTTAAGAAACCTTTATACAATTGGTTTAAAGACAAAGCTTGTAGAACTCTTTGCAAAGTTCTTGTTTGGTATGGCAATAGGTCACCTTATGTAGAAAAGGTAGAGTTCAGTGCTTTACCTGAGAATTGGTATCCAAGATTTGATATTAATTATATTCTGAAAGACGGATTGTCTGATGATGACTATGCTTATCACTATCATAAGTACTATATAAAAGGACTTATGAAGAAAGACCTTTTTGATGAGATTCGGCAGAATTTTAGAAAGAGAGAACCAGATGGTTCTCTATCCAGACCATATTATTATGTTCCTATTGCTGAGTAAATGAATTCTTTAGGAACCTCTAGAATTGATAAATATCCCAAAGCGTACAAATGCTTTAAAATAACATATGGCTTTAAACAATAAGAAAAAGATAACTGAGTCAGAAGACATTGTTGAACACAGTGCAGATTTAGTTTTTGAGATTTATACTTCTGATATAGCTGAACATGGTGGTTATACTGGAAGTTTCAATGCTTTGGCTAAAGAGATTTCTGACGCTGGTCTTCAGATTACTGGCAAAAGAGATTCTAATGGAACCAAAATGATTATCACTGCATCAGGACCTGAAGAATGTGAAGCTCTTGAATCAGTTCTTACCGATAATGGTTTAGAACCAGATTTCGTTGATTTTGTGATGAACAATCCTTTGCAACATGATGGAATGAATTTTGAACAAGCTGAAGAATCATTTGAAAGTGTTAAATCTCCTTTCCTTCGCTCTAAGATTTTGGAATCTGTTAAAGGCGATGGTTGTGGATGTGATAAGCTTGATGAAGGGTGGAAAGATTTCCGTCCAATGAACAAAGAAGGATATTCAAGATTTGGAAAGGTTCCTCGTCAATCTAAAGGTTATGACGATGAATATCCTGATTTCGTAGGTGAGTCTAGAGTTTTTGAATCATTCTCTAAAGCACAAAGAGAGAAAATGGCAGAAGAAGGTCTTGCTATGAAAGATGGTTCATTCCCTATTAGAAACAAGGCTGACTTGAAGAAAGCTATTCAATCTATTGGTCGTGCTAAAGATGAAGCTAAAGCTAAAGCTTGGATTAAAAAACGCGCTAAAGCTTTAGGTTGCTCTGACATGATTCCAGAAGAATGGTCTAAGAAGAAAATTAATGAGTCTTACGAGGCTATGCCTGGTGAATACTATGTTCAGATTGTTCTTGAAGAATATGATGGACCTGAAGAAGAAGCTCTTTTGAAACAAATTTCTAGAGAAACTGGTCTTATACCTAAAGCAATCAGTGCTGATGGACTTAATAGTTCTGGATTCATTGTTGACAAACGTACTGCTGACAAGATTGCTAGAGCTTATGGTATTGATTCTCTTAATGTCTTCCAATTTGTAGATAGTAATGTTATGCAAACTGAAGATGGACAAGAAGTCTATGTTGATTTCATTTCTGAATCCAAGAAAGAAACTGGTTCTGAATTGAATGAAGGTTTTGGAGAGAATGTAGGCAACTACTATGTTCAGATTGTTCTTGAAGAATATGACGGTCCAGAAGCAATGGAAATGCTTGATAACATTGCTAAGAGATTTGCAATGAGTCCTGTAACAATTCAAGCTGATGGACTTATCAGTAGAGGTTTCATTACTGACCAAGCTACAGCTAACAGAATTGCAAGAACATATGGCTTAGAACCTGAAATGGTATTTGAGTTTGTTGACAATGATGTCATGCAAGCTACTACAGGTGAAGAAGTCTATATTGACTCTATTTCTGAATCTAAGAAACCTAAGACCACATTCAAAGAACTTTACGAAGCTAAGAAGGATAAAGAAGAAAAAGTTTGCTCTCCTTTTGGCAAAGTGAAAGTCAATGGAAAGAAACTTTGTGAATGTGGTAAAGGTGAACTTCGCCAGATGTTGCGCGAAGCTAAGCAAGAATTGAAGGAACTTAAGAAAAAAGAAAAATCTTTAGGTGAATCTGCTTCTAAAAGAGACAAGAACAAACTTGCTACTTCAATCAAGAAAGCTGAAAAACTTTGTGAAATCTTAGAAGAAGAAATCAAGTTCAATCCTAAAAAAGCAGGTGCTGTAAATGAAGCTCAGACACTTTGGGCTGAATTCACTAAGTGGGCTAAGCTTTATGAAGGTGAAGATGATGACAAAGAAGAGGAAGAAAAACCTGCAGATGAAGAAACCCCTGATGGTGACGAAGATTCTAAGAAAGAAGATGATGCCGAAGAAGCAGAACTTGAAGCTATTGTTCTTACTGTAAAAGATACTGAAAAAGTTAAGAAGAACCTTATCGATGCCGGTATCCCAGAAGAACATATCGAAGTTATTCCTGACAATGAAGAAGATGAAGAATCTAAGGAAGGAAAACTTAGAATTGATGCGGATGATGCTTTGACACTTAAAGATTACTTGTCAGGTCTTGGTATTGACCTTGAAGAAGAAATCGGTGCTGAGATTGTAGATGATTCTAAAGCTGATGAAGAAGAACCTGAAGAAGGCGAAGACAAGAAAGATGATGACACTGTAGATGATTCTAATATTGAAGCAACTGCTGAAGATATCTTTGGTGAAAAATAAATCGTTTTAGATTTTAATTATATAAGTTAGTGAGGATGATTTAGTTTCATTCTCACTAATTTGTTTTTAGACATATGGGCAAAAAAGAGAAATTAAATGATTTTGAGGAAGAGATGTTGTTTGGTGCCATCAGGTATTACATGGGCCGACAGACAATTGTAAGTGCAACTTTCCCTGCAGGTTTTATTAGGGAACGAATCTATGAAAGAGTTTCAAGACATACATTAAGCATTATTATTAGAGACTTAGAAGACCATTTGAGAATGTTCAAGGCATTTGGTTCTCTGGAGATTGATGACAAATATTGGAAGAAGCTTCTTTCATTCTTAAAAGGATACTTGAATGGCTTCAGAGAAGTTCATTTGATTTCAGGTGAAATCTGTAAAGTCTTTGAAATTGATTTTCAGGACAGAGGTGAGCAAGTTCATAGAGTTTATCCTGTTGAAGAATATATTAATTATCCTGAAAGGGAAATAGAATTGTTAATTGAAAAAACTTTAGAAGAAAATGAAACAACATAGTGGTCTTTGGTGGTTCTTTGTATTTCCAATTGTAGACAAAATCAATGAAATCAAAGAGTATGGATTTAAGCTTTATCTGTTCAGAAGATTTGTCAAGTCCTGGCCTTCTGATAAGATTATCAGAAAGTTTGTCAATAAAGAATTCAAAATCATAGGTGAGAAAACACCTAAGGGATATAAAGATTGGTATGAGTATCTTGTAAAGACTAAGAACCAAGATTGGCTTAATACATATAAGTTCAGTACATATGAACAAGAGAATGAGCTTAAGATGTGGTTCTATAAAGTTATGAAGTTGCACAACAACTCATATTGGTTCCCTGGAGATTCTTATGTGTACAGGTCTTGGGCTTGGATATCTTTACAATATGGATTCTCTTTCAATTTCAAACCTGACTTTGATAAAGCAACTTCAATTAATGACTTGCCTCATAAAGAAGCTTTATGGTACAAGATTCTGGCAAAGCTCTTTGATATGAATGAAGACTTTTAATTTTTGTTAATGGATTTCTGAAATATGGAATCCATTTTTGTTTTTAGAATATAATTTGCATGGCAGTAACTAAAGAAATAATCCAAGAACAATGTATGGAATGGGCTAAGAATCATTTTGGTTCTAACTTCCAATTCAGAAAATATCAGCTTGAGACTATAGTTGATTCAGTCTACAATGTTTTAGAACCTGACATAAAGTGCCAAGTAGTTGAAGCACCTACAGGTTCAGGCAAATCAAATGTAGCTATAGTCTCATGTGGTGTTCTCTGGTCTTATTATAAGAAACGTTCTTATATTCTAGCTAGTGACTTAGGACTTATAGACCAGTATGCTCGAGATTTTGAGAAGTACAATCTTAATTGGGGTGTCATAAAAGGTTCAGAGAACTATATGTGCATTATGAACAACATGTCATTCAAACAAGGAGATTGCAAGATTCATAACATCTCATATAAGACTCTTATGAATGATTTTGAAGCTTCTAAAGCTGGTTATGATTGTGCTGCAACTTGTGAATATATCATGGCTCGTAAAAGAGCTATGCAAGCTCCAGTCACACTCATGACCTATGCATTTTGGCTTATCCAAAGGAATTCAGTAGCACCTTTATATGCCGCTCAAGGAAGACCTGAAGAGGCTCCATTTGAAAAAAGAGATTTCATAGTTTGTGATGAGTGCCATAAGCTTGGAGAAATTGTACAGGAACAATATTCACCTAAGATAGATTCAGAGAACAATAATAAGATTCTAGAGTTACTTAGTTTTGCGCAGGCGAACGGATTGAGAACAAACTCAATAACTATATCGGATTTTAATAAAGCCGCCTATAACATCTCTATTTCGTCTGATAATGAGAAACTCTATGAGAATATCAAAGAATATACTAAGCTGACTCAGGTCCTTGCTAACATTAATGCTTCTGTGACGAACATGTGTGTAAGGAATCCAAATCTTTATAATGATAAAGATGTTAGAAAGGTTCTTTATTTAGGTGACTTTGCTAAGACATTACATGATTCTTTGATTGACTACCTTTCACTGATTGACTTTATTGGAAAGGAATGTATGGTCAACAATTGTGACACTGCTGAGAAGATAAAGCTCAATTGCATCTATGAAGATTTTTTAGTCAAGAAGTATTTTCATGATGAATGTGGGAATGAGCTTTTGCTTTCTGCTACTATAGGTAATTCAGATATCTACTCAGCTAATATAGGAATCAAAAGATTGAATATAGTAGAACCTGAAAAGAGGTTCAGATTCAAGAAGATTCCTTCAACATTTGACTTTAGTAGAAGTCCAATTTATTTCTTGCCTAACTATAAGATGAGCTATAAAGAGAAGGATACTAACTTGCCTATAGTCAGTAATCTGATTTATACATTGTGTGACAAGCATATAAATGAAAGAGGAATTGTCCAGACAGGTTCATTTGCATTCAGCAATTATTTGTATGAGAAAGCACCTAAAGAAATCAGAAAGAGACTTCTCATATATAATGATTCGAAAATTAAAGGAGATTTGATATGGGAGTATAAGAACTCTAAGAACAAGATTCTTGTAGGGCCTTCTTTGACAACGGGCATATCATTGGATGATGACTTGTGTAGGTTCTTGATAGTAATGAAAGTTCCTTATTTGAGTTTAGGTGATAAGCTAGTAGCAGCTAAGATGAAGAACTCTCAGTTGTGGTATAGCAATCAGACAGTTATTAACCTTCAACAAGGTTTTGGACGTGGAATCAGGAATCCAAATGACTGGTGTATCAGTTATGTTCTGGATGGGTGCTTTAGTGATTTGTTAAGATTCAATTCTCATTTATTTGATAGAGAGATTTTAGATAGAATTGTTTATCTTCAATAGTAAATGGTATGGCTTTTGAATTTGATAAAGATAATATTGACAAAGACTTTGCTGACCAAGTAAATAGTATCAAGACAGAAATAAAGTTTGAAGATATCTTTTACAGCCCTTATAACAATAGTCAGCGATTCTCTTTAAGACAAGATGGTCCAATTTGGAATCATTTCTTTGGAGAAGAATCTGATATCAATAAGAAGAAATATGACATTTGGGCTGATGATTCTAAATATATCTCTTTACATTATCCAATTTATGATAGTTATATTCCATATCAGAAATATTATCATATTGATGACTTTATACCTTTTTATAATGATGTTTTGCATATTTTGTTAAAACATCCAAATTATAAATTGCTAAAGAAAGAACCTTTTTATTTCATATATCAAGATTATTACTATAAGGATAGGAATAATTTTGAGAAAGTTTATATGAAGACTTTGCACATAACTTTAGAGGTTTACGAAGTAAAAGATGTAACTAAGAAGTGGTTAGATGCTATATCAGGTCAAGAGATAGATGAATTTGATTACTTAATGGAAGTAGGTAAAAAGAAGAATAGTACCTTTGCTCAATATTTACAATCAACTTGGAACAATATTTAAACTATGGCATTTCAAGATTTTTTCGAAGATGATGACTTACAAGAAAGTATCTTAGATAAAGAGTTTGAAGAATCTTTGTCTGAGGTGAAAGCTCAAGTGCTCTTAGAAAAGTTCTTGGATTGCTACTATTCTAATTATCAGAGTTTTAAAGATGAATTTGACTATAAGAAACATGGTAATAGGATTTATGTATATCTTCATGATGGACCTGTAGTTTACTATGATATGGTTGAGAACAAGATAGGTCTGTCTAAAAAGAGAAGTCCTTACTACAATAAAGAATTACCAGAAGAGCTTAAAGAAATTGTCAGTGATGAGTTCATTCTGTTCAATGGCTTTAGCAATATTCTACGATAGATAATGATGTACTATAGTGTTTACCACCATGATAGAATTTAATACTAAACCATATAAAGTAAATGAAGATGTCCAGAGTGCATTGATGGACTCTGACCTTTTGTCTAAAGCTGCTCAGCTCGAAGCTAACAAAGTAGCTGCCAAGAAGATTCTGGATACTGCTACTAAGCAATATAATGACACTTGTCAGCAAATTGACCAACAGATGGTTCAGCTTATAAACACTCAAGCTCAACGTAATGGCCAGAAAGCTAAAGACAACACTAATAATCCTCAAGATGAGAAGATGAAGTCTATTGATGCTAAACCAGAAAATGAGTCTGAAGAATCTTTGAATGAAGATATTGAAGGTTCTGGATTGCATAAAGTATTGTTAGATACATTCTTACCTCAAGTTCTTGGACTTTCTTATAATGACAAGTATATTCAAAAAGTCATTAGTGCTAGTGGTCTTAGATGTTATAATGACAAGGACAATGGACTTACAGTAGTCCTTAGCAAACCAGAAGACTTGGGGACTTTATTCCAGATAATGGAAGACCAATACTTAGATGAAAGAGAGTATGAAGCTCCTATTCTTGAACAACTTCCAGGAGAGTTCACCAGAGCTTTCTATAGTGGCAATTACTAATCTTTAGTTAAAATAGTTTAAAAGAAAGACCTTAGATGAAACACTCTAAGGTCTTTTTTGTTATATTTGTAGTAAACAAAAATAGTGAAGTATGGATTTTGATATAGATGATATAGATGAAAGAACCAGACAATCAGTTTCTGATATGAAAGAATTTGTTTATTTCTGGAAGTTCTTCATGCATATTATAGATTTTCCTGATTATATCTTTAAGGAAGCATTAAACCCTAAATATTCAATCAAGAAAACTATACAGTCAGAACAGACTTTCGATAAATCTGGTCTTTCTGATAAAATAGAAACGCATACTATCTGGGCTTTGTATAATCATGGCAAACATTATTTGACTTATGATTCTATTGACAAAACCTTAGAAGTTACTTTTGAACTTTTAGACAAGCTAAGAGCTTATACTGTGGAAAGAAGTAGAAAATTTAGAGAATTGTTATCCAAAAGAGCAAATGAGTATGGACTACCTTGATGACAACATAATAGACAAAGAATTTGAGAATTCAGTCAAGATGTTTTCCTATGAGAAGAGAGGACTTGAGTTCTTAAAAGCCTATAAAGTCTATGTTATTGATAATGTTCCGGGTTATTCTAAGCTTTGGAAGAATTTTAGTTGGGACCTTGCCTTCTATAGAATTAAGATTATTGACAAAGAAAATCATCTGTTTTGTTATAATCAAAGTTCATTAGGCAGAGCATTTACTATCAATTTTGTAAAAGATATAGTGACAGTCAATCACCATTATGATTTTGTAGGTCAAGAGTTTTTAACTACCGAACATTTAACTAAATTGTGGAGGATTTTACAATGCTAGATTTTGAAAAGGATAAAGATATTTTAGATAAGGACCAATTGCATAAGTATGCTTCAACAATCCAGTATTACAATGCAATGGTTCAAATGTGGAAAACTTTTGTTGATAGAAAATTTGAGTTGAATCAATCTAGTCTTGAAAAGATGTTGATGTTAAAAATTGATTGCCAAACTATCTCAGTTCTTCACAAAGATACAATGACCGTTTCTTTAGACAAAGAAAAGAAAGTTTATACTTTAATCTATGGAGTTCAAAGCAATGCTTTAATTTCTTTTGATGAACTGAACAAAAGCTGGAATTTACATAATTTCTTTACATCTTTATTTTCAGAATATTGGTCGAAAGTTTCATTAGATGATGTTCACTATAAAATCAAACAAATTTTTGAAGATTATGGCATTAGAACACACATACAATGATTTTGATTTTGATAAAGACTTTAAAGACAATTTGTCTCAAATCAAATGTCAGAAGCTCTCTGAACAATTCATGAGAGAGGTTGTTGCTATACCTGAATTAGAGAAAGTTCTTCTTATGAAGAATTCAGGTCAGGATTTTTATCTTGAGTTTGAAGATGAATTTTCTGCTTTTAAATGGAAACCTTCTGAGTTTGTTGGAGGTTATCTGATTCAAACAACTTGGGAGAATGAGCATTATTTCTTTGTTGAAATATTAGACAAGTTCAGTATTTTGTGTGGGCCTTTTCTTAAAGGAATTTTACCATTGATAAAAGATAAAGCTGAGAAGATTTTTGGTAAGTTCAATTTTGTAATTCATTAACTATGGCACTTGATTTTGATAATGAAGATTATGACAAGACTTTTGAGTTCTCTCTAAAATTCTATAAGATTAGAGAAATGGTTCGTAATCATCCAAAGAAAGAAAAAATAATGCTTGAACTTTCAAATCTTAAGCTTAGTACCGATTCAAATATTCAGTTAGTAGATAGAGTTTGTGAATATCCTATTGAGGATTTGAGCTTCAAACTTTCTCTGATTTACATGCTTATAGTAAGTTTTATGGTCAAATTGTATCCATTGAATCTATCTAGTTCAAGAGCTTCACATGACCTTGAATATCTTAATAAACTTCTTGACAAATTCAAATGGTATTATTTTTATGTTGATTCAGAAAAAATAAGAAATGAATATCGTGAATTGAATAACATTCTTATAAAAGAAGCTCAAGCTGATATAAAGTCAGGCAAGTCACATAATGAATTAATAAAACACTGGAGATATAGTTAAAATCTAAAAATTTATGGCACTAGATTTCGAAAATAACAAGTATGATGCTGAATTTGAAGATTCTTTAAAGTTTCTTAAAATCATAAACAATTTAGACTCAGTAGAAAAAGAAGTTGCTAAAAATACTATTAAGATATTTGCTAATCAATATGTTACTATTGATGGTTTTCTTATGGCAGTTTCTATATATGAAGATAATGTGAGGTTTAAACTGACGTTATCTTATATGGCTTTTCTTTATATCATCGAGCATTATAGAATATTGAATGATAGTAAACCAACAAATAAAGAACTTGTTGATTTTCTTAAAGATTTTACTTTCTATCATCCTAAAAAGAAAGTAATTCCAGAATCTCACTGTCATGTTGAGTCTTTTCAAGAACAATATATTGACATGTTCTACATTCTTAAGAAACAAGCTATAGCTGATATTCTTTCTAGTAAATCAGATGAACAAATCTTTAAAGAGTGGCACTATCATCCTGGTTCATAGGAACCCTTTTAATCTCCATATCTTTAGTTACATACTTGACTCTACATTGGTTCTCCACTTGCAGAGTTATTATAGTATCAAAACTAGGCACATTCAATTGGAGCTCAGTCAATAACCTATGGTTGATAGCTTCTATGATTTTAGGAAACTCCATATCAGCAGCAAGCAAAGGCCTTATATAAGAGAACTTGAACTTAGCTGTAATAAGGTATTCAAAGTACAACAGTATGCAAACAAACTCAGAGTTGTTGTCTAACCTAGTCAAGTCTAATGTTTCTGGATTCTTTGGGTCTATAGTCTCAAAACCTGGAAATGTATAAATGGTTGGGTCATTTAAGAAATTACCTGACTCAATAGAGAATAAGACAGTATCATCAATCTTAAGAAGAGGATTGTCTTTAGTATCTTTCTCATCAACAATCTTTTTAGTTCCTTTTCTTGCTTTCTGGGGATAGTCTTTAACTCTAGGTTTTGTAGCCATAACACTTTCTTTTTCTCTAATCGTTTTATGTATCCTCAATAAAATAATTAACTATCGTTAAAATGAATAATTTATGAGCGAATTGCCAAATCCAGAAATATCTCAAGAAGATGATGAAATGCCTGAACCTAAGGTAAAGACTTATCAAGATGTCTGTGTTCTTTTACCTAAATTCAATGAAATTCTTTTAGAGACATTAGGAAAACTCGGATATAACCAAGTAGTTGGGACTGTAGAAAGAAACTTTCAAGTCAATCAAGTCTTCAAACTTGTTGAACAAAGAAATGGACGTGTTCCTATTGATGAGATGAACCAGATTATTGCTTTAGTATCATTATGTCCTTACAACTTGATTCAACCTTTCATGAAACTGATTGAGACTCCTGAAGGTCAGAAAACACTCTGGACCTTAGAACAAGAATAGACGACTTATAATCTTCAAAAATCTGTCATAGTTAAAAAGTGTAAAATCCTGTAGATTTTTCTCTGCAGGATTTTCCTGTTTCTAGAACTTGTTGTATATTTGCATCACTAACTTTGAGAAAGTAATTCAATTTTTAAAATTCAAAAAAATATATAACTTGCTAAAAGAAAAAATTATGGAACAAATCAAAAACCAAAAAGTGTTTGAACTTTTCAATGAAGCTGGAGCTCAAGAAGTTTTAGATGCATCTATTGCTCAAGAACTCAAGAAACAAGAAAGAGCTTTAACAGATGACCTTGACAACTTAGCATTAGCTTTCATCGCAAATCCAAGTGAGAAGACTTTTGGACCTATCTATAAGAGAATGCGATTTGGACTTCGCAAGTTCGCCTATCGTTATCTCTCTTCACTTGAACTTGCCGACGAGATGGTTCTTATAACATTTGAGAAAATCTGGCAGAAGTATGACCAATTCAATCCTGAAATAGCCAAGTTCTCAACATGGGTCTACAACATCCTCAGATATGAGTGTCTTGGATATCTGAATCGTAAGTCTGTCCAAAATTATGTAGACAATGACATCAATGACCTTTATGCATCTACAGCATTCAATGATGGAAACAATTGTGAAATGCCTTCAGAGAACTTTGAAGTAGTTGGCAATGATATCCGGATGCTGAGTCGTGAAGAGATTCTTATGAGAGTCTATGATGCTTCTATCAAAGAGATAAACAGGCTTCCAGATAATCTTAAGCTTATTATGACTGAGAAGCTTATCAAAAACAAGAAGCTTGAAGAAGTTGCAGCTGAACAGAATATACCAGTGTCTTCAGTCAAGAATTGGCTTAGAAGTGGTCGTCTCAAGATTCGTGAGAAATTCAAAACTGACTACAAAGACCTCTATGAACTTTATTTAGATGTTGCTGGTGAAACTGGTTATTTGCTTTAATCAAATCACTTTCAACACTCTATAATTATAAAAAGAAAGGAAAAGAAAAAATGTTTAGTTTTATCCGAAACAATGTGTTTGTCCAGTCTTATAAAGACATTGTGAACTTCTTTAGGTTTAGGAACCAAATCAAAAGAGAGAAGAAGAATCCAATGTCTAAGTTCAATGCTTATCAACTTAAGACTAACTGGCTTGGCAATTGCATCTATACACAAAAAGTCTTGACAGAAACTCAGATGATGGCTGATGAGAAACAGAAGTATATCTTCCTGCTTGACTTGACCAGACCAGAGAACAACTATTTCACCAATGATTTGTTCTGGTCTGAATATCTGACATTTGATACTTATAACTTTACCGAAGAAGATACAGAAATGCCTTCTAACACTTATGGTGTTGTTTGGAAGTTCACACCTTATGCATTCAATACTCCAAAGTTTTATAAGGCTCTAATGTTAGTAGGTGTAATTTTAGTAACTGCTTTTCTTCTGTTGACTAAATTTGGAATTCTATGATAGAAGCTATTAAAAGAATTTTAGACAAGATTGGTTGCCATCATGAATGGCAACTGTTTAGAGAGATTCAAGTTGATACTAATGGAGGTTGTTACTATAAATTCATTTTCATCTGCAAGAAGTGTGGTAAGTTCAAGAAATTCAAAAGTAATCCAGGTTAAATGGCTAATAAAGTTTATCGAGACATCTATTTCATAGGAAACATTCCTAAGTTCACCGGTAAGAATATCCTGTACTATTCAGGAAAACTTGTCAAGAATGCTGGGAACCTAAAGAACTACAAGAAAGATTTTGACCGGTCTAAAGACTACTATTTTTCTTGCAATTGTCTTGCTAACACTTTTTCAGCTATAGTCAAAGTCTCAAAGTAAATTATCATGATACCAAAGATAAAAGTTTTTTCGAAGAAGAAGTTCTATGATTTCTGTAGAGGGCTTCATCTCACTAAAGAAACTATAGACACTCAAGAAGGTCTTAAGAGACATTATATAATAATCTCTATATGCAACACCAGTGCAAGCAAGCCTGATGAAGACATTTGGTATGCTAATGGTTGTAACACTCATTACTTTAATGAAGGACCTAATGTTCTGAACCTAGACTTTGATGACTTTAGTAATGATACTGAAGGTGCTATGACACTAGAAGATGCTGAAAGAATCAGAGATTTCATTATTCCTTTCATTGATAGCACTGAACCTATTGAATTGATAATTCATTGTAGTGCAGGATTATCTAGGAGTTTCTCTGTTGGCGAATTCATCTATGACTATATAAATCATAAGCAAGGATGGAAACCGTCTCTAGAAGCGTCTATAGCGAGTTCTACGAATTATTATGTTAAGGACAAATTAAAACAAGTATTCTATGAGTTGGATAAAGATTAATGGTCAGCCAGTCAACCTATTTTATATAACAGATATTTCCGAAGTCAACACTTTAAGTAGTGGATTATGTGGTACTAGGATTTACTATGACTTACTTAGAAATGAAAAGAATGATGAGGAACTTAAGAAAAAATTTGATGAACTTTATGAAAAAGACTTAGAAGAATATGATATCCGAAAAGAATTTGATAAGAAGATAGGAAAGCTTTATTATTTTGGAGTGACATATGTCAATTATTTTACTCATAAAGAATCTTTTGTATACAGTAAGCTTTACAAAACTAAAATAGAAGCTCAAGTAGTTTTAGATATGTTTCTTGAAAAATTGAATGAGATTGAAAGTATGCTTCCTAAAATAGAAATCTAAAAATTCTTTTATAAAAATAGATTAATCGAATTTTGAATATAATGTTCAGAATTCGATTTTTTGTATAAAGATGTCAGATAAAGATATAGGAGCAGCGATGGATACCTATATAAGTGTGATTTCTATATTAAAGATAGAGATGTCTTTATAGAACTTCAAGGATTCTGGACTCATGGAAGACATCCTTTTGATGAAACAAATATCAATGATATTAAAAGACTTGAAAAACTAAAAGAAAGAGGTAAAGAAAAAGAAATTTATCTTAATGCTATAGATGTTTGGACTAAGTTTGATGTAGAAAAGAGAACTATTGCTAAACAAAACTACCTGAACTATATAGAAATCTTTGATTATGAATCCATTAGTAAAGAGAAATTAGTAGAATATATCACCAATAAATATCACATAATCGATAAAAGTGATTATAGTAAATGAATTATTTAATAAGAAATAAATCTGTTAGTGCATTAAAACTTAATGAATCAATAGATTCAAATGGAAAAAAGAAGTATATTTTCGAAGGAATTTTTACTCCTATAAATGCTGCTACAGGGAAAAAGAACCGTAATGGGCGTATTTATGATAAAGATGAAGTCCTCAAACATATTGCATATTTAAGAGATAGAATTAAAACAGATGGTGCTATTCTTGGGGAACTTTCTCATCCGGAATCTAGATTTGAAATAGATTTAAAAGGAGTATCACATAAAATTACAGACCTTTGGTATGACGAAAGAAGACAAGCTGTAATGGGTAAGTTAGAACTTCTTGATACACCTAATGGAAATATTGTTAAGGCTTTAGTAGAAGCAGAATGCCCTGTTTTTGTGTCATCCCGGGCAGCAGGAACTGTTGGGGCTGATTCTCATGTCCATATTCAACAAATGTTTACTTATGACATCGTAGCTACACCTGGTTTTGAAGAAGCTCGTCTTAATAGAGTCAATGAATCAATCAGACCTTCTGTTACAGCTTTCTTAAATGAATCTGCTCAAGCTTCTAAAAAGCTTATCAATCTCTCTTCTAAATTCTCTATTGATGCCTCTAACACCATTATAGAAGAGGTCGATGAAGAAATAAAATTCACGAAAAATAATATGACTAATATAAACGAAGAGGAAATTAAACAACCTTTGACTTCTAAAACTGCTGTTCCTGAACAGATTGATGGTTCTGATGCAGCTAATGCTATGGGAATCCCTACACCAGAACTTGGGCCTGTAGCTGAAGATGGGGAACCATCAGAAACTTCTGAAGCTGAAACCGAAGAACCTAAAGGAAATTCTGAAGATGCTGACCTCATTATTGAGATAGAACCTCAGTTTGCTTCTGATATCATTTCTGTTGAAGCCGAATTCAAAGAAGACAAGAAAGAGGAAGAAGAGAAACCTGAAGAGGAAGAAAAAGAAGATGATGACAAGAAAGAAGATGAACCTACTGAAGAAGTAAAAGAATCTAAAGACAAGAAAGAGGAAACTCCGAAAGAAATCAACTTAGCTAAGGCTGATGACATCAAGAAGAGAAATGAAGAGACTCTTAATAAGTATGACAATATCATTAAGGACCTTAAGACTAAGAAAGCTGTAAAAGAATCTATAGTAGAGCTTTATCCATTTGCAATCTCATTATCTGAAAGCAACTTCAGCAAGTTTGCTTGCTTGTTAGATGACGACAAAGCTAAGGTTGCCGATTTCATCTATAGCAATGCAATTATTGATGTGAATGCTATTAATGAGTCTTGGGACATTCCTCTCAAAGAGAAAGTAAGAAATAAAAACAAGTGGATGCAGCTTGCTTCTGAAGAAGACAAGAAGTTGTTCAATGAAGCTCCTAAAGAAATCCAGGATTCTATAACAGAAAGTGCTAAGTTCTTTGATATTAGAACAAAAGCAGATGTTGACACATTCTGGGCTAATACAGGACTTAGACAGATGAGGCAACGAGCTATGTTGAATGAAAGCTTTGTCAATGAATATAAGGACATGGTCAATCCAATCAATCCTGACAATGAGCTGCCATATACTGCAAATTACGTGAAGTTTATTGAAGAGTTGATTTAATCATGAAAGTTAGGCTCCATAACTATACACAACAATTATATGAGTTTCTGGTTGAGAATGAAGAACCAGAAACTCTTGATTGTGCATTATTCGAAAGGTTAGTTAAGAGAGCTAAGAAACAGGTTCTTAAGAAGTCTGCTAAGAAAAGCAAGACATTAGCAGATGTCAAGAAAGAGAAAGAGGATTCTAAGAAGAAAGAAGACGAGAAAGACAAAAAGGAAGAAGAACCTAAGATAACTTTCAATACTAGTTCAGAACCTAAGAAGAACACTAAAGATGAGAAAATAGTGAACTTAGGTCCTATTAACAATAGGTTGTTGAAGAAGCTAGTAGAGCTGATGAGAAAAGGACCTGTCAGATTCTCTTATAACAGAAAAGACAAACAAAGAAGAAATGCAATTGGAACTCTTGAACCTGATGTTGTTAGGAAGCATATTAAAGGCACTGGGAAACCAAAACCACCTACTGTTCTCCCATATTTGGATTTAACTCCAAATTTAGGTGGTCAACCAAATCTACAACCTAATTATGACCGAGCTGCTTGGAGGTCATTTAGGAAGGATTTACTTCAAAGCATTAAACTTGCTGGTATGTAAAACATAAAAAGAGTTGACAAATTGTCAACTCTTTTTTTCTATAAAATCTTCTTATAAAGTATAATATATTGATAGTTAAGTCCAAAAACCAATCATAAAGTATCAAATATTATAATTTATTTGTCTAAAGACCTTTTTGACATTTTGTCAATTCATTCTTAAAATATTCAATAGTGTATTTCAATCCTTCCTCTAAAGGAACACTAAACTCTGCATAATCTAAATACTTCTTCAGTCTAGTTATGTCTGGTCTTCTCTGTCTTGGGTCATCTTCAGGTAAATCTTCATACTTGACTGCTGAACTAGAATTAGTTAGTTCTATAATCTTATAAGCCAGCTTGCTCATATTGAACTCTTGACTAGGACTTCCTATATTGATAGGCAAGTAAATATCTTGATAAATTTCTCTGTCGAGTTCCATAATGTCTACCATCTTTTCAATTAGAACACTATAGTACTGAAATGACCTTGTCTGGCTACCATCCCCATAGATTGTGATAGGTTCATTCTTTAGGGCTTGGCATATGAAATTGGATATTACTCTACCATCATCAATATCCATCCTAGGACCGTACGTATTGAATATCCTGATGATTCTAGTGTCTATATTGTACATCCTATGATAGTCCATGAACATAGTCTCAGCAGCTCTCTTACCTTCATCATAACAAGAACGGATTCCTATTGGATTGACATTGCCATTATAAGTTTCTGACTGAGGAGAAGAAGCTGGGTCTCCATAGACTTCAGAAGTAGAGGCTTGCATAACTTTAGCTTTGTTCTTCTGAGCTAACTTAAGGACATTCATAGCACCTAATACGCAAGTCTCAAAAGTAAAGATTGGGTCTTTCTGATACCATTTAGGAGAAGCTGGACAAGCTAGATTATAAATTTCATCTACTTTGATATTAGGAATTCCTTCTCTAATGTCATAAGTCATAAGTTCAAAGTTAGAATCATTCTTAAGGTCTTGGATATTCTCCATCTGACCTGTATAGAAATTGTCTAAGCAAATAACATAGTTACCTCTTCTTAACAAATACTGACATAGATTAGAACCAATAAAACCAGCTCCGCCTGTTACTAAAATCCTTTTCATCTTCTTTTAAATTTTCTGTATGAGGTCTCAAGAGGATATATCAAGAAATAGTAAATCAGATATAGCAGACCTACTACTGGTAACAAACATAGTGTTAATGCAAGGGCAATAAAGCCTATAAGACCTATAAGAAAGAAAATCAAATAGGATAATGCTGATATGAGGAAATTTCTTATCATTTGAGAGAATTTAAAATTACATTGTATTATATTGGCAAAGCATAGATATGATTGACTAATAGTGATAATCCTTGATGAAAAGATTAACCGAAGATTTTGACTTTGATAATGAAAACCAGATAGACAATGAATTTGAAGGTAATGTCAAGAACCTGTCTTTTTTTGCAGCGTTCAAAGAAGATTTGCGCGCAGGAAACTTTGAGAAGAATGGTTCTCTAGCAGTCTATCCTGTAAATACATTAGAAGATTTTGACAATATTATAAAGATACTTCCTTTGATTACAACAAAGATTCTAAAAGAGTGTAACACAAAAGGAAGTGAAGTTCCTATAAGAAATATCAAATTTCAGTTTCTTGCTCCTTCTGAATTCAGACTTTATGAAGACAAGTTCCAAGACTTTATAGACTCATATATCAAAAGATTCAACATGACTGCTAATGAGGTCATAAAGAGGGAAGCTGGAAAGCCAGATTCTACTTTAGACACTTATCTTTCTGCTGGTGGTTTCATAACTCTTCGGTGTATGATAGATTTAGTAGTTCCTTTCTATGGTTCTGATGAGAACAAGCTTTATTCATTAGCTAAACTAAATGAACTTTTGACTTATAATCTGAAACCTTTACAGAATACTTGTGAAATTACCATCTACAGAGAATTTGCTAGAGGACTTATGAATTCAGCCATATTCTGTCTTTTCAGGTCTTATACACCTACATTTGATAAAGAAGATGCTAAATATGAAATGTATCAAGACTTGAAAGGCCTAGCTAAATATGTTTACAACAGACCTTCTAGTACATTTAAAGAATTGAATGATATGCTCAAGAAAGGAAAGTATCTTATCAAGACTGGATATCAGTATGACTTTGAAAAGAAGAAACCTAATCTTTCTGAAGCATTCTCATTTGATGATGAAGAAGACAATGACATTGATTCTTTAGGTCATGATTCAGTTCAGAGAGTCAAGAGGAATAAGTTCATGGATTATTTCTATGAGACCTTTAAAGAAGGAATAAAATATGACAGGTATGCTCCTATATCAATAGAGATGCCAATTGGTATTGTCCATGAAGTCCTTCCAGAGATATATGAATTCTTAAAGACAGAGGATAAGAAAGAAGATATTCCACATATCAATCTGATTTTTGGAGAGAACCGTCCTAATTCATTAATAGAAATTCAGAAGTACAATATTGACTTGAACAAGACAAGTGCAAGGTCTCAGCTTACGAATTTGTGTGATATTGTAGAACAAGTCTATAGAAAGTATGTAAGAGGAAAACTTCCAGCACTTTTTGATTTCTGGCCTCTCATAAACTTCCAGTTCTCTGACATAAGTCTTTTCAAGTTTGAAACTAGGTCTTTAGGTTTCTTGTCGTTGTTCATTCACTGGTGTTATTTCAATAACAAATATGTTCCATCTAATTTTTCTAATGGCAAGTATTCATCATTTTCAGAGAATTACTCGGTGAATTTGAATGGATATAACAAGATGTTGAAAACGATTTATGATGGCTTGAGCAGAGAAGAAAGAATGAACTTCCAAATAGAGTTTACTGAAGGATATCAAGAAGCCTACGATATGGTTTTTGATTTTTAAAAAGAGCTAGAGTGCTCAGGATACATTTATAAATATTCTGAGCATTTTTGTTTTTAAATCAATGAGTATTGTTGACAGAAGAAGTCAAACGATACTTTTAAAGACCAAAAAATAGTGAGTACCAAAAGGATAAATAATTCAAATCGATAGAACACTATTCAGGTGTTCACTAGAAACGATAATAGAATAAATCAATATGGCAGATACTAAATCAAATGGATTGATTGGATTAAGTCACTTTAAGAACAGTAGAATCTCAAGTGACCTTATGGAGCCTGTATACCTCAATATATTCACAGTCCAAATCTCTCTTCCATCAGCTATTGGTGCCACTGAACAAGATACAAACCTTTTACTTGAAGGAGTTCAACGTGTAGGTGGACTTGATACTAACAAAAACCCAGGTGCTGTTACTCAGAACTATAAATATGCTCAACGTTCTTTCGCTGGAGCAAGACCAGAGAACACTTATATCGATATTGACTTAGACTTTGAAGTCAATCTTCAGTATAATGGTGATACTCCGGGTATGTTTATCATTAAGACATTGAGAAAATGGTCTGACTTGATTTTTGACCCATTGACAGGACGTACCGGTCTTAAAAGAGATTATATAGCTCCTAACATGACAATTACTCAACAGGACCGTGCAGGTAATCCTTTCCATCAGTGGGTATGTTATAACTTGTTCCCTATCACTAACATAACGGTTCCTGAATTGAACTATATGAGCCAAGACTTATATAAAGTTACAGGTTATCGTTTGCGTTGTGATTATTTTAGTGAACTTATTCTGTAATAATGACCACTTTATAAGATTTTTAAATATAAGAGCTCTGAATAATTATTCAGAGCTCTTTTTAATTTTGTATATACACAAAAATTAATGATTTCATGAGAAAATTCTTCTAATAACCATTGGTAAATTCTCTCTTCTATTTTTGAAGCATTAAATCGGCATGTTAAAACTTAGTTAAAATCCCAAAATAGGTTTTTAATTTCAACTTTTTACTGTATATTTGCAAAAAGTAAACTTAAAATGGTATAATTATGGCTTTTGATTTTTATAATGATGAAAATGAATTAGACCTTGAGATTAATCTCTTGACAGATAAAGTCAACAGTATTTTAAAGGATAACATCTTTAAAGACTTTGCTATAAGAGACATCACTAAGTTAAAGATGCGATATGCTAAACAAGATGTACTGAATTCTACTAAAGATAAAAGAATTTTTTATTTCTCTTTAAAAGAAATGTTCATGCACAAAACGGTTCATTCAACTTTTGATGTCAATACTGGATTTCTTCTTGTTTACTTTGACATTCTTTATCTGATGATTCTGAAATACATCAGAGCTAAAGACAAAAAAGAATTCCAACCTTCAAAAGACACTATAGGCTTGAAAGAATTCATCTTTAGTGTTCCTCAACTCTCATTAGGAATCTATTCAAGAGTATTGAACCATCACAAGGCTGAGTTACTTCAAGTCTTTGAATACTTCTTCGATAAAATTAAAGCCAAAGAAGACATTATTCCTTTTGATGAGATTTATATCAAAGAAATGGCATACAAGAATATAATAGAAATCTATGAATCTGACAAGACTTCAAAAAAGACTACTACATATGTTAGAAATAATCTAAATATGCCATTGATGAAATATCTAAACCTCATTTACAAGCATGTTTATGAGAAAATCAAGAACTTTAAAGACGAACCAGAAGAACCTCTCGAGCTTCCATTTTAAAAGTTGTTAAAAGATTAATCGAAATTGCTAGAGTATCCAGGATTTTGTTACATTTGCAGTAGAAACTTAAAAATTTAGAATTATGGCGCTTGGTGATTTTTATTCTGATTATACTGCTGGAAGCAATGCTTCTGTTGATTTCTTGGATTTTTTCAAGATTGTAGACCCAAAACATTATGCTGAATTGAAAGAGCTTTGGGAGAAATCTAATGACTTAGACTTTATCAAAATTGGAAATGTCTATAGTCCTATTAGAAGTGGATTTGGAAATGCAAGACAACTGACCTTAGTAGAAATCAAACCTTATAGTAAAGATGGTCTTAACATGCAGTTCTTGACCTTTGAAGGAGATAATGGCCAAAAATATGGAATCACTACTACAATAGTTCCAAGCAATTCAGAATATCATAATAATGAGTATTATATGAATGCTCAGAAATCTTTGAAACTAATTTCTAAAGCTTAAGATATGGCAAGAAAAATATTATATTCAGGTGGCGCACAAGGTGCAGACTACTATTTTGGATTGTATGCCAGCTCTGCTGGATTTCAAGTAGTCCACTACTATGGAGATAAAGCAAAGTCTCCTTTTGGAACTCATCCGCTAAACCAGAAATACATCAATCAAGGTATCCAACAAGCTAACAAGGTCTCTAGAGCTCTTGGAAAGAATGCTCCTTCTAAAGAATACATCCAGCAAATGATTGGACGGAACTGGTGGCAAGTTGCATATACACAAGCAGTCTATTGCATTGCTCCTCTTACAAAAGATTTCCAACATGTTTCAGGTGGAACTGGCTGGGCTGTTGAAGAAGCAATTAAAATCAGAAGAGTGCCGTTCATATTCTGTCTTGACAATGAGAAGATGAAATGGTTTCAGTATTCTTATATAGACAAGACATTCCAACCTATTGAATTTCCATCAGAGAAACCTGACAAATTCGATGCTGTCACTGGAATTGGTACTCGTGATTTGAAGAAGAACTCTCCAAACTTCATACAAATCATGAATGAACTTCAAAAGCTTTTCAAGTGATTGAGTTAAAATACATTAAAGGAATTTCTTAATATAAGATTTTTAGTTATTTTTGCTGTAGAGATAATTGGAAATGAAGTAGTATTTAAAAAATTAGCATTATGCAAGGAACATTAGGTTTTACAATAACAGGTGAATATTTGACAGGTTTTCTCAGACAACTCTGGGTGGAACTTGAACATAAGAAGATTCTTGACGTTCTTGAAGGAATTCCAGAATTAAGTCCAGTCTTAATGAGAGGTCTTTGTTCAGGAATCTACAAAGCAGTTGAGGATGAAGAAGGTAATATGTCTTTAGTTGATGATACTGCAAAAGAATGTTGTGGAATCTCTATAGAGACTTATGACATTAGAAGAAGGTTTGACCAGAAGCTTTATGACTTGTTGGATGCATTTCAGTGTTATTCAATAGGTTCTTCTAGAGCTTATGACGAAGATGAGGTTCAACATTATTTAGACCTGAGCTTGACTGCTGCAAGTGATATCAAAGACTTAGAAGAGAACTTCAAGGCTTTCTTGACTTTGACTAAAGACTTTGATTCTTCTAAGAGTTTTACATCTCTGGACAAAGACAAGATTAGGAACCAAATCAAAATTGATAGAGAACTTCAAGCTCAAAGAGACCGATATGAGAATAAGATGTCAGAATATTTGTACAAACTTAATTTTGACTTGAAGCATACAGTTGATGAATTGATAGATTCAGGCAAAATCCAGGCAATACAACTGATGCAGATAGACCATACTAATGGACTGAACTATCTTGAATCACACAGAAATGCTCAAGAAGAAATGGATGAGCTTAGAGCAAATGATATTCATCCTGAAAATATTTTAGAGACTATTTGGAACTCAGGTTGGCTAGCTCCAGATGGAAGGTTCTATGGATGCCCAGACTTGTCTCATAAAGAATTTTCAGAAAAGCTTTATTCAATGAAGGAACATCTTAAGTTAGGTCTAGACAAAGAGATTACAAGGTTCAGACATGATATTGACGAAGTCTTTGAAAAGAATCATTGGGTTAAGTTCAGTTCAGGTCGGTGGTTGTACTATGGACAATCTTCTTACTTTGATGAAGAAGAGAAGTGGCGGCCAACTAAGAAACAGTATGAGGTCATTTTAGCTTGGGCTAAAGAACGTTCAGATAGAATCAAGATAGTCCTTGGAGATGATACCCAATATGTGAATTTAGATATTGTTGAATGTCAGAAAAATAGTGTAACAGAGTAAAAATGCCTATTATAGATTCAGAACTTATGTGGGTTATTGGCTTATTGCTAGGTCCTTATGGAATTACCCTTATCTTGTGTTTGATATTTCAATGTTTTACTAAAAAAGAAAAAATATGTCAGAAGAATTAATTATCCCCTTTAATATTAAGGAGCCACAGAAAAGAAACACTAAATTAGAAAGTGCAGTCACTATTGATAAGATTATGGAATTACCTTCCTATCAGCTTGGTACTCCAATCTGGGGAGTTTCAATCCAGTACTATCACAGACAAGCTAAAGTAGTTTTCCTTGGTCAAGTGACTAAAGATATGATAACTTCAAGATTGTCTTCAAAAGGTGATATTCTTATTGAACAAAGATTCTTATGTACAAGATTTGCTAAGTCTATGTCTGGAAATATTATTCCATATACAAAGACTAAGATTGGTTATATGACTTATTGGCCTTTGTCTAGAACTTTTGATTCAAGAGAGAAAGCCGAACAGTATGCAGCAGACTTTAATTCAGGAAAACTTAAACTTCGAAGATGGTCACCTCGTTGTCACCTCGTTAAAAGATGTTAAAGAAAGAAGAAAAGTGAACTTAGATTTTCTAGGTTCACTTTTTTGTTTTATATTTGCAATGTGGAATTAATTAGTAATTAAAAGAAAGGAAATGACATGGAGAATTTTATGGTTGCATTGATTGGTGATTGTTTTTATAGTTTGTCACCTTGGATTAGTTATCCATTAGTAATCATTGGATTGTTGTTTGCTCTGATTATCATTGTAGCATTCTTGGGATTATTTTTTTGGATGTGTAGATTTTTCTGTCATGTTGTTTCTGGAATCTATGGAATGATAAGATTTGGATATTGAATTAAAATAGAAAAGCATTATGAAAACAAAGGTAAAAGTTGGAGATTCACTGTTAGTTAGCAGACCAGTGGTTATGATTAACTCTGCTAAAATCAAGAAGTCACAGAAAGTAAAGATTCGTTCTTTGTATACCAATGGTCAGAGAACTTCTAAAGCCAATATAGCTTCATTTCAAAAAGTAGAAGCTATTGATTCTTTTGGCAGAGTCTTCACCGTTTCAAACAAATTTAGAAAACCTAATTTTTGGACTAGAGTAAAAGTATTGTAATATGAATAAGAGTTTTAACCTTATAGCAAATGTAGGTTCTATCGTAGAAAATGGTAGAACCTTAAAAGACGTCATGATTAAAGTTGCTGAAGAAACTGGTGAAATTGCTGCTGTAGTTTCTTCTCTAACAGGCCATACAAATTATAAAAAGGACCAAGAAGAACTTGTAGGCGAGATTGCTGACTTAATTATAGCTGCAGTAGACCTTGGGAATCTTCATTATGGTGCAGACTTCAATGACATGTTAGCAAAAAAGATAGAAGTCAAATCTACTAAATGGTTGTCTAAATATAGTAATCAAAAAGAAGATGATAAAACCAGAGATTAAGACAACCACTACAGTAAGTATAGGTGAATACTCATTAGAAGAGTTTCTTGATTTAGTCAAAGACTCTGCTCATTATGCTCTTGAAGAAATCTCTAAACAACGTCAAGCTCATAATTGGCCTTATGCTACATTAGAAGATGTTGAAGGAGACATGTGTAAAATTTTGGACATTTTAAAAGATTAGAATTATGAACCAAACTCTAGCGGCATTTGCTCGTAAAAAGATATTAGAAGGACTTGCTCTTCTCAATGAAGATTGTCAAAAGAAGTTCAGAATGCTTTACAGAATTAATCATTTATATGAATGTAATGAACCTGTAGTAGCCTCTATTCCGGATGAAAAATTAGATTGGGCTTTAACTCAAGTAGAAAATACATTGAAAAATCCTAAAATGCTGAAATAAAATGACTGTTCAAAAAATAACTTATCCTGATGTACTTACAACTGAATGGATTCCTCTTGAAGAGATACAAGCCATTCCAGATAACATAACAAATCTTCATTGTGACACTCGAGATTTTTGTATGACCGGTTCTACCGAAGAGTTTTACAATAGTTCTAAAGCTGAAGATAGAAAGTTCTGTGCTTTTATCAGAAAAGAAATAGAGAAGAATCCAGAAGTCCTTATCAATAAAGATGAGATTATTCCTTTATTGAAGAACCTTGAAGAATGGTCTGGAAGAAAAGCCGATTGGAGATTCCTTTCTTTTATAGAAGGTCCTGAAAATATTTCAGGAAGTTGGTTCAAATATATTCGTTTCTATAGAATCAAAGGAACCGACAACTTTGTCATTACTTGTAGAAATGAGTATAAGTCTGAAGGCCTTGTTGATTACAAGAAGGTATTTACAAAAGAAAATATCAACCAAGAACATTTACACACTCACTAACTATGGCTACAAAAATAAAAAGCTACAGAGCTCCAGTTTGGAAGAAAGGAACTAACAATGCTGGTCAGATTTACTGGTACTGTCCTGGAAAACCTGGAGAATATGGTAAAGACTCACACTTTGATTGGTTTGAGAATGAACCTTTTCGAGAAGACTTCAGAATAGTTGGATTTTCTAGAGGACGTTCGTCAACTAAGATGATAATGGTCCCTCTTAAAAAATATAAGAAGTTGTCAGAAGAAGACTGGTCTAATATCCAGAAATATGAAGTCTTTGTCTCTGATTCTTTAGAAGTCATTGAAGCCGCTGAACACGGAATCATTAAAGGTCAAATGTGGGAATACTGTAAGAAAGGCTCTAACTATGGCTTAAGAATTTATCATGAAAAAGAATCTTCAACACAAAATTAAAAATGGAAGTCCTGAAATTTAAAGTAGAAGGGTGGAAAAGTGTGACAGGTTGTCCATATATATCAGGTCAATTCATAGGAAATCATTATTGTAGGTTCCAATGTAAATTTCATAAGGACTATGATGGTATTGCCTCTAAAGTTTATTGTAATCATGAAAAGGAAAAGAAAGAATCTTCAAAACAAGATTAAAGAGGAAGTTGTAGGTGACGTTCTTTTTAAGCCTGGTCAACTTTATCAGACTAAGGATAATAGAACTATCATTATCCTTGAAGTGACCAAGGAGGAGCTTAAAAGAGGTATTAATGCTGATAAGACAGGATTGTATGGCTTTAGAGGATTCTGGTATGGACATGATAGATTCAAAATCAAGTCATATGGCAAGATTTATGAATTGACTGGAACAGAAGTTCTTTTAAAGAAGAACACTATTGGAATGAGCAATGTTGAACTTAAAAAATTATTAGATTAAAATGGGACTAATTAAAAATTCTACAGATAGAGCACAGTCGGAAAAACTGGCTAAATTAGGTCTTGACAATCCAGACCTTGCATTGATTGAATATTGTGAAGGTGCAACTGCTGAAGTCAGATTAATTGACTATGGAGAAAATGATGGTGAAATTCTTTACAAATGTTGGAGCTTAGCAGCTTTGATTAGTGCAATACCACCTAGAATCTTTGTAGATGAAACAACTTATTGTATTGTTTTTATTAAATAAGTTCATTTTGATTAAATTAAATCATCTAAAACTTATATGACTCAGCTGAGATTTGATTGAAAAACAACTAGAAAACTCCAGATTGAATTTATCTAGAGAAAGTCTATACAACATTTTAGACTTTTTGAAAAAGTAATACAGCTCAATCAGGTCTTTATAGACAGGCTGTAACTCAAATTCTTCCAACGACTTGAGATACAACGTTCTAAAATCTACTAGACTTGGTCTTACTATATTCTTTCTTATTTCAAACTTTTTACTAACATATTGATTATAAAACTCAAAAGCTCGTCTTCCTATTTCTATAGAAGCAAGAATCATATCAGGTAAGTTCAAACTTCTATATAAAAAGTTTCCTATGAAACTTGAATATTCAGGTTTAGACTTGATGAATTTAACTCCAAAAATATTACAACGCTTTTCTAGATTAGAAACTAAATCAGTTCTAATCCATTGATTGTTAACTAGTTTGTTAAAGTTCTTTCCTAATCCAGAGTCTTTAGATTGAATGTTCAAGTCTTCAACACTGAAAATCTGACACTTGTAGTATAAAGCTTTGTTTATTAAGTTCTTAGAAACTTCAAAGACTTCAGTTCTTCTTTTATTTGAGAGATATTTCCTTTTAGGATGTGAACTATTTAACTTTAAATCTTTGAATTCTTTTTCCTTATCATTAAGATTTTTGAAATTATAGATTCCAGATTTGATGACTTTGAATTCAGAAGAACTCTTCCAATCAACTATAGACCAACCTATATAATTAGGATTCAAGTCTAGAGCCATAACTCTATTAGGAATAACTTCTAATTCTCTGTTCTCATTCTTTAGGATTGTTTCATCAAAAGTTAGATAAACAAATTCAGAATCTAAATGATAAGTGATTGGATATTTCTTCTCTAAAAAACTCTTGATATAGATTGCTTTTAATTCTCTTGAATATCTTTTCTTTTGAGAATCAAGAACTTCAAGTCTAATATGTTCCTTTCTTGTTGGTTTGAAAAGAATATTGAAGTCTTCTTGTATAGAGAACATAACATTGCCACGCTTTTCTGTTTGACCAACACAACAAAGTTTTTGAAGTCTTCTTTCTCGAAGTTCTTCTCTTGAAATATTTCCTTTAATTCTGTCTAGAAAAGATTTTCTGCCTCCAAAAATTAGATTTTTGGAATTTCCTTTTTTAGACTTATGAATTTTTAATAAAGTTCTAGCTTCTATTAAAGCAGAGTTTTTAAAAGCAGAACCTATAAGCTCAATATTATTAAGCTTTAAATTTCTGATTTGATTAGAAGTTAAAATGTTTTCTTGAACTCTATTAAAATAAACATTAAAGACTGACGAGTACTGTCTTCTATACTCTTTGATTCGAGTAGAAGATTGTTCATCAGTCTTATATTTTAATTTTATAGTTATCAAGAAAATAAAATAATAATATATTCATTTTTATTTATCTGAAAAAATATTTTTAAAAATTAAAAATAATCAATTTAAAATGTTAAATTTTGTTAAACTAATGAATAATTAGAAATCATTACTTTACTATTGAGAAAGGAACTAAAGTCTCTTTCAGAAAAAGAGAAGAGGATGCAGTTATGTTTGATACTGGAAGTTTGATTAGCAATCTTATTCTCTTGATAGAATGGTTGAAGTTCAATGGTAGTCAGTCTTTAGAGTGGACTGTCAATAAGTAAAAAGATAAAATAATTTAAAATTTGTTAATGTATTGTTTTTGTAAAACTAGAAAATTAAATAAATTAAATTTCCATTTTAAAGACTAAAGATTGTATTGAAAAACATCTCGAAAACTGTTCTGACCAAGGTTGAACAGAAAGCCTATACATTATTTTAGACTTTTTGAGAAAGTAAAAAAGAAAAAATGATGTGAAGAACATAAGATAAATTGTTTAGAATTTTGGGATGGGATAGATATTTTAGACGAAAAGTCTGTTAAAAATAAAATAGAATCATTTATACTTTCAAATGGATAATAAGAAAATCTTTTCTTTAAATAGAATAAAATATAAAGAATTATGGGATGATGCTCTTAATTATATAAAACAGACTTATAAAGATAATAGTGCAGTTTTTACTAATAGTTCTCCATTTAGTCAATTACTGTCTGTTATCTTGCATTTGGGTAGACTTATTCTTTTTTATATAGAAGATTCTATTAGTGGCCAGAATTTATCCACTGCATACCGTCCTGACCAAATCAGAGGTCTTGCCCAACTTACTGGTCATGATGCTGGTCGTTCTATAGGTGCACGTGGTTCTATCCGTCTTACATATAACAACACTTCTGATTACGAAGGTCAAATCATCTATATACCTAACAAGCTTTCTATCTCTAACAAGATAAATGGCTACAACTATATCATTTGTTTCTCATCTGAAGCAGGAAAGCTTACTTTGTCTAACTCTAACTTCATTGACTGCAACATAGTTCAAGGTTCTATCAAAATGCAACAAGCAACTGGTGCAGGAGTCCCATTGCAGTCATTTAATTTCACTGAGAGACGTTATCAGAACATAGACCAATATTTTATCAATGTCTATGTTGACGGTGAATTCTGGCCTTCTAAATCATCTCTTTTAGACATGGGTTTTGATGAGAAGTGCTGCATGGTCAAGACTGGAATCTCAGGAGGTATTGACGTCTTCTTTGGAAATGGCTATAACGGAAGAATACCTAAGAATGGTTCTACTATTATGGTGGAGTACCTTGTCACTGATGGTTTCAATGGAAACATAGAACAGACTTATATGACTAGTGGTTCTTTCTGGGAATTCCAAGGAACTGGCTATAACACTCTTTCTGAAGAAGTTGACCTTAATGCTTGTCTTTCTATTTCTCTTTTGTCTGACATCATTTTAGGTTCAGACCCTGAAGATATTAGACTTACTAGAGAGATAGCACCTCACACCTCAAGAAGCATGGTCCTTGCTAATAAAATCAACTATGAATACTTCTTGAAGAAGATGAATATGTTCAGTATCATTGATGTCATAAAAGGTTTTGAGACATATGAAGACTCTAAAGCTCAAGCTAACTACAACAATGCTTCGTACCAGTATGAGAATATCAAGAAGAACTATATAGAAGCTGTGTCTAAATATGGAACTGACTCTGATACCGCTGTTGAGATTTATAAGCAATTAGAGGAAGCTAATGACAAATTGCTTAATGCTGAACAAGTCTTGTACAACTCTAAGCTAGATGACAATGTGATTTACTTGTTCTTGATTCCAGACATCAGAAAGAGGATAGTTTCAAGCAAGAACTACTTTACTTGTGATGAGTCTTGTTTCAAGCTGACTGTTGATGAGCAAGCTAATATTCTGAACTTGATTGAGCAGACTGGTCAGAGAATCATGACAATAGAGAACAGAATCATATCACCTTTATATCCTAAGTTTGCTGTGAATGTCATGGTCCGTATATGGGAAGGTTATGTCTTTGAGAATATCTACAGCAGCATAATGGAAGCTGTATCTGAATATCTTATAGACAACACTAGACGTGACAGAATCCCTCAGTCAGACTTGATTAGAATCATAGAGCAGATAGATGGTGTTGATAGTGTGACCGTTTACTTTGAAGCTTCTAAAGACAACCTTGAGATTTATGGAAACCATTATGGAATAGATGAGTTTGGTGATATTGTTCTAAGCAGAAAGGTTAGTGATAACTTTGGTAATACAGTAGAAGTCAGAGACTTATATCCTTTAGTCAGAGGTGGTTTCAGTACTAAAGATGGAGTAACTTATTCAAGTGAACAAAGCATAGATGTTCTTAGTGCATTGAATGTGACTTTGATTGGAACTTCAAGCAAAAATGGAACTAACATAGAGAATTCCGGAATTGTCTCTAAGTAAGATATAAGAAAACCTAAAAATAAAAAGAGCTACTTTCCCAAGCAGCTCTTTTCTTTTATCAGTAATTGGAAATATGTAAAATGAATATGTTAATTATATTCTGGGTTTAAATTATTAGTGTTTTCAAATGAAACAAGAATAAGATGCGCTTGAGATATTTTTAAGGCTCTCATAAAAATATTAGTGTTTGACTTTTCGTTAGAATAAGCTGTTTTAGCCCAATATGGTGCTCCTGCGGCAGGGTCTGGATATGACATTAATATGGCTATTCCTAATTCAGTTTTCGTAGAGGTTATCACTTGTGTACTTACAGCGTTTTTACCAAAATTAGAAATATCAAAAGTTTCTACATTTTTACCAATATAATGTATATCATCATAATTAAATACAACTTTCAAATGGTCAGTATTAGTCCCAGTTAGATTAAGAATTTTTACTTGACCAATCTCTGGCATTGTGATAGGCCATGAAGATACTTCAGGCATCATACCTTGCATTTCAAGATATGTTATAAGTTTCTTATCTGGTAGTGATGTAGCTATTCCTGTTGTATCTGAAGCAAACTTTGCTGTTATTATTCTTTTATCATCCATATTGATTATAGGTCCTATTTTATACTATCAGGGATAAATATCCCTGATAGTATAAAGACTTTTATCACATAGATAATTCAGTCAATCTTTCTTCTACCAATGAAAAAGTTTTTTCTTGCTTTATTCTTTTTTCTTCTTATTTCATGTAGTCCTTCTCTCTATTCTCCTATAATCACTAAGCCTCTTGGAACTTCTGTTCTTGTTTCTGAACAGTTTGATTTCTCTAGACCTCAATTTGATTCTATATGTCAAGCTGAGAGATTGCCTAATGATTTGTCTAAATGGCATAATGCTTCTCTAAGAGATTTTGAAGACAAGAAACCTATTCATGGCTTCATGATACTCAGACCAGATACAGCTAAGAACTTTATTGTCTTCACTACTAGATTTAAAATAGCAGAGACAGACACTACTTTCATTTTTGAAAGAAGAAAAGAAACACTTAAAAAATAATCTAATAGACCATGCTTTACGGTACAGGTTATATACAGTCAGAATTAGACGGAACTGAACATAAGATAGAGTTAGACCTTTTTGATGTTCCTGAAGAATACTCTTATATTGGTGTCATGCCACCAGTTCTCGACCAAGGTTCTTCTAGCAAATGTGTTTGCTATTCACTTACAGGAATCTTAGATTGGAAAGTGAACCGATTCAAAGGAACTAATTCAAGCAATGGCTTTGATATTGACAAACTCTATGAGCAAAGAGCAAACAAGAATATAGATGGTATGCAAATCAAAGAGGCTCTCAAGTATCTTAGGCATACTGGTCTAAATGGAACTACTATAGAAAGCTATGCAATGGTTGGTTCTTCTGAACTTATGAAGAGGACCCTAATCCTTTATGGACCTATTGCAATAGGGCTTCCTGCTTATGAAGATAGTGGCGATGACTTTTGGAATGGCAGGAACCTAGCAGGTGGACATTGTGTTGTTGTGATAGGCTATAATAAAGATGGGTTCATTATAAGAAATAGCTGGGGAAAGAACTGGGCAGACAAAGGCCATGTGTTGCTTCCTTATAAAGACTTTGACAAGATATTTGAAGCTTGGGCTATCATCTAAAAATAAAAATAGAGGACTGCTTTCTCAAGTGGTCCTCTTCTGGTAAGTAAATATGTAAGGTAAAATTGGAAATGTCTTTTAAAAGAGAGCTGTCTGGTTTCCCAACTTGACAGCTCTTAATGTAATTAATCTTTAGCATTATGAAAACATTTTTGCTTTTAGTAAGTCTTAAACAGTTCCAAGTTGATAGGAACTAATTTGTAAGGCAATTCCTGGATGACTTCTGTTTCAAAGTCAGGAACATAAATCTTTTCAAAACTTCTTTCTAAAATCTCTTCGATGAATTTAGGAACTACTAATCTCTTCTCATCAAGCAAATGGAAACTTCCTCTTGCACAGACTAGAACAAGATGTTCAAATGTATTTTCAAATTTCAAGAGTTCTGCTTGAGCACCTGCATCAGAAATCAATCTTCCAATATAAGAAGCTAAATCATCTACAAAGAGAATGCCAAGTTCAGATTTAGAATTTGGAGTTAAAGGCTGACATTTTTCTTTTTCTTCTTGGATAAAGAATCTCTGAATTTCCTTATGAGTGAACATGAAGTTCTTAATCAAGTCTTTAGTCATTTTAAGCTCTAAAAGCTCTTTAGTCAGTTTAGCTCCAGCTCGATGCCAAGGAACCACAATGTCTTTTGCTTGATAATCTTTGATAAGATTCCAAAGAAGCTTTCTGAAATCTCTAGCAGCAGAGTACTTGTTGACTCCAGTAATGTCTCTATTGTAGATTACAAGAGAATCACATTTTGAATCAATGTCTTTAAGCAATGTCTGAATCAAATCACTATTAATGTCATCACCAATTCTAAAGTCTTTCAAGAAAACACAAAGTTCTTTAATGGCGCTCTTAGGCAATTCTTCTTGCAATTGGTTCAATGCTGTAATCAAGATTGTAGCTGTCTGCACATTTGTCACACATGCTTTTACAATCAAGATATCTTTTCCATAAAGACCTTTAGCTAAATCTTCAAACAAAATATATTTGTCTACAATATTGAATTTGATATCTGAATAGTCTCTATCTTGCAGATTGATAAAGACTTTTTGATTTGTATTATTAAAATCCATAATTATATTTAGTTTTCTTTTATTTCTTCGAGTAAGAATGTAGCAAACATATCGGCTTGAGCTACTAAAGTCACAAGTGGACTTATCTTAAGAGCTTGAGTATAAGAGTACTTAGCGGTAGAATCTAAAACTCTTGATATGTCACTGAATGAATGATGATATTCGATTGCAAGCATTTCATGCCCTGTGAGTTTCATGAATTGTTGAATCATCACAATGCTTTTAGTAGCATGAGGCAAAGGCATGTTGTCTTTGACTTCATAACCAATATATGATTGCCATTGATTATGCTCATCCTTTTTCCACTTTTCCTTTTTATGATATAAGCCTACTTTAGAAATGTCATGAAGCAGACAAACTACAGCTATAGATTCTGTATTGAGAGATGTAGCACCATCATAGTTTGTCTGACCAGATTCTTCAAAAGGTCTTAGTGTATTCTGATATATTGATAAAGCTGTTTCGAAAACATTGATTGAGTGTTGACACAAACCACCTTCTATATTCAAATGAAACATTGTAGAAGCAGGAGCTACATAAAAATCACTTTGTTCAAGATAAGCGAGGACATTCTGAATGCCATCTCGCTTAATATAAAGGTTTACATAATCAATAAATTTTTGCTTGGAGTTAACCATATAATATGTTTTTAAGTTAAAACAATGATTTTATTAGGAACCTGCTAATTGATTTAGCTATTAACTAACTTTAACTTTCTCACTCCTCAAGACCATTTCGAGCCATACAGATAGTACCATATTCAGAATTAAAAGTTTTACCATTGTATTGTTTTTATAAAAATAAGTTCAATTGATTAAATTAATCAAAACTTATATGACTCAGCTGAGACTTGATTGAAAAACAACTAGAAAACTCCAGACAAAACTTGTCTAAAGAAAGCCTATACAACATTTTAGACTTTTTGAAAAAGTAATACAGCTCAATCAGGTCTTTATAGACAGGCTGTAACTCAAATTCTTCCAACGACTTGAGATACAACGTTCTAAAATCTACTAGACTTGGTCTTACTATATTCTTTCTTATTTCAAACTTTTTAGTGATATACTGGTTATAGAACTCAAAAGCGCGTCTTCCTATTTCTATAGAAGCTAAAATCATATCTGGTAAGTTTAAACTTCTATAAAGAAAGTTTCCAATAAAGGAACTGTATTCAGGTTTAACTTTTAAGAATTTAATTCCAAATATGTTACAACGTTTTTCTAGGTTAGAAACTAAGTCAGTTCTAATCCATTGGTTATTGACTAGTTTATTGAAGTTCTTACCTAATCCAGAATCTTTAGATTGAATGTTTAAGTCTTCTATACTGAAAATCTGACACTTGTAATATAAAGCTTTGTTTATTAAGTTCTTAGAAACTTCAAAGACTTCAGTTCTTCTTTTATTTGAGAGATATTTCCTTTTAGGATGTGAACTATTTAACTTTAAATCTTTGAATTCTTTTTCCTTATCATTAAGATTTTTGAAATTATAGATTCCAGATTTGATGACTTTGAATTCAGAAGAACTCTTCCAATCAACTATAGACCAACCTATATAATTAGGATTCAAGTCTAGAGCCATAACTCTATTAGAAATAGTTTCTAATTCTTTATTCTCATTCTTTAAAATTATTTCATCGAAAGACAAGTAAACAAAATCATTATCAAGATGATAAGTGATTGGATATTTCTTCTCTAAGAAGCTCTTTATGTAAATAGCTTTTAATTCTCTTGAATATCTTTTCTTTTGAGAATCTAAAACTTCAAGGACAATATGTTCTTTTCTAGTAGGTTTAAAAAGAATGTTGAAGTCTTCTTGTATAGAGAACATGATATTCCCACGCTTTTCTGCTTGTCCAACACAACAAAGCTTTTGAAGTCTTCTTTCTTGAAGTTCTTCTTTAGAGATGTTTCCTTTGATTCTGTCTAGAAAAGATTTTCTGCCACCAAAGATTAAATGATTTTTATCTTGAGATTTCTTTGATTCCCAGGCCTTCAATAAAGTTCTAGCTTCAGTTAAAGCTGAACCTTTAAAAGCAGAACTAACAAGTTCTGTATTATTAAGTTCTAAATGAAGAATCTCTTTAGAAGCCATTCCTTCTTGTAACCTATTAAAATATACTTTAAAGACTGACGAGTATTGTCTTCTATACTCTTTGATTCGAGTAGAAGATTCTTCATCAGTCTTATATTTTAATTTTATAGTTATCAAGAAGAATAAAGGTATGTTCAGTATTATTTATCTGAAAACTTTTTAGAAAAATTGAAAATAATCAATTTAAAGTGTTAAATTTTGTTAATATAATGAATATTTAGGATTCATTATTGAATTAGAAAAAATTTCGATTATTTTTTAACTTCTTTTAACTGGTACATTTCTTGTAACTTATCAATATGATATTCTCTATTGATTTGGTTTATCTTAGTAATAATCTTAATTTCATAAGATGGGTCACTTGCGTATCTTGCATTGCCTCGTGTCAGACCTCTTTTAAGGACTTCTAATGGCGGATTATCCTTCAGATAATAATTATTCATCACTTCGATGTAATGGTCTATAGCGTCATTAGGCGTCGCGTAGAACAATGCATTCGTTCCATCATCATAAGCGCCAATTCCAAATACAGAATTTGTTCGTCTGGCTCGACCTTTAGTTCCAAAATGAGATTCAATATGAGCTTGAGCTAACAACAAACTGATAACATAGTCTTTGTCCAGACATTTTTCAACAATAGCTTTAGGACTCATTTCTGAGTTAGGAGCATAAGTTTCAATATAAGAAGAAACTTCACTAATGATTTCTGATTTTATAAATTGACGATTAATGTCACAGGAGTCAATTTCAATCTTTATTTGGTCATTGCTATTCTGATTAAGCAATATAAGACCAAAATGGAAGGAAACAAAAATAGCCATAGTGCAGGCTATAGTAGGAACGATAAAATGTTTGCCTCCCAACGCAATAAACTTCTTTACGAAGGTTAAAATCTTTTTCATTGGTTTATTTTTGTTGGCGTACAATTATTATATATTTGGAAATCACCAAATTGATTAAAATTCAGAACACAAAATAGATAAAAATGACAATTTAAGACCTCATGGACAACACTTACGATATACTTAATCAGATATTAGGAGTAGTTTCTAGGATTGAAAGCAATTCAAAGAAAGATTCTAAAGTAGATTCTTCTAAATCAAAGAATGATTCTACTAAAGGAGATTCTCAGAAGTTGTTTTCAGGTTCTAAGAACCCTCTTAATTTTGCTGGTACAGGAAAACCTGAATCTCTTCAGAAAATGGGTACTGCTCTTTTAGATTTCTCTAAAGGACTAGGTGCTTATATGAAGATAAGATTGTTAGGTGGCAAAGCAGCTATGGTAGAGATTTCTAATTTCATGGCTTCTTTACAGAACATAGACCTTAGGAAAATGTACATAAGTGCTAATGCAGTATCAGCATTAACAGGTCTGTTATCAGTATTTACTCCTAAGAATGTCTTTGGTGTCTTGATGTTGTCACATGGTCTTAAAGATAAAGATGACATTCAGAAGTTCTTAGTTGCACTTACTTCAGGTCTTAATGAGATAAAAGACCCAAATGATTTTGAAAGCAAAGCTAGAACACTTACTAGGATAATTCTCCTTCTTTCTGATAAGAAAATCATCCAAGGTCTTAAACGTGCTAGTGCTCTTAATGAGAAGAGAGGAAAGAACATAGCAGATTTCATGATAGCTCTTACTAAAGGGCTTATGGCAATTCCTAACATAGAAGTCATAGACCAAGCTACATTAGCATTGAAGACTATGACTCAAGCACTCAAGCAAATAGTCATTTGTGTTGGAATCATTGTAGCTATAGGAGCATTGTTATATGCTTCAGAAAGTCCATGGGCTATATTAGGAATAACTGGAGCTCTTTTGATAGGTATTATTGGAATCCTTCATATAGTTGTCAAAGAGATGGCTTCTCTTAAGAATTCTAAAGATTCTCTTGACTCTATGACAAGAGTATTGTTTGGAATAACTGGTGTTGTTACTGCTATGGTTGCTGTTGCTGCTCTTGTTCTTATGATAGACCATCCATTGGTAATCCTTGGAATCACAGCAGCATTGTTGCTTGGAATCATTGGGATGCTTGCAGCTGTTGTGGGACTTAGCAGTGAAGTGAAAGCTTCTCAAAAGTCTTTAGCTAACATAACTAAAGCATTAGTCCAACTCAACTTAGTTCTTGTTGGTTTATTAGCTGTATCAGTTCTTCTGACCATGCTTAAGAATCCTCTTGAGATAGTTGGTATAACTGCATTACTTCTTGTAGCAGTAGTAGGAACCCTCTGGGCGGTATCTAGAATGTCTAGTGGAATCTCTAAGTCAACTGCAGCACTTAAGAACCTTTCTAAAGCTATGATAAGCATAACTGCGTGTCTTGTCATTCTTGTAGGCATTGCAGTTCTTCTTTCTTTGCTTAAGAATCCTTTGGAAGTTCTTGCGATAACAGGAGCTCTCATACTTGCTGAGATTGCTATTGTCCTTGCTGTAGGTTTTGCTGGCAAGATGCTTAGAGGTTCTCATCAAGGTCTCAAGCAACTTTACTTGAGTATCATCGCTGTTACCGCTTGTATTTCTCTTGTCCTTCTTTTAGCTATCGTAATCAATTCACTTAAAGAACCTTATGAAGTTCTTAAGATTGCAGGAATAATTCTTGGCGGTATGATAGGAATGCTTGTCCTTGTAGCTATTGTTGATAAGATATTTGATTTAGCTAAAGTAAGCAAATCATTGATGTACTTAGCTGCTGGAGTATTCTTGATGACTGTAGTGTTTAGTCTTCTGTTGATATGCCTCTCTCTTACATTGATTCCTCTTATCCAGAAAATTAATGAGACTGCTAACTTCTTGGAAGGTCTTGCAGGTGTTGCAGCTGTAGTTATTGGAATGGGAATCATAACATTCTTGTTAGGAGCTCTTTTGAACAATGAGAATATGCTTTGGCTGATGGCTAAAGGTGCTGTAGGAATCCTTGCTCTTACAGGAATCATCTGGCTTCTTTCAGGTGCTGTAGATGAACTCGTCAATGTATCTCTTAAGATTGGAGCACAAACAGGAGCCTTCTGGAAAGGATTCGGCTCTATAGCAGGAGTCCTTATCATAGTGACGGTCATTATAGGAGTCCTTGGTGCTGTTGTTACTGCATTAGCTCCTATCATGGCAGTTGGTGCAGCTTCAATGCTTGCTCTTGCAGGAATCATCTATGCATTAGGCAAAGGCTTTGACCCACTTGTTGATGTCTCACTTAAGATAGGAAACCAATCTAAAGTCTTTTGGAAAGGTCTTAAAGAGATTGCTAAAGTTCTTAGTGGTCTTGTTGTTATCTTAGGTGTAGCAGGAATCTTAAGTCCATTAATTGCAGCTAGTGAAGCTGTCTTCTTGCCTTTAGGTTTCTTGATGATTAAGTTGTCAAAAGGTCTTGACTCTATCATAGATGTCTCTATCAAAGTTGGAGAACAGAAAGATGAATTCTGGAAAGGTCTTAAAGGAATTGGTGAAGTCATATCTACATTATTAGATTCTCTTTCAGATGTAAGCCTTGCTTCAGCTATCAAGCTTCCTATCATAACAAGAAGCTTAGTTCCTTTGTTTGAATCTCTTGGAATGTTTGTGGACATTATCAACAAGATGGAGACTCAAACTTTCTTGAAAGGATATGATAGTAATGGAAAACCTATCTTTGAGAAGATAGATGTTGATTACAAGACTGCAGCAACAACTATAGGAAACAACTTCTTAGACTTTGTCAGAACATTGATTCCTATCATTGATGACCTTGACAGTGATTCAGTGAAGCTTATCAAGAAGTTAGGTGGAGCTCTCCAACCTATGATGGATTCACTTTCTAAGTATGTTGACATCATCCTTAAGATGGCAGACCCTAACAAGCTTTCTATCATTGAAGGTTATGATGAGAAAGGAAATCCTAAGTATGGAGAGAAGAAGATTGACATCAAACTGATTGCTACTAACATAGGTGATTCATTCATTGCATTTGTCACTGAGCTTGACAACAAGTTTGAGAACATCAACAAAGATTCTGCTAAAAGAATAGAGAGGATCGGTAATGCATTAGGTCCTATCATGGAAGTTCTTTCTTCATATACTGAAGCTATGGAGAAGATTTCAGACCAGGCTAAGACGGCTTTGTGGATAGTCTCTGCAACAGCTCTCTCTACAGGTATCATCTCAGTTCTCAAGCTCTTCATGGAAAAGAAGTTCAATGATGATGTCTCTAAATATTATGGTGGCCGTTTACAACGAAGCCAGTTCAGCAAGATTAAGAATTCTTTAGATGACATTCTTGAGACTTACAAGTCATTTGGCTCTATTCTCAAAATGGCTACTAATGAGAATATTCAGAATGCTAAGAACTCTTTAGTGCTTGGCAAGTACTTGAGTGCTTTTGTTTACCAGATTACTCAAGGAAATCTTTTAGCTTATACTAAAGATGTCAAATCTAAAGAATATGAGAAAATAACAAGCCTTCTCAAGTCAATCTACCCAAGTGCTATCTACATTGAGAAGCTTGGTAAGATGGACATGTCTAATGTTGAGAACAACACAATGTCATTCATCAATGCTCTCAACAACTTTGCTAAACTTGACTTAGCTAACAATGCAACAACAGTTCTTAAGAATTCTATCATATTTGATAGGGCTCTTTCTAGAATAGACCAAGCATTGACTAAGAACAAGAAAGCTCGTCTAGCTGCTATGAAAGAGTTTAGTGCTGGAGCTGTGCAAATGGCTGAAAGCATTGACAAGGTCTCTAAGTCTGTAAGCAACATTACTAACAAAGACAAGCAAGACTTAGAGTTTGTAATCAACCAACTCAAGGAAATTGAGAAGACTAGGTTAGAAGAGACTACAATCAAGCTTGAGTATGAAAGAGCTAAAGAAGCTAACTTAGCTCAACAGACTGCTGAATATGCTAACCAAGTTCAAGCCGACAATAAAGAATTTGCAAGCAACATCCTTAACAAGACTAACAATGTCCGGAACAATACTACACAAGGAATGCTTGGTGGTTTAAGTCAAGAACACCTTGATGTGATTGTGAAGTACTTTAGTGATGAGATTACACAAGCTATCATTACAGGTCTTACTACAGGAATAAAGAAATTTGAATTGATATTCAAGAACAGTTCAGAGGTGGTTGGAGGACAGCTTGCAATAGGAAAGTAAAATGATGTTTACATATTTAAACAAGAAAAGAGAACTCAATTGAGTTCTCTTTTTTCATATCTTAAATTTGAGGAGATATTTTAGCTTTCGGGATATTTGATTTCTTCGTTAGGAACATCTACATAGTAAGCAAACTTGTCAGCTCCAATTGCAGCTAAGTTTCTTAATATGTCAACAACAGCAATGTCTTCTATTGTCTCGAAAGTTCCATACTTAGATTGCAAGTCTTCCCATGGTGTGTTAGCATCATAATCAAGAATCCTTAAGATATCAAGTGCAGTCTTTCTGTCAACGATTTCAACTAAAGAGAATTTGATGAAGCTTAACAATCTTTTCTCATTGTTAAGTTTGATGTCATTCTTTGAAATCAATCCTTTCTTAATGGCCTTACGAACTCTTGCTTTTAAATCAACTAATAATTTCTCTAATCTGTTTTGGTTGGCCATAATGTTTTATTTGAATTGACTTTTTAATTTTGGTGTGATTACTTCTACAACTGCATCAAGAACAAATTGGTATTTGATTCTCTTTCCAACCATAGACTCAATTTCTTTCTGAAGCTTAGTTACAATCTGTTTTCCAGTACCATTATAAGAAGCTTTCAAGTAATCATCAATATCTCTCTTGACTGTTTTCTCAATGAAACGTTTAACATCTTTAGCATCAGAATCTTTAGTCAAAGTAGATTCACCTTCATTCAAGAACTTGACGCCTTTAGCAGTCAAACCTGTTTTAGGGTTCCAATACTCAAGAATAACAGATTTCAATTTCTGTTGTTCTGATGTTGGAAGTTCTTTAAATTTAGATGTTATCATATAGTCAGTCTTGACTGCTTCTAGGATTGCAATACGTTCATTATCAATCTTAGCTTTCTTAGCAGCTAAAACTTCTGTTTTGCTTTCGTTGAGAACTTGGTTAAAATCCCTCATCTTTATTATTCAATTTTAAGTTTGAACAATGTGGTCTGCTCTATCTTTTGGTATAGACAAACGACATATTTTCTATCGATATTTATTATACTGGTGACACTCTGAAACTTTTCAGTAAAATCACTCGGCCGTAATACTTTTGAAATCTCCAAGGCTTCCATTATCTAACTTCACTACATCTTTCTTATAAAGATTTCCATAGTCATCATTCTTTACTTTCAAGATAAGTTCAGTTCCTTTAGGAATCTTCTCTATAGCTTTGATAATTATCATCTGGTTCGTCTTGTCATACTGATAATCAACATTAGGTTTTAATGAGACTTCATCACTTCTTCTATACAGACCACAATAACCTACTGGAATTCCCCATTCTAGATTAGGAACTATTTCAAAAGCCATGTCTCTTACTTTTCTTGAAGACATGTCAGACTTAGACAATATCTGAACTGGGTCTTTCTCTATAATGTCTCTTGGAAACAGATAATCAGTTGCTATCATCCTACCATTCTGATATTTAACTTTGTTGATTCTCTTGTTTCTGTCCCAAGGCTCTATCTTTTGAATAGAGTTTTTAACTTCTTCCCTTTCATCAAAATACTTTTTGATTTCTGGGTCTAGTTCTCTATTGTCTTGCTCTACAGGCTTCCCATCTTCATCAGTTTCATCAAATGGATTATAGAACCCTCTACGTTTTCCTTCATTTAGATGGTTTTCATAACTAATCTCAGGTATATAAGAATCAAAAATCTCAGGCATCACATATCTAGCCCAAAGTTTCTTAAGTAAAGGCATTGAGACATTTCCTTTAGAGAACTTATCAAGATAAGGTTTTCCAGTAATAAGATAACCATCAGCTGGGTCATCACTAGTCAGACCATCAAAAATCTTGTCAAGGTCTTTAGGAATCTGATAGCTCAAGTCTGTCATCTTGTTAGGATATACAACAAACTGTTTTGCTATCTCATATAGAATCCTCTTTGACTTCTTATAGATTGGCTTGTACTTTATCCTCAACAAAGCAGTCATGAAAGCAGGTCCATCTTCATACCATAATGAAATCTTCTCTTTGATGACTTTAGCTTTCAATGGGTTGAACTTCAATTGGTTAGGTCTGAATCTCTCAAGTAAGTCATTGAATTCTTTGACATCATTGAACAAAGTAGTAAACTCAAAAGCATCTAGGCCTTCACCTATGTTCCCATCAAAACTACCTAAGATTTTATCATACAAAGCATAAAGTCTCAAGTACAATTCTTTTTGAGTATTAGATTCGTTAAATGTTGCCATTCTTGTTTTCAATTTGTTTTTGAGTGTTGCCAGACAAAGCTTTCTGTTGCTGACCAGGTAAAGCTTTCTGAGAACCTATTGCCTTTTGATTTGTATTCATTTTAGAACCTTCAGGATTGAAGATGTATTCACCAATCTGAGATGCAAGTTCTGGATGCAATATCAAATGTCCATCAGCAACAGTCACAGGATAAATCTTGAAGAAGATAGAATCTCCAGGAGCTTCAAAAGTGATGAAGTCTTTCTGGAATTTTATACCTTTCACTGCTGTGATATCTTCACCAAAATTAATCAATATCACTGAATGGTTGTCTGCAGAAGAAAGCACCTTGAATGCATCACTTCTATTATATGGGATTTTATCAATATTATTTTTGAAAGCCTTGACATTTTCATCATTGATGCTTTCAATGAACTCTTTAGTAGAAGAAAGAAGGACTACACAAATCTTGAAAGCTTTAAGCTCTACACCTTTCTCACTAAGAGCTATCTTGAATTCTCCAGTAGGAGCAAGCTCACCTTTAGGAACTAAAGTCGGAAGTTGTTTCTGTTCTTCTTGAGGAATCTCTTCAGCTTCAGGCAATATTGCAACTTTAGCCTTAGCAAAGAAAGTGTTAGTGTGCTTCACTATTGTTTTCTTTTCTTCATTTCTAGGAATGAAATACAAGTACTTGAAACCTTCTAAAGAAGAAGCTTTAATCTTGCCATTGGTTTTCTTTATGAAACCTTCTTCATCAGTTTCTTCAGCTTCCATCATAAACACCTTCATCTCTTTGTCAACAAATGCCTGTACAAACTCGTTATAAGAGTACACTGGTTTTTTAGTAGCACCTATGATAACAGACTTGTAATCTTTAGACTTACTGAATGTGTCTACATTATAGACATCTGAATTCTCAAGCATTATAGCATTCTCTACTAAGAGCTCACTTTCTCTGACTGACTCATCTTTTTCAATATCATCAGGAACTGAATCAATCTCAATTTCATTTACTTTAACAATGAAATCTAATTCATCTGTTTCTTCAGAAGATTCTTCTCCAGTAGGAGTTTCTTCATCAGAACTATCTTGAACATTTTCTTCCTCTTCAGGTTTTTCTTCTTCAGGAGTCTCTTCAGTTTCTTCTTCAGGATTTTCTTCTACTTCTTTTCTCCAGTTAGCATCTACTATCAATGAATCTTTTCTCAAATTGTGTTTCTCATCCATCTTGCAAGATATAGAAACTAAGTAAGGACTTTGCTCATCATCATAACCTAAGTCTTCATGAATCTCAGATGACTTGAGGTTTATAGGTTGGCTCCATTCAGTCTTGTCATATGAACCTTCATTAATGAAGCTAGCATAAGGAATCACATCTAAAAGTTCATCAACATTGATGACTTGCTTGTTTCCGAAGTTGCTTGCAACTTCTTTTCTCATTCTAGAACCTTGTCCTTTAAGTTCATTCTCACTTACTGAAGAGATGAAAGTCACAATATGTCCAAGTGGCTCATCTGAAGTAGAGTTCAAGACTAGGTTGACAATGTCTTCCTGGGATTCGTCTTCGTCCGCCTCATTGAGTTTGTTGACTAGATGTTGGAAAATATATGACTCATTGCTTGCCGCGCCCTGCGCACTTCCTACATATTGGTATGAAACTTTGAAAGCTGCATTAGGATTCTCTTCTTCTTTTTCCTCTTCTGGAGTTATCTCTTCATCATCCTTATCATCTGTCTTCTCATCTTCTTGATTCTGAGGAGTGACCTTCTGGACTTCCGGCAATAACTTAGCAAAAAGCTCAAGCATGCTTCCTCTCAAGAAGTCTTTAAGATATGTGTACTCAGGTGATTTGTTGAACTCATCAATAGCTTGTTGCTTTGCAGTCCTAAGAAGGTTGAGATACTTTCCCCATAAAGCTATAAGACCATCCTTCTTAAGTTTCTTGTCTAAGATAGAACGATTGTTAGTGATAGCTTCTTGCAAGTTCCTGTCATAAGCTGCTATAAGGTCATCCATAGCCTTGTTCATATCTTTGAAGATAGTGTAGTCAGCCATGTCATGGTTACCTATTACTTGGTTGAAAATAGCAATAAGTCTGTCATGCAAGTTCTCATTAGTCTCTTGATTAAGCTCTTTGATAACATCAACTCTAGTCCTACGAGCTTTTTCTATGAATGGAGCATTGTTCTTGTTCTCTTGCCATTTCTTCCATCCATCTTCATCATTAATCTTAAGGCCTGTAATCTTCTCAAAATCATCAGCTATCTTGTTAGCACCATATTTGAAACCGTTTATAGCATCAGTAATCTGTTTAGCTTCAGACTCACCAAAAACTCTTTTAAGAGCATTTCTATATTGTTCAAGAATATCAGTGAAATACTCATTAGGTTTTTTATTCTTAGCTGGTTTTATCGAAGAGAGGTTCTTGAGTGGGTCTGAAACAGTCTTGAGTCCAAACCATTTAGTCTGTTTCTTAAGAAGCTTCTTGAAGTTCTTGTCAGAGCCACCAGCAATCTTAGGCATAGAGATGTGAGAGTTAGGCATAGAGTCTTTACCACCATAGTCATAGATTCCTGCATATTTAGCCATTTGGTAAGTAATCATCAAAGCATTTCTTTTCTCATCATTGACTATAGACTTGTAAGACACTTCATTCCATTTGTCACCATGACCTTCAATAGCAAGCTTGACAACTTTCTTCATGTAAGATTTAATGGCCATGAGGTTATGTGCTGAAATAGCAGAAACAACTGCTATTGAAAGCGAACTTGCTAATACACCTGCTGTAAATTTTAATAAATCTTCATTTAATCTTGGTTGAATATCATTGAATACAAAAAGCTCTATGAGATTATCATTTGGAATTATATTTTTGTCTATACGTGCCTTCATTAACTAATGAACTGTTTTTACTTTCTATCTATTGGACCTATACTATTCCTTAAGTTAGTAATTTAGAGGTCTGTTTTAACATTTTTTAACATTATTTTTCGGTCCTTTTTTAAAATTTTATAGGATAAAATCAAATCGATTATCGATCAATTCTTAGTAAAAATTCTAAACAAAAACCAACTAAAAAAATAGTCTATTAACAAAATTTAACATTTAAATAACTAATTAGAAATTAAAAAGTTAAATCAAAAATTATTTATAATGAGTATAAATTAAGACTATTTTTAATCAGGTACTTAATCGAAATCCCCAGGGTGCGTATAATAAATACCGGATTTCCGGAAACTTAGATATAGGGAAAGGATTTTAGAGAAGAGGAAAACTGAATTATTTCTTTGAATGGGGCATGGGGTGCTGGATGGAATTTCTAAAGATTTTTAGGTTTTATCCTAGGATTCTATTTGAGCATTATACACTTGGTTAAAATATTTAATAGAAGTGTTTTTCTTCTCATATAATTTAAAAGCCTAAAAATTTTGATGTCAGAATCTGAAATTGAAATTATTGCTAAATTAGCTTCGGAATGTTTTGTTACTGATGAATTCTATAGAACTTTAGAAGAAGACCAAGAAATTAGAAAAGAAATTATCAAGAACCTTTTTACTGAAAGTATTCGCATTTGTAATCTATATGGTAAGACTTATACTTATCAAGTTAATAGTGAATGTGTTGGGTTTGCTTTAGTAGTTAATTGGACTAAACTTAAAAATGACAAAAAATCTTTCAACTATCTGTTTAGTTCCTCTAATTCTAATTTAGACAGTAAACTTATTAAAGAGTTAGAATTTATTGAAAATATTTTAGGTAAAGACCAAGATTGGATATATTTGCTTGCAATTTGTGTAAGTCCTTCATATAGAAGAAAAGGGATTGCAACTTTATTGATAAGAAAAATTATAGAAGATTATTCATATTACAATATTTTTGCTGATATATCAAATCAGAATTCTATAGAACTCTATAGACAATTAGGTTTTGAAATTTTAGAAACTATTGAAAATTGCACATTCGTTAAACATTTAAAAGAAAATTAAAAATGGGAAACCAAACTTCCAAAATCACTTCTTGTCTTATCATAAAGAATGAGAAAGATAATATAATTCCTTTAGTCGAAAGCCTTCTTAAGTTCTCTGATGAAATCATGATTGCTGATACTGGTTCAACAGATGGGACTTTAGACAGGTTGATGGTCTTTAGTGGAGATGACAGAGTCCACCTTACTTTTTTTGATTGGACTGACAATTTTGCAGAGGCTCGGAACTTTGCCTTCAACCAACCATCTAAATATACAAGTGAGAATGACTATTTCTTCTGGTGTGATGGTGATGATATCATTGATGACAATTTAGTCAAGGCTATTCTTGAACTTAAGAAAAAGAATTTTGAGAACTTTTCTTCTGTAATGCTTGACTACAAATATCCAGATGGGAACTTCTTATGCTTAAGACATTCATTCATAAGAAAGCATGATTTTGAGCAATGGGTTGGTATTGTCCATGAATATCCTTGCTTTAGTGGAAGAAATGGAGTCAAATTCATAGATAGGAACCAAGCTTATCTTTATCATGACAAAAAACCTAGAATCAACTCATGCTTGAGGAATCTCAAGATATTCACAAACAAGTACCTTACAGACAAGACATTAGACACATTCTCATTAAGAGACTTGTTCTATTATGGTTATGAGTTCTACAACAATGGGATGGATGAGGATGCAAAAAGGATATTCGATATTCTATTAGAGAAAGGAACTGAGAGCAGGCAACCAGAATGGCAAGAATATTATTTTGTGACTGCAATCACTTACATAGCTGAGATGAACTTCAGAAAGCAAGACTTAGAGACTATGTTCAGTTATCTCTCTAAAGCTATGAAGTACTTTCAGGTCCTCAGAGCTGACACATCATATTATCTTGGATATTATTTTAGAGAGATTGGAATGTTCGATAAGTCTAGACATTATCTCAATTACTGTAAGAACTTAGATTACAAGGACTATATCAACAACACTTTCTCTAATGAAGAGTTCTATAAGAGGAAAGCTCTTGAGTTGCTATGCAATGTGTATTGGTGCTTAGAAGACAATCAAGCTTCTTATGAGTCTTATAAAGAGCTTAAAGAGAAATATCCAGAATCAGAAGTCATTGATATGAACAAGGATTGGTATAGAGAACTGAAGATGAAAGGAGAAATTCATGACTAAGGAAGAAATCAAAAAATATTTTACAAAAGACCTTAAGAATATATTGGGTCGGTTCAACTATCATATTTTCTTTACTGATGAGGAAAATTATCTGAATATCATGGACTATCATACATTTGTCAGAGTTTATTTTTATGATGACAATATAGAAGATAAGAACATTCATCATTTCTATATTTCAGATTTGAGTGTTGAAGAAGGATTTAGAAGAGAAGGTAGAGCAACTAATATGCTGAACCATATAGAGGCTATAGCAAAGCAATGTAAAATCACAGAATTGTACCTTAAAGCCGACAAAGATTCCTGGATGTATGAGTGGTACTTGAGAAGAGGTTTTAGAGACTACACTTTAGATGAAGAAAATTACATTTGGTTACAAAAATTATTAGAAACAAAAGATAATGGAAAAGAAGATTAAAGTAGTTCTTATAGGAAATTATCCTGAAGACAAGATAAAAGACATAAAAGACCGTAGGTTTCCAGAACCTTATTATGAGTCTGGATTTGAAATTGTTCATTTCATAGATGATACTGATATTTGTCAGAAACTGTATTCAGCTTCTAACTTTGATGTTATCATCACATTCTATAGCAATAAAGACTATGAAGAATCTGGTAAAACTTGGAATGAATATTTCTATTTACTTTATCCTCATTTGTTTGAGATTAGTCCAGTTATTTCTAACAAATGGATTTCTATAGATGAAAATGAAAGTTCTGATAAAGTTGCTGAGTTTGTTATAAACACTTTCTTCAAAGCTCAGTATTATTTCCAGAAGATTCTTGGAATGTTCAGTATCATAACACCTTGTTACAACACTTCTGAAGAGATGTTCATGAGACTTTATAATTCCATCAAGAACCAGACTTACAAGAATTGGGAATGGTTTATCTTAGATGATTCAGACAATGGTGTTGGTGTCAAGCCTTATCTTGACAAAATTAAAGACTTCAGAATAAGATGCCTTTCTAATGTGACTAACCGTGGTAATGTAGGCTATAACAAGAGAATCTTAGGCATGGCTGCTCATGGAGAATTCATCTTAGAAGTAGACCATGATGATGAGTTGATGCCAGAGTGTTGTCAGAAATGTGCAGAAGCTTTTGAGAAATATCCAGACTGTGGCTTTGTCTATTCGAATGGAATAGAACTTAATGGTCCTGACTCTATAATTGAATACGGAGAAGGCTGGGCTTATGGACAAGGACTTTCTAAAGAATTCACTTATAAAGGAAAGACGTTCTATGGAAATTATACACCAAACATCAATGAGATTTCTATAAGGTCAATCATGTCAGCACCTAACCATGTCAGAGTCTGGTTGAAAGCTGTATATGACAAGATTAATGGACATAACTATAATTACAGTATCGTTGATGATTATGAACTTATAGTCAGGACTTTCTTAGAGACTAAGTTCTGTTATGTTCCTGATTTCCTTTATGTCCAGCATAGAGAATATGAGACAACTCAATATACAAGAAATCGAGAAATTCAAAGGTGCAATCAGCTAGTTAAAGAGATTTATGATGAGAGAATTCATAATAGAATCTTAGAATTAGGATATAAAGATAGTATCTGGAATGAAAAACAGAATTGTTCTATTATGGTCCCTACACCAAAACCTCTTAACCAAAAATTCAATTACATCTATGTATGAATGCTGAGATTGAAAAGATAAAAGAATTCTTTAAGCTAAACCATATATACTTTGCCTCAAACACGAGGAATCCTCGTGTAGGTTCCTTGTTTGAGAAAAGTTATAATCTATATAGTCCATTGATTGATGAAGAGACTGACAATTTCATTCTTATAAATGGTTCTAACTATAACTATGGGTACAAGTGTTTCCTTGAAATGATAGAGTATGCACTCTATGGAAAGAAATATCCTCGGATTGATTATATTGTCTATATAGATGAAGACTGTTTCATTTCCGACTTGAAGACTCTTAAGAATATTGTTGAAGATTTCATAAGTAGTGACAGGACATTTGCCGGAATACCCGACGGTGGCGTCTGTTGTCACAGGAACCACAATAATATTGCAATCAATACTTTCTTCACCATCTTCAACATCCGCCAAATTAGAGACCTATTCAAAGGAATTGAGCAAGACCAATTCAAAAAACATATAGTTCCAGCTATTGAATCATACTCATTTGAGAGGTTCTCTAAAGAATGTCCTTATAACAAGATGAATGAGTTGTTCAATGATACTAAAGTATGTGCAAAACATTCTACTTTTATCAAGAACTTTTATGGTGAACCTGAATATTGCAATATAGTCAGAAATGACCCTAACAATCCTATAGAGCCGCATCAAGAACCTTACTCAAGCAAGTTAGACAATTTTGAACCTTACTACAAGTTATTCTTCTATCTTATGAAGTTAGGTGCTAAACCTTATTATATTGTAGGTGCTGATGCTTGGAAAGACAATGAGAAGAATGTCATAGACAACATGGGAGGCATATGTACAGCTTTATTCTATAACTATGTTCCATTCTGTTACCATACATGGTTTGCAAGATGCTATGTTCCTGAAGCTGATATAGAACATGTCAAGACTCTGCCGAATAGTGAGTTGTTCCTAAAACATACTGATAGGATTAATCAAGTGTACAATTGGGTCATAAAACATCAGAGAAAACTTTAAGACATGCCTAATATAGAAAATCTAAATATGAATGGTTTCAGCAAAGGTTCTACAGCAATCTTATACAACAAGAATTGCTTAGAGTCCTTGGAACCTCTTATCACTTTGCTTCATGCTCAGGATTTCATCCTTGAAATCAGAGTGTTAGATGAGTACTCAACTGATGGTTCTCAGCAGTTTTTAGAAAGATATGATTTGTATAAAGTCAAGCTTTACAAGACTCATGACACTCTAGACAGAGCTAACAAGCTTTCTGAAATAGCATATTCTGTTACTGAGACCGATTGGATTATATTCTTCCAACCATTTGATGTCATGACACAGAAAGATATGGACATCATATTCCATGTCACTCAACAAGAATATGATGGAGTTGAGTTTAATTATGAAAACTCTTATGCATATTCTTTCAGAGCTATAAGGACTTGCAAGTTCCATGGGTTTATCAATAATCTGATTCCTGAACTTAGGTTAGACTTAGCATACACTAATGTTGCAGAGCTTACGATTCAGAAAGAGCCTATGGTTTCTAAATCTATAGCAGACCATTATCTAGATATGCTCAAGCTTTTTGCAGACAAAGAGGAATTCAAGAACCCTGAATATTGGATTGAAGCATACAAGTATAGTCTGACTTATTATCCTACTGACATCAAGAAAGCATGGTACTATCTCAATAAAGCAGAAAAGTTAGTGGTTGCTCTAGACAATCCAGACCCATATACTTATACCGACATCATGACAGCTAAGGCCATGAGTTATTATGCTTTCAATAAAGACATTTGTTTAGAGTATCTCTTGAAAATCCAAAAGCATAACTTGCAGTTAAGACTTGATATTGTCTGGTTTGTCTTCAAAAATTATTTTAAGGATAAGTTAGTCATCTCAGCTTTAGACAGAAGAAACAATGACTTTCTTGTTGGTGAGTTCATGACTAATCTTTATATGATGAGTAGTGGAGAGAAAGACAAGGCATACTGGGCAAGCATGTACTATGACCGAGTATGGGATGAGTACATACCTGGAATGCTTGAATGGTGTAAAGAAAACAATCAAGATGCTTATGATGAGATGTTGAACAAAGCTCAAGAAATCAATCCAAATTTTAGACCATGAAGATAGTAGAGTTTGCAACTAAATATAACATCTGTTTTGTGACAAATGGATGGAGAGGAGAATTAGGAGAAAGATGTCTAAGTTTCTTTGGCTCTGAACTTAATGACCTTAAAGACAGAAGAAGGTTTGAAATCTTTTATGGACAGTATCCTTCTAATGTTCTAGACAACAAAGAGAATTATCAATACTGGAAACTGTTCTATGGTAAAGAAGTCTTTGTTCATCTGCTCAAGTCTTCTTATTTCATGAACAATTTTGATTATATTGTTTACTTTGATGAGGATTTGTTCTTGTATGATTGGGATACTTTCATGAAAGCTTTTGAAGATTTTGATTTGGATTCTGATTATAGTGTGATGGCTCCACCTGATGGTGGTATTGTATGCCACCGGATGAGATGTGCTGAGACTATGCCTAACACTTTCTTATGTGTCTTCAAATGTAAAAAACTCAGGAATCTTAAGTTCGATGAACTTGAGATGGAAAAGTATAAAACCCAAGAATGGTTTCATAAGACTGAATGGTATAATGAGCATTTGGTAAGAGCAAACAGACTTAGAATAGAAGTAGAGAACTTCAGAAGAGGAAAAGAACTTCTTTATGTAGAGCTTGTAAAGAATCATGTCCTTGATTCATTTCCTTATGAGAAGAAACTAGTCATCAATGACAAAGACATTCCATATGTGATGCTTGATTCTGAAGATACTAGATTTGATGGATTATCAAAAGACAACTACAACCATATTGATACAGAACCTTATTATGTTCTCTTTTATTACTTGATAGCAAATGGTGCAAAAATAAAATATCTTTTTGTAACCGATTTGTATAAAGATGAATATAATAATGTGGTTGATGATTATGGTGGTGTTGCTAGTGAACTGTACTTCCAAGGAAAACCATTTGCGGTCCATACTTGGTTAAGCCGAATCTATATAGATTGTCCAGCTTTCAAAAACAATTACGAGAGAATTAATAAGATTTACAATTACGCTAAAAAGAAACAAGATGGCCTTGACCTTCTCAGATGAAAATGGATTTGTTGACCAGCAATTGTTGTTCAATGTAAAGGTTCTTGCTACTAATGTTCAGATTAAAGAAGAACTTAAGAAGGTACAAGAGATTTTAAGTTCTGTTTTAAAAGCAACAGAAATTAACAAGAATGGAAATATAGAAAAATTATGGGATGGAACTTATCAAAGAGAATTGGATATTTCTTTTGCTTTGAGAGAAGTAGAGAAAGTCTTGAAAGCCTTCTTTGATGAGTGGTTCCCAGAACTTTATACTAGGATTTCTGTAAAGAAATCTATAGAAAAAGTCAAGCTAGAAATCTTTACTGATACTGGCGATGTCTATTATGATTTTATCAATATGATTTCTGAGCCTAATAGAACATTTGACATCCTTGAAATTATAGAAACTATCAAAAGAAATGCATAACAAAATGTTAAGAGAATTTTTAATCGTTTTGTGAAACTAGATATATAACCTGTGTTTAATAATTATTACTTATTGTTTAACTTTTTAAATTTAACTAAAATTGAATTTAAGTTTTAAAAATTTAGGTCCTATTGATGGATTTATCCAGTGGCTTAAAAACTTTGCCACTATGTCTCCTTCCTTACTTATTGAAGTTGATGCTGAACAAGAGAAGTTTGTCTCTAAAGCTTTTACTGTAGACAAAGGACTTGTCAGGTATTCTGAAATCTCATTTGCTGATGCTAACTTAGCAATTGTTGAAGGTTCTGATATTCCTGCAGTTCGTCTTAAGTTAGGTATCTTCTTGATGTTACCAAAATTCATTACAGTTTGTGAAACATTCTCAACAACTGACTTTACAATCCAGGTTGATTATGAAACATTGAATGAACCAGGTTCACCAGCTCATGGAGAATTTGTTTCAGATGCAATTAGATTTGTTTCAAAATCACTGAAGATGACAGTCAATGAATGTTCTCCAGCAGAGTTCACTTATCTTAGTGATGAGATTTTCAACAAGTCAATCCATGTTGCTAATGATGCTGTCAAGATTACTGTGACACCAGACCAAATCAAGAACCTTATTGCTATCTCAGGAATCTTTGCAGCCGATTCTAAGAAAGACATTATGATTCTTTACTCTAAAGAGACTGAAGATGGTGCGGCAATCTATGCTCGAGACAAGAACACTTTGTATGATTATGAGCTTGGTTCTTATGTTCCAACGGGAAAGTTCCAGTCATTTAGTGCTTCTATCTTCAGAGAGAAATTGATTCTTTCTATGAAAGGTGTTCCTGAAGAAGTTGAACTCTTAATGTCTACAATGAATCCAACTCGTATCTTGCTAGACACTGTGTCTGGAACATCAAAAACTGTAATTTCAATAGTAAACGAATAAGAGACAAAAATATAACATGATTAATAGCGTTTATGCCCACGTAACTCCTCTCAAGGATTTTGATTGGAGTGTATATGAAAATGGTTTCAATGGTTCAAACCTTGTAGAGAACAAATCAATCAAGACAAAGAAAGGTGACAAGATTTATTGTCATGAGAAATATGCAACATCTGTCTACAAGAAACTGAATGGAGATAAGAATTCAGAGAATGTAGAAATCAAAGACTTCTCTCTCAATGGAGCCTCTAAAGTTGTTGCAATGGAAATCCTCAACAATGATGAGATGTTAGTCTCTACAGCAGGTGGTAATGCAACTGTTGTGAACCTCAACAAAGAAAACAAGTTCTTTGAACTTTATGGTGGTGACAAGAATTCCTTCATTCACTGGATTAACAATCCTGACACGAACAAGCAGTTCATTGACATGGACCTTATGGTCAAAGTCAATAAGAATGGCAAAGGTTCTATGATTGATGGACACACATACAAGCTTTACAAAGAGTATCAAGAACAGATTGAGAAACCAACTAAAGCTTATTATGGAAAGGTCAATGCTTGTCATAGAGGTGGTTTCACACTTGAACTTCAAGGTGTAAGAGCTTTCATGCCTTACTCACTCTCAGGAATTGAACGTGATACAGACCCAGAAACAATTGTAGGAACTACATTAGAAGTCATGATTGACTCATACTCTAAGAAGAGTGGTTTCATTGTGTCACGTAAGAAGTACTTGAGATTCATCTTGCCTGCTCAGCTTGCTAAACTTGACACTACAAATCCATGGAATGGAACTATCACTGGTGTTGGTGCAAAAGATTCACCTTACGGTGGCAAGAAGTACTTTGGTATCTTCATTGAGATTGAAGCCGATGGCAACAAGTATACTGGATTGATGCACAAGACATTGATGTCAGATAAGACTTATGCTGACTTCAAGGCTCTTGAAACTCAAGTAGGTTCACCAATCAGTGTATGGATTCATGAAGTTGTAGGTGACAGAATTGTCTTCAGTGACATTGAGCCTGAGAACCGTGAAGAAATCTCTAAGATACGTGAAGCTCAAGAGGAAGAAGAGAAGAAGAAACTTGAGTTGAAGTATAACAAAGAACATGGAATTCATAAAGTATCTGAAGAAAAACTTGACCAACTGGTTAATCATTTCAACGGATAGAACATATAAGGAAAGTCCTCTTTTTGAATCTGAGGACTTTCCTTTATTCTCTAATAAAAATGACTCAATACAATAAAGAATTATCAGTAGAACTAGAACAAGTAACTCCTTGGAAAAGAGCTCTTAACGCCGCCAGAAGAACAATAGGAAAACCTAAACTTGATAAGAATCCTTCTAAACATTGGGAAGCTCAAGCAATTCTTGCAGAACATAGTCCTATTAGAACTGTATGGTATTCATGGACTTGGAAGAATATTAGGACCTGGATTACTTCGCATATGTCAAGACATCATGAAGGATGTGAGAAGTTTATACATTCTCAAAGAGAAGACCGAAGAGAATTGGATGTCCCTAGAGATGAGTTACCTCAAGGTTCTCTTAATGACATGGATATGGAAGCCAATGTTCAAGCTCTTATCAATATTTCAAGAAAAAGAGTTTGCAATAATGCTTCTAAAGAAACAAGAGAAGCTTGGTCTAAAGTTCTAGATGAAATTGAAAAAGTAGACCCAATACTTGGAGAAAAACTTAAGTTAGGACGTGAATGTGTTTACAGAGGGTTCTGTCCTGAATTCAAGTGTTGTGGATACTGTAATACAGAAAAATACCAACAAGATTTAAAAACTTATAGAAATACAGAATATGCTAACTGATTTGAATTTTCAAAATTATAAAGAGATAATTCAGAATACTGATACAGTAGTCATTGACTTTTGGGCTCCATGGTGTGGACCTTGTAAAGCTTTAGGTCCTACTATCGAAGCTTTAGCTGACAAGAATCCTGAAGTTCTTTTCTCTAAAGTGAATGTAGATGAAGATGATGACCTTGTTTCTAGATTCAATATCAGAAATGTTCCTACAGTTATCTTTATCAAAAATGGAAAAGAAGTTGCTCGTAAAGTAGGAAACCTTCCTATTGAAACTTATCAAGAAGAATTAAACAAATTGAAATAGAGTATGCCAATACCAAATAATAATCAGCAAATGCAATTAAATGTATCCAGAAAGGACATTATTGATGCACCTACAGTACAGTGTGAATGTGGACATAAAGTCTTCCAACATGCTGTTATATTGAAAGAAGTTCCTGGTTTCATGCTTGGAATGGGACAAGACTCTGTCATGATGCCTATTGAGGTCTTTGTTTGTGCTAGGTGTGGAGAACTTGCTCCTTCTATCAAGAATGACCCTAACATGAGGAACCTTCTAGAAGGAAAGAAAAGAGAAGAAACTAAATCAGGTTTAATCGTTTAAGTTCTTATTTTATAAATACTTACAGAAAAATATCATATCAAACTATGGAAATTATTGCGTTAGTTTTTTCAATTGCAGCCTTAGCTGTAGCTTTCTTTTATAGAAAACCAGGTCCTGAAGGTCCTCAAGGAAAAGATGGAATTCAAGGTCCTAAAGGAGATAAAGGAGAACCTGGACCTAAAGGTATAGATTCTACTGTTCCAGGTCCTAGAGGTTTTCAAGGAATCGTTGGTAGAGATGGAGACCCAGGAGAACCTGGTGAAAGAGGTCCACAAGGATTCCAAGGACCTGAAGGAACTGGAAGTGGAAGTCCGGACACACCAGACCAAATTCTTGAAAAATTGAATTCTAAAGATGTTCTTGAGTTCAAACACTCTAAGATTTTAGCAGATTCATTTTATGAGGTCAAGAAAGACTAAAAATAAGTTTAACATTTAATTTAAAAGAGAAAAAGAATTATGGTAATTACACCGAAATTTGGCTTTTGGGCCGTTAAGATTGTTATTGAAGCAGAGAACGACAAAGGAAAAGTAAAGAAACTTCGTGAAACTCATCTTTATGATGCTGTCAATCCTACAGATGCTGAAGCACAAGCTACAAAAGAAATGGAAGGAACTATCTATGAATGGTCCATTAAAGGAATCACTAAAGTTGACTATACTTGCATAGGTATTCCTGAAGAAAAGAAGTAAGTTTTTGTTTCATATTAATAAGTGTTAAAAGCTCTATCAGGATTTTTCTTGTTAGAGCTTTTTTGTAAATTTGCAGATATGAAGAAAAAATCAGAAACTATAGAAAAAGAAAAGGTCAATTCTAAACGTCCTAGAAAGACAAAAGAAAACTCTGATAAGATTAATCAGAAACAAGAAAAACCAAAAGCAGAAGAGCCTAGGATTAATTCTGAGGAACCTGATTTAGCTACTAAAAGAAAGCTTCTTTCTAAACTCAAGCAGCAACCTAATTGGGAAGACAGAAGTATCAAAGAATGCCAGAAAGCTTTAGAAGAAGTCAACTGGGATTACAATGCTTTGTTTGTCAAGAAGAAACGAAGAAAGAAAGTAGTTGAAGAAATTCCAATCATAGAAGAGGAAGAAGTTGATGATGAACCTATCATTCCAGTAGAGGAAGAGAAGAGACCAGAATATATTCCTGGTCTTGATTCTGCTTGGGTCTTGAAATACCGTTCAGACTGGAGACCTTCAGAACTTAACCTTCTAGATATAGTAAACAAGAAGTTAGGAACTTCATATGAATCTTGGAATGAACTTTCTGAAAAACATGAAGACCTTTCTGAAGAGTTTCTAACTCAGTATGAAGGATATGTCTCTTTCTATCATCTTTTCAAGACACATAATCCTGATAACTACTCAGAAAAATTCAAGAAGAAGATGAAAGACCATTTTCTTATCGCAGATTTAGATTTAGTTCCACGTAATTACAAAAGACAAAGAGATGAAAAAGTTATTCAAGAAAATTAAAGACTATTTCTTTCCTGTAGGTACTCTTACTTCTAAATTGAAGTATTCTATTGACACTGACTATGACTTGTGGGTTGAAGAACCTGGTTATATCACACTATGGTGGTCTATTGACAAACCTGGATGGTCATTCCATAATGGCTCTAGATTAGTTCTTGGACACTATTATCATGATGGTCTTAAGACTATAAGAAGTCTATACTCATTTGGTAGGACTTTCAAAAGAATAGAAGATGCAATCGAATTTGCAGAAAAACATCCTAGACTTATTGACCTTTATAGAGAATATTGCAAAGACTCTAATTGCCTGAAAGGAAAGCAAGAATATAGAAAAGCTGTAGCTAAAGAGAGAAGAGAAAAGGCTTTAGCTACAGCTTATAACAATCAATAAGACTTAGCGAATATTACTGCTTCACCTTCATTAATGACAAGGTTTCCATAGATGTCTACAGCTTCAAGTTTGAACTTGTATTCACCTTTCTGAGTAGCTCTAGCATAAATGAATGGATTGATGACTTGCCATCTCAATCTGTTCATTTTTTGTGTAGTGTTAGTATAAAGACTCCAGATAGACTTGTATTCTTTGAGCGCTTTCTTCTCTTTATATCTAGATGTCACTCTATACTGGTTTCCTTGCATTAATGAAGCTGGAATATCATACTCATACAAATCTGCATACAACAACTTAGTTTCTGAAAGCCAGTCATTATAAGCATCTACAGGAATGAACTTGCATATGTTGAATGAATATGTAGAGTCAATGTAGTCAGCAATCAACCAGTCATTTTTAAATCTGACAGTTCCATAACCTTTGCTCTCTATTGTATTCTCTCTAGCTTCTAAGATATATTGGTTGTATAATGAGTTAGCATATGTTGCTCTTACTGTAATCTTGTCATTATAAGTCTCTTGGTACCCACCTTTAGAATAAGTGAACCAACCTGTAGTTATAAGCTCTTTGTTTATGATGCCTTCTACAGTATACACTTGTTTGTAGATATAACCACTAGGTTCTCCAAACTCATCTAATGGAGCAACGTTCACAACATCAACATTCTTTATCCTATAAGAAGCGCTTGCAATATAGTCTTCAAGGTTATTGTTTCCAAGTTCTGCATCCTTTCCAAAGATTATCTTGATGACTTGTCCTTTCTTGAAGACAAAGTTGTTCTTGAGCATAGTGTTAGAAAGCTTGAATGTGCTTTCATTATTATCATAATCATTCTCTATAGAATCAGCATCTATCAAATATTCAGAGACATTAGAAGCAAAGCACTTTATCTTTCCTGAATTCACTTTCTCAACAAGCTCATCATTAAGTTCTTTGAACTGGCTTCGAGTTCCAGACTCAACACATTGGATGTAGTTGTTGTTTGCTTCATCATTGTCTTGAACGGCTTTGAAGAAACCTGTCACTGTATATTTTCCTGCAATGCCTTGAGAGTCTTCATCTTCTTTATTCTCATAGTGCAAAGACATCTTGATTGGGTCATAGAAGTAAAGATTGATAGAAGCATCAACAACAAAGACATTGTTAGCATCTACATTCTCATCAAGGATATAGAGCTTGAGTCCGGTCCTTTCTCTTTCATAACTATCACCAACCACATTAATCTTATAGTCAAAGTCAATGCTCACAACTCTTTCTGTCAAGTTTTCTAAAAGCAAATAGTCATCTTTCTTAGGAGTGTCAATGACGTAAGAGTTAGTAGGATAGGTGAACAAATCTAAACCACTTGAATCAATACCGTATATCCTAGTGTTAGGCAAGAACCTAGGCTCTTGGTTATTTAAGAAACTCTTATATTCTTCTGAGTATATTTTCTCACCATTAGCATTCTCCCATGTAGATATATCAACTAGCTTTCCATTCTTGTTGAAAGCATAGAACTCTTTGTCATTGTTAGATCTTGAATAAGGAGTAGAGACAAATATGTTAGGTGCATCTGCATAGACATGACATTCCTTTTCAGACTTGTTAGCATAGATGTTGCCAAACTGGTCCCATCCTTTAACGCTCATGTCATATTTTCCTATATGGTTGACTGAGACATCAATGAATTGGTTTATAGTATAGCATTCTTTAGTCAAGTCTAACTTAGCTTTCTCGTATTGTCCTACTCTGAGGTTCTTGAGATGTTCAAAGTTTGCAGAGATGTTGTCCTTGACATAAACCTTCTTAGCACTGGCATCAGCAATCACATATTGGTAATCTTTGTCTTTAGCTGGGTCCCAACCAGGATTGCTGCTGTTCTTGATTCTTATGTAATCTAGACTTGCGTCTCTTGAAGAGTCAATGACCATCTGAGCATTGAATATCCTGTTAGAAGCAGAATTCTTGAGAGCAGTTATGTCACTGGTCATTGAAAGAATAAGCTTGCCATGACCATTCATGAACTTGTCTACATTGAAGACCCAAGGATTGAACTTCTGACTGTAGTAATTGTACTCAGCTACTACTTCTTGCTCAGTGTTTCCAGAACTGATATCAACATGTTCATCAGAAAAGTTGATATAGGCTTCCAGGTTTTCGCCTTCATCACAGGTGATAGTTCCATTATAAATGTCTAATATGAACTCACTGTCGCCTAAATAACAACTAGAGGAAGCATCTAGAATCCTGTCACCATTCTCACCATAAGTTTCTGTATTGTAAATGACAACATCATAATTCTTTATATAGAACAAAGGAACTTCATACTTAGGAGAAATCTCATACTTGAAAGAAGCATTCTCTCTAGGAACTAAAGTGATGTAATCATAAGACACTAGCTTAGTCCTAGAATATTTCTTGTCATCTATCAAGTAGTAGTTGTTAGCTGATGTGTCTTTGTACATCATGTATCTGTAAGCTTGAGCTTCGGTGTCAAATGCACTATTTACTCTGTAGACTACCGACTGGTTTATATTTCCATACTTCTTCCTGAAGACACCATCAGCAATTTGGATTATAGGGCATTTCTCAAACTCACATCTTGGAACATCATCATGATAGACATAGATTTCATTGTCTCTAATCCAAATAGGATTGAGACTTCCATCCATAGTTCTCTTTATAGAGTTGACTATAGTTCCTGAACTAGTCTTGATGTCTAAAGAATACTGAAGCTCATTAGCTAGCAATGGTGCATTGAATGGAGCTCCAATTGGAATATGAAGCTCATTGTTCACATCAAACTTGTCAAGGATATAAGTGTCATCTAAAGGGTCTATAAGGCCTTTTGGTATGATGTTCCTTTCTCCAGTAGAATCAATACCCATTGCAGAAGGTTCTGCACTATATGCATTGTTCAAGAACTGACTGAATGAGACTTGTTCAAAATCACCAACAGTCAAGTCAGTGAACTCTCTCATAGTGCACTTCACAACAGCAGAACTGTCTAACATAGTGAAGTCATCATCACTGGATATCGCTGGTATTGGATTGAGAGGAATGTTCTTTATATAGTCAGCTGTGTAATACTGAGTAGCATAAGCCGGGTTCTTGAACCTTTCAAAATAGACACCTTCACCAGTTATGTCAGTAATCTTGCAGTTTACACCTATGATATATCTCTCTAACCAGTCTTTAAGAGCAAAGAGCTTAATAAGGACTTCTTCATTTGAATACTCATAAGTGTTGACAGTTCCAGGAACTTCAAATATGAACTCATTAGCAGAAGAACCTGATTTAGAAACTCCTTTTATGACTTCATTATCACCAGTCTCTTTATTGATTTGATAACACATAGAAAGCTTGTTAAGCTTCTTGTAATCAAACCAAGTGTTCCAAGCATCAGTCTCACTTTCAGCGTTCTGTAAGTTTATCTTCTGAAGCTTAGAACTCAATGTCTCTCCAAGTGAGATGTCCATTGACTGGTAAGCCATGTACTTCGAGTTCTGATTATCTTGACCTACATACTTGAACCATTCTTTGAATATGATGTCTGTATACCCTAAGAACTTGACAGCATTGATTAATGCTTTATAAGTTCCAACATAAGGAAATATCTCAGTATATGTCAAGAAAAGCTCTTTGCTCTTCTGATTCACTAAAGGCCAGTTGATTCCTTCTTCTTTAGGATTTATTTCCTTAAAGAGAGTAGGATACTTTATAGGGTCTGGGATTCCAAAGTTAGTAAAGAGAGTCCTGTAACGCTCATCTTCATCTATAGCTTCAGCACCAACATGAATCATTCCAATATTAGTATAGTCATCTCTGATGGCTCCATCTTCGTCAGTGATTTGGTCAACAAGATAGACTTGTATGAATTCTTCATAGACACCTTCAATATCACCTAAGAAACCTACAGTGAACTGAATAGGTTCAGTCTCTTTCTTCTCATCATATTCTAAAGAGAATATTTGTTTGTTCTTCCAAATCAATGCTTCTTGAACATAATCAGAAGTCACAAACCTGATAAGCCTGTTATTGAGAGAGAAAGCAATTCTTTGGTTCTTGACATTTGAGCTAGGTCTCTTATGAATAAACTTGTTAGTCTTCACTTCTTTCTCGTCAGTTTTTTCAAGGATGAAGATGCTTTCACAAGAAACCAGATTTGTAGATACTGGCTCTAAGTCAATGTTTCCTGTTATTGAAACTCCAGGATAATAAATTGGATTGAGATAGAGGTTATCTAAAGAATCTTCATCTATCTCTATTTTAGCTACACAATAATAAGTCTTTTCTTTATACCCAAGATTGTAAGTATTCTTCTTATAAAGAACTTTGAAGTTTGCTATGTCAATCTTCTTGATGAAAGTTCCACTATAGTAAAAGTCAAGCTCACTTACTGGGCCTAATGAGTCTTCAAAATATCCATCTTCTCTTTCTATAGCCTGAGTAGAGAGTATATAGTTCTTTCCATTAGAAGTCATCTCTAATGAAGAAAGCAATCCATCTCTGTTTATGAGAGCAGAACCTTCAGCACCGGCACCAAGACCTTTTTCTGAAGTCTTTACTCTAAAAGTCAGAAGTGGTGTAGTCTGGATTGTAAGTGGAAGTCCATTGCTTTTGAAAAATCTTAATTTGCTTAAATTAATCATAATAGGTTACTCTCAAAAATTAGTTGATAAGGTCATAAGCATCTTTCTCATGAGTTATAGAATACTGGAGCTTTATTCTCTTGACTTGGTCAATCAAAAACTCTATAAGTCTTTCTATCTGCCTTAAGTTAGTGTCTTGTACAGGATTAGAGAATAATTCAGGAGACAAGACATTCTTAAGAATATTCCCATGATAATTATACCCTAAGTTAGTATAATTGTCTCTCCAATGTTTAGAACTGTTCCTAAATGATTTAGTATTCTTAAGTAAAGGCATTTTAGAAGTACTGATTTGTTCAGTCCTATTTATGAAGGAAAACAAAAAGAGCGACCTTTTCAAGTCGCTCTTTTATAAAGAATTAAGAATGATTTTAGTGTCTTTCAAGATTCTTGAGTCTTCCTTCAAACTCTTTAATCTTGTACAACAAAGCTCCACATATCATAGAGAGTGCAGCATCATAGTTCACTTTCTTGATATCTTGGTCTGAAGTGCTTACTAACTCAGGTGCAATCTCTTCAAGTTCTTGAGCAATCATACCATATGAGTAGTTTCCTGAATCAATCCATCTGAACTTCTTAAGAAGAGCAGGTGATGCATTGATAATCTTCTCAACAATCTCATAAGGAACTTCTTCAATCTCGGTCTTCATTCTAGCATCAGAAGCTTCATAGAATGCTGGAGCATAAACTGTGTAGTCAGTACCTATATCACCTTGAGTTTCAGTAGAACCTTGGTATCCTTCAGTAAAGAATGGTGTTCCAGTAGGGCCTTGATATCCTTGGAATCCTCTAGGACCTTGAGAACCGTTTGTTCCATCAGTTCCATCAGTACCTTTAGGACCTTGATAACCTTGATATCCTTGGAAACCTCTAGGACCAGTCACACCTGTTGCCGGACCTTGATAACCTTGATATCCTTGGAAACCTCTAGGACCAGTCACACCTGTTGCCGGACCTTGATAACCTTGATATCCTTGGAAACCTCTAGGACCTTGAGAACCGTTTGTTCCATCAGTGCCATCAGTTCCTTTAGGCCCTTGAGAACCTTGATATCCTTGGAAACCTCTAGGACCTTGAGGTCCAACTGGACCTTGTGCACCTACAATACCAGTAGCAGGACCTTGATATCCTTGGAAACCTCTAGGACCTTGTATACCAGTAGCACCAACAGGACCTGTAGGACCTAATGGACCAATAGGACCAGTTGGACCTTGATAACCTTGGGGACCTTGATAACCTTGGAAACCTCTTCCACCTATCAAAGAAGATTGAGGAACCCAAGAGTAGGTCTTATTACCATCATATCTTAAGAAAGTATTAGATGCAGCTCCAGAGACATCACCACCCGGAATGCTTGAAGTACTAATACTTTGCTTGATTGCTTTTAATGTATGTTTGTCATTTGGGTCTGTATCAAACCCTGTTATTACTTCAACTGAAGGTGATACAATTGCATCTCCTACAGATATATCGACCTTAGTGATAATGCTTGCTGGCTTTTTAGTAGCATAATCCGCAGACATATAGACACCTTCTATATCTACGAAAGGACTAATGTTGTTGTTAACACTATCAAGAAGGGAAACTTTTTGGTAAGCCATTCTTAATTTGATTTACTTTAAAATCTGGTTTATTTATGCGTAGGATTCTCTTTAGGAACTTATACTATAAACAAAAGAATCTCCTGAAGGAATAGATGCAGAGAACGGAACCTCTATCTTAGTAGAGTCTTCAACACCATTAACTACTTTCTTCTTATATGATTCAATAGTGAAGTTCTTATAACGATTCTCCATTGCTGGAGCAGAGAAATAGTTTGATTGGCCTGAAGCATTCTTGAAAGTGAGATAGTAGTTGTATGACTCATTTGCTTCAAGGTTATTTACAGGAACTAGTTGGTTAGAAGAATAAGTTCCTATTATCTTGCAACCAAGAGCTTGAGCTCTGGTTTTAGTTGCACATTTTTTATTAGAGCCTATTGAGCCTTGCTTTCCTATATTATAGGCTTCAAGCTCTATGGATATCTTACCTGACATCTTTTACATATTTCGAATTACCTGGGATAAATATCCCAGGTGCTAAATGCGACTTTTATCACATAGATAGTGAAATTTCAAAGTACCTTTTCTTATGAAAACTATTTTTGAAACTTCTCTTTTCAGAGACAAATGCTATAATCCTGAGCTTGGATACCCATTTACTGAAATCAACAAAGAAACTATCTCTGAAATGGAATCTTCTACTCCTCAAAAGACTTACGACAACATTCTCATAATTCTAGACAATGGACATGGTGAAGATACACCAGGTAAACGTTCACCTGATGGAAAGTTCAGAGAGTATAAGTTCTGTCGTGAAATGGTCCAAGCTATTTCTGAAGGCTTATCAACTCTTGGTATTCCTTCAGTCATTCTAGTTCCAGAAGAGAAAGACATCTCTTTGTCTGAACGGGTCAGAAGAGTCAATGAGATTTATGATTCTAACAAAGACAAGATAGTCTTCTTGATTAGTGTTCACAACAATGCCGCTGGTAATGGTTCTACTTGGATGAGTGCAAGAGGTTGGTCTTGCTATACATCAAAAGGAACTACAGAATCTGATGCTATAGCAAAAGACCTTTACGTGGCTGCAGAGAATATTGTAGGTCCTAAAGTTCTTCGTAAGTTCAATGGTGATAAGAAACTCGATTGGGAAGAGAACTTCACTATATTGTCAAAAAGCAAATGTCCTGCTGTACTGACCGAGAACTTCTTTCAAGACAATCACCAGGACGTGGATTATTTGACATCAGAGAGCGGATTTGCCGATGTCCTGAATATTCATATAGAAGGAATCAAAACGTTCCTAAGAAACAAAAAAGCAATTGATTTTTGAAATCAATTGCTTTTCAAGTTTTTAATTTAAACCATATTCCTTAAACCATTCATCTATAGGTTTTATAATATCTCCAAACAATTCTTGGAACTTCATAAGAACATTCTCAATTCCATTATTCTGAACTATAGTTGCAGTTCCTAACTTGATTATATCTTCAGGTTCAGTTCCAGCATAAAGTAAGAACTGGAATATATGATAAGAAGTTCCTGTTTCTTCAGACTCTTCTGTATCTACATCTAAAGTAGCTACATAACCAAATGGGTTGAATATAGTGTTGGCAAACATTTCAAGGTCCATCAGACCAATACCTTTAGTAATTCCACCATAACCATAACTAGCATTCTTCTTTTTCAAGAATTCAAATCCTTTCTTGAGAGCGGATTCTTTCTTTATGTCTTGAATGTTTCTCTTGATATCTTCATCATAATCAGTTTCTTCATCAGAGAATTCAAAGCCTTCATATAACTTCATAATCTCTGCTGAATTAAGTTTCAAGTATTTTCTGACCTTGTCTCTGAACTTCTCTAGTTTTTTAAGGACTTGTGATTGGTACAACTCGTCTGATTTTTCATTAAAGAACCAACCTTTAGCATGTTGCCTTACAAATTCTTTAGCATCTGAATTTTTGAACATCTCATCAACAAAGATAGCAAATGATGCAGTTAATGATTTAAGATGCTTGCATCTGAAAGTAGTCTCAAAAACTACATGATAATCAGACCTATCAAACAAACTAGCTTCTTCATAATTTCGATGAATATCTATATTACTAGAAGTAGCTAAACGAATATAGTCAAAAACTATATCATTTCTATATTCTGAAGGCTTGAGTCTCTTTTTCTGATATGGGTTTTCATTAGAGTCTTTAGTGTTTTTATATCCATCAAAAATACATAAGAACTCAAAAAGGAAATTCTTAAGCTCAAGCTCATATTTGATTTGAGCTATATTCTTGGAAAGGTCTTGGTCTATCTTGTCATCATCTTCATTGTCAAAAGAGAAAGCTTCATTAAGGTCAAGGCTATAGAAAACTTTGTTGAATTTCTTTCTGAATTCATTAAGTCTTGGTAAAACAGGCTTTAAGTATGCATCATCACAATTGTCATTAAAGACCCAAGATTCAAAATTTTCTTTTATGAATTTGACAATATCTTCTTCTTTAAAAATAATACCAACTAATTTAGTTAAAGCCTCACGAGATATTTTTCCATTTTTGACTTCTACTGGAAATTTTTTATACTTATCATAATCATATTGAATATAAAAATCATAATTTGATGACATATAAAAATTGATGATTGTAGACTGATTAGTCATATCATATATTTTGTCTCCAGCTTCTTCAGTATTAAGGCTTTCAGTAAATACTGACAAGAAATCTAAATATAAATTCTTAAGGACTATATCAGTCTTTAGGTTAGAAACACTTTTTGAAAAGTCATTGTCTATATCTCCTCCTTCAAAATCAAAACCCTCATTAAGACCAACATCTTCATTCAATAATTCTAAATAGTATTGATAAATTTTTCTTAGAATTCCTTTGTTTCTACATTCATAACCTGAAAAATATTCAGCCGGTTTATTTTTATAACCCTCTTTATAGACATAATAGTAAATTCCTTGAGTTTCTACATGAAGACCAAGTTTGTTAGCCAAATCAAAAGCTAACATAAGAATTTCATAGTTTTTATTTAATTCAGCTTTTCTTGAAAGCATTATTCTTGTTTCTTTCTCTTTAGCCTCTTTGAACAAGTGCTTAGCCTTTTGTTTAGCTAATTGTTTCTTGAATTCAATATCATAGTTATCTTCTTCAAAATCAAATGCTTCGAATATGTCGGTTCTCATGGGATATCTCTAGAAATTATCTAGATATTTATAGAAACAAAAATCGAGAGAAAGAATTATCGTATGATTTTCTTTTCTCTCGATTTCTGTTATAAGCTTTAGGATTCTTCTCTACTAAAGTCCTGAAGCAAATCTGTTTACCATGAAGAGCAATCTCTTCTTCTCTTGATTTCTTTCGTGAAGCCTTGACTATCGACAAGCTATCATCCTTTTTCTTTCGATTTTGTTTCATATTTCAAAATGTGTTCTAGCATGATTCTCAAATAGACTTTCATCTCTTCATTATCCTCGAAATCTCTAGATGTTATCCAACAACCTATAGTGAAATTCTTATACTTACCATTAGAATCTTTTTCTAATTGGTATACATCAAACAAAGGTTTCTTTTGGTCATGGTTATATAAGAACTTGACTTTAAAATCGGAAATCTTAAGTTTGTCACTTATAGCAGGACCTATCTCAGCTTCAGTAATATCAAACTTAAGTTCAGCAATGTTTGGACTTAGATTTATGATTTTCCAAGAATTGAAAGCATCTAGCATTGCGGCTTTCTCGCAGATAATATCAAGAAGTTCAGAAGTTCGATTAGGTCCAGCCATGACTTTAACATGATTTAACTTGAATATTTATGTTTTTAAGTCCTTAAAGTCATTTTTACTATTGAACCTAGATTTGTTGAACTATGGGAAGGTACTATTGATTAATTTTTCCATTTACCTTATATTTACAATAAAGACCTACCACTTGTGAAAGCAGTAAGTCTTTACTATTTTAGTACTTCTTTTCATTTATCATAAAGTGTTCAAACTTGTTCTTGATAACTCTCATATCATTGAGGTACTCTTGAACTCCATCTTCATCATAGAGAAAATAGTCAAGTTTGTAAATAGGAACATTTATACTGCATGAACATACTCCACCTTTCCATGTATCTCTCTTATCACCTATACTAGGATTGAAATGCAAGTCTAATGAAGTTTTGGTCAGATACAAAGGAATTCTAAACCATTTGTAAATCTTTCTTCTCCATCTTCTTCTTTCTAGAAGACCTTTGACATCTGTCTTCTGTACTTTTCCAGACTTAGTGATATATGACTGATAAGTCCTATCTATAATAACATAGTCTTTATTATTAATAAGATTGTACTCATCTTCAACTTCTTTAGAAGAAAACCAGGCTTTGATAGAATCATTGAAGTACTTAGTATCTACAAAATCATAACCCCAAGGCAAATCTTTGAAATGATAAGCATAAATTTCTTTACCATAAGCATATATTATCTGACTTGGAAATTCTCCATCTACACTATAGAACCCAAAACAGTAATGACTTTCATGTTTGAATTTTTCTTTCCTGCCAAAAGAACCAAAGAATGTAAAGTGAATCCTGAAAATATCTAAACTGAAGATATATCTAGGTCTTTCAAAATCTTCATTTTCTGTTCTAAAAGAGATTTGATAACCTCTTGTAGTATTCCCAATGTCATACCAAGAACCATGCCACCTGAAATAATTGTCAATTCCTTTATTCTTTAGGAATGTTTCTGCTAGATAATCTAGCACTATGAAAACTAAAATTGTACTTAAAAATCCTATCATTTTATTTTTCTGTGTTAAAGTGTCTAATATCTGAAAATCTCAATTCTTTAAAAATCTCTATACAATCATCAAACAAATCTTCACTCATACTGACATGACTGATAACATATATGTTAACTTTCATCTCTTCAGAAAACTCTTTCAAGAACTTGAGTATCTCAGCACTGTTAGTAGGGTCTATAGAAGACAAGACTTCATCTAATGTAAAAATGTTTATAGATGGATATTTCCTTTTGATTAGCTTGAATATAGAACAAAGAACAGCTAAGTCAACTCTCTTGTGTTCTCCCATACTCAAGGTCTCTGTATTGATTTCATTTCCAAGGTCTGTAATATGAGAGTTGAAACTATTGTCAAATGTCAGAGTGTAAGGAAAGTTCAGCCTGATTAAAGTGTCTTTAATTTCAGCATTCAATCTAGGCAAGTAATTGTCAATTACTTGTTTCTTAACACCATCTATAGAGAACAATGACTGCAAGATTTCAAGGTTATTGATTTTCTCGGTATTCTCATTGATTCTTTTCTTAGTGCTTGCTATGTTCTCTTGAGTATTGTTGATGATATTCTGGATACTCTGGAACTCAGCACTGTTCTTGATAAGATTTTTCAGAGAGTTGTTGTCAGCAGTTAGCTTCAATATCTCTTGGTTTAAATTGTTGCTAGCACTAGACAATTTCTGGTTAGCCTCTAAGTAAGGACTTTTAGCTGTCTCTATTTCTTGAATCTTGACTTGGATTCTTGACATGTACTCTTCAGCTATCTTCTTGTCAGACTCTAACTTGTTTCTGATTTCATCAAAGTCTTGTGAATGAAGAGAAGAACCACAAGTAGGGCATTTGTCCTGTTCAAACAATTTAAGGTTCTTCAGAATAGCCTTGTACTCAGTATTCTTCTTAATCAGTTCAGTATTAAGTGTTTGCTTCATGCTTTCATATGAAGACAGCACTTTCTGGATTTCCTGGTACTTTTCAGAAATCTTGACAAGAGTCTGGTTATGGTTCTCTATAGTGTTGATATTGTTCTGGATACTGCTTGAGATAGAACTATCATTATTCTGCTTGATGTTCTCTAACTCATGTTTTCCTTGCTCAACTGTTGCATTCAAAGAGAATATGTTAGCATTGTCTATATTAATATTGCTCGAAATCTCTTTAATGTCTTTTTTGATAAGTTCAAAAATATGATTTATGATTTCAAGTGAAAAGACTCTGTCTATAATTTCTCTACGGTCATAAGGGCTCATCTTTAAAAATGACTTGAAATTGATAAGTGACAAAGAGACAATATTAGAGAATAGAGTATATGACATTTTGACAATCTCATTGTCAATAAAAGATTGAGCATCTTTAATACCAACCATATCTAGATTAGTTCCATCTTCTTTGAAGATGTTCAGATAAGTAGGCTGGAATCCTCTTTCTATGATATAAGTCTTGTCTCCTTCTTTGACAATCCCTTTGATATATCCATTCTTGTTCACTCGATTAGCGATAGCATTCTTAGAGATGCCGTCTGCTTTACCGAAGAGCAAAAGCTTAGTGATATTCAGGTAAGTTGATTTTCCAACACCAGAGTCGCCCTTAATCATTACTAGGTTACCATTTGATGGATATTCTATCACTTGAAATTTCTCTCCAAATGAACCTATATTCTTGAATTCTAAATGAAGTATCTGCATAATGTTTTAATCCCAAAGTGAGTGAAACCATTTTCTGAACAAGTCGAGTCCTTCTTCAACTTGAGCATCTTGTTCTTTAGTTAGAAAGAGAAACTCATCACTAGTCAAGAGCTCAAAAGCTGTAGCCATCTTGTCTAATATCTCACTCCATTCTTTATCATCAGCAAAGCAAGCTGGATATCCGCAATGGTCTTCAGCAAAATCTCTAAGTCTCGGAGCAATGAACCTAGCTATTGTTGAATCTAAAGACCAAAGTTCTGACCTATCATAACCTTTAGTCTTTCTCTCATAAGCAAACTGAGGTTCTCTCTTGTCATCTTTATCAGTCAAAGAGAAATTGATATTAGGAATGCCAAGGTATTTTGGGTCTACTCCTTTAGTTGGTATCTTCTTTCTGACTGAAGCTTTAAGAGAAGAAGGAATCACTTTTATTTCTGATTCCTTCTTTTTTATTTTAGTTTCTTTTTTACTCTTCATCGAATTCTTGATTTGCTAAAGTGTTATAATAATTGAACAAGTCTTTTATTTTCTTTTTTGTTCCAGGACTTATATTCATACTGTCAATATTGTTTTCGATTAGTTCATTCAAAGAAATTTCTTGGTAGTTCTCATCATTGTTCTCTAAAGAACTTTCAAGATTCTTATTGACTATAATTTCTATTCTTTTTGCTTCACAACTATTCAGAGATACAAACAAGTCATTGACGTTCAAAGTCCTCAAATCACTCTCATTGATTATTATATCAGTATAGTTGTTCTTGAGGATTTTCTTAAGGTCTTTGATAGTCAAATCTATAATAGCATCGTAGAAACATCTTTGGAATATAGGACTGTAATTGTTCTTGAAGAATTTAGGCTTGTCTTTGGGTTTCAAGAAGTTTATTCTATAGACACCTTTGTCATTACCTATGTCACTTCTTCTCAAGTGGTAAGGTGAACCTACATAAGTCACTTTAGAAGTCTCTTGTCTTTTATGGATATGACCTGAATATATCTTGACATTAGCATTCTTCTTGAGGACTACTCCAGTATTAATGTTCTTGTTGTTGTCATACTTAAGACCCGCAATGTCAGTATGGGTGAATATCAGGTTAGGGCTTTCTTTGTCTGAAGAGCCATAATCATCTAAGAAGTCTTGGATTATTTTAGATTCTTTTTGGACATCACCTTGATGAGACAACAACAAAGCATAGTTCATCAAGTCATGTTCTGGGTCTATAGCTGAACATATTACTGTAGGAGTCTTTATAACATGGACGTACTTATGTCTTTCAAAAACCTTAAGTGAGTTGATGTTGTTGTCATAACGCTTGAACATGTCATGGTTTCCTATAATAATATAGACTGGAAGGACTTCAGATACTTTGTCTAATATGTCTATGGTCAAGTTGAGAGTGTCAATTGATATAGACTTACGGTCATCAAAGACATCACCTAATATAAGGACAAAAGAATCTTTAGTCTTGTTTTTCTTAATCAATGGTATGAAGAAACTGTCAAAATAGTCTTTGATGTTCTCTTGCCAAGACAAAGAGTTGTTTCTGACGCCTAAGTGAATGTCTGATATGACAAAGGCATCAGTAAGGTCTAGTGCAATAAAATCAAAATTAGTTTTCTCAGTCATTTAGAAAAGTTTTTTAGAAACTTGCATTTTAGATTTCATTCCGTGATTCTCATAAAGGTCTTCTAATATTTCACCTTTAAGCTCTACAGAAAGAACATCATGCCAAATCACATTATAATTGAAGTCAAAGAACTCATTGATTGCTAGAACAAGTTCATAAGCGGAAAGCTTTCTGATTTTATCTAGTTCTTCTTTGACATAATAGAACACTTTAGTAATATCATTCTTCTCTATCTTCTTGAGGTTCTCTATAGGATATTTCTTTGCATAAGGAGAAGAAATGAATATCTGGAAAATCTCTTCTTGAGTTTCTTTTCTTTCTATAAGTAAAGCTGGGTCTTCTGTTGTAGATTCATCATACCTGTCAGAGACAGCTGGGTCAATTTTGATTGAAGAGGTAAATACTTGGTCATTCCCACCTTGATTGTAAGAGTTGTTCAGAATCTTACGGGTAGGCATTTTGTCTAATTTTTCTGCCATGAGGATATTTGATTTGGAGACTTGAAATAAAAATTAAATTCTTATTTCAGTTTTCCATTGTTTGTAAGGTAATTGTTAAAAATTATATGGGAATTTTGTCAAGTGATTAAAAACAAAAATGAGGACCTAGGTCCTCATTTCTTTATAAATTGAACAGATTCTTATTGACTAGTTCAGTAGCTAGCAAGTCTGCTTGACTTAAGCTTTGTGGTGGAACATTCAACTGAGGCATATTGCCATTGTTGTTTCTAGACTTAGCATCTATAACTACTCCTGGAGTTTTAGACTTGTTCCAAGTTCCTTTTGCTAATTCGTCTACAATCTCTGCATCATTGATGATTGGACTTGACTTGTCCTCTTCAATTCTCAAATATGATTTCTCTAGCAAGAACTTCTTACGTTCTTCCATATGGTCTGTTGCACGGTTTGCAATAATCTTCAAGTAATATTCACCATTAGCTTGCATTGCAACATCTCGAATGATACCGAACAACATGTCGATGGTAGCTATAAGCCCATATGACTCTCCAATACTAGAATAACCCATGTCAACAGCTCCAGCTTGTGCTCTATTTGTTTGTGTTGCTGTTATTACACACCAATTGTTTCTTTGAGCCATAGCTCTCAAGTCTTCTGCTAGCTGTTTGATTTTCAGATAAGTGTTTTCAGAATTTGGATTCCTATAGTTCTTAAGAATATTGATATAATCAACAAAGATATTCTTGAACTTGAATGGTTTTCCGGGCAAGCTAAGTTGTTCTTCTTTCTTTAATAAAGCAGCTTCCAAATCAAACACACTAGCCGATGAAGTTGGAAACTCTTTGACCCATAACTTTCCAGGTGTTATAAGCAATGAATCAAAATAAGCTTTTATTTTTTGTTTGAATGCTTCAGTATCAGCTACAACTTTATCATAATCATATGTAGAGATATTGAACAAGTTAGCACCAATACGTTGGTTAATCATTTCAACTTGAAGTTCTAGTGAGATATAAGCAGAGTCATGTCCAGCACTTACACTCTTAGCACATAAGTTCTGAAGCCATATCGACTTACCAACTTTAGGTGCTCCAGCTAAACACCATAAAGAACCTTTCCAATAACCTCCTTTAGAACACAAGTCTAAGAATGGATATCCAGTACTAGTCCTTTTAAGATTTTTTACTTGATGTTCTTCTGGATTGAAGAAGTCTGAACCTTCATCATCATCAAAAGTCATCTGAGTCTCACTATTGAAGATAGTCTTAATCTTCTCATTAATCTCTTGATAATTCTCTATAGTGATATCAGGAGAGATAGTCTTGACATAACCAATTGTTGTCCTAAGACCTCTCATTGTATTAGACCATGTCAACCAAGCTTTGACATTTGACTCGAGCCAATCTTCTTCATATTGAGAAAGCTTGTCTAAATGTTGATAAATCATTTCAATAGCATCAACTGGAACTACATTGTCTTTTCCTTCAGACTTGACTAGGTCGACTGCTTGTATGAATGTTGGACACTCTTTATATTGAAGAGCAAATGGTTTTAGAATATCAAAAAGAATATTCAAGTATGTTGCATCAAAGAATTCTCCTCTGCATTTCATTGCTAGGGCTGGATTCTTTAATACGTAAAAGAAAATAACATTTTGTAAGAATTGGTTCATAGGTTACTAAATTAAAAATTATCAATGTTTATAGAACTCTAAAGGGATTTGATTAAATCCCCTTTAAATTTCCTACCATGATTTTTCTATGGCGGTTGCCGTCTTTCAGAACTCTGTAATAGTGATAGTCTTTATCAAAATCATAGAGTTGATTCTTCTCATCTTCAATATCAATCTCTTGGTCAATGTCTTTACCTAAAAGAATCTGCTTGACAAGCTCATAAGAGATAAGAGGAGCATTATATTTTCTAAAATAATGTTCCATCTTCCCAGAAACTTCAGTATAGACTGCACGGTTCTTTTCTCTGATGTCTTCTTCGATGATTTTTTGGAACCAGACTTTGCCTAGTTCGGTATTGTCAGTTGCACCACATATAGACTTTCTACCAAACTTAGTGTCTTTATATAAACTAAAAGCAACTAATTTACCATTCTTGAAGCATAATTTCCAGATATCTGCTTTTCTCAACAGCTCTTCTTTAGTCTTAGCTGTGGCAAAGCCACCTATGTAAGAATAAGCTCTTTGTAAGTCATCCCAAATTTCATTAATATACTTGAGCTTCATCTCTTCATCATCAGGCCATAGAGTCTTAAAGCTTTCAAATAAAGGCCCAGCTTCCATCTCATTAAGTGATTCATAGACAATATCTTGCTCTAGTTCTGGATTCCTATATTCATCATTCTCTAAAATGTTAATTATCAAATCCCTAAGGGCGTGAAGTATATAATCATCTTCAAGCCTATGTCCAATCTCATCAGTAATGATGATATGACTTTCTTTTAATCTCTTTTTAAAAAACTCATCATTAGATTTCTTGATAGTCTCATCTCTGTTTGAAAGAATCGCCCAGATAAGATTCTTGTTAAGCTCTATCTTATCATCTAACTTAGCTTCATATCTTCTGAACTTATTCAAGTCATATTCTTTAAACTCAAATGAAACCGCCTTGTCTTTTCTTGGATTCAAGTATTTGTTCTCTCCTAAGAACTGTCTTAAGTCTTGAGTTGGATTCACTGCAGGATTGACTACAACAACTGGTATTCCTATATTGTTGCATGACAAAGCATAAAAACCACCTAGGGACGTCCCTATGATAAGGTCTATCTCTTTGTTATTAATTACTTTATTGATGTAGTTTATTGAATCCTGGACGTCGCTAGATACTTCAGGCGCTATGATATTGTATTCAGATAAAGCAAGTTCTAAAAGTCTGACTGTTCTTGAGTTAGGAGAACTTGCAAAACCATGTATGTAAAGTATGTTCGATTTCATACAAATATGTATGCTGGAATTTTGCTTTCGATTGAAGACTGAGAAGGCTAGGAATCCGGTTTTGCAATCAAAAAAGAACACCGTATCCTAGCCTTAAACCTATTCTTTAAGAGAAGCAGGAACTAAACATCGTCGCGAACTAGTGTAGTATGAACTCCTCTGAAATATTAAAGGTTAATTCTCACTAGTATTTATTGAGACTTATCAAGCTACTATAGTCACCCATTGTGGAAATCTGGATAGTCTTGACAAGAGAATTCCAGATTGCTTGAGCTTCTATATTAATAAGCTGATAACTGTTCTTCAACTTCTGTCTTCTCAATCCATTCAGAAGAATCTTGAAGATGTTCTCATAAAGCTTGTTGCTCATACAAACTTCTCTCACAAACTTGTTTGGAATAAACTCATAACAAGTTCCTGCATAATAACCAAATGTAGGTGCTTCTAATTCTTCTGGAGTGATATGATAGTACTTCTCGTCTATGTTTCCATATTTCAAATACTTTTCGAAGAGGTTGCAAACACTCTCTACATAAGAAGCTGTAATCAAGTCACCATAGTCTATAGTCTTAATCCATTTACAGAAGTTGAGGATAGTAAGCTCCATACCAAGCTTAGACTGTTCAGAGAACTTGACTTCAGATTCTTTGAAGATTATCTGATAAATGTCATTACCATTCTTGAAGATATATCCTTCAGGTTTCTCATCAGCAACAATGTCTTCTTCAATCAAAGGAACATCTTTATAAGAGAAGTTCCAAATCAAGAATTCAGTCATGTCTTTGTAAGTCCTGTCAGGAGTATTGTTGATAATCTCTTCTAGATAGTTTTCATTGAATTCAAAGACATCAGCAGAAAACTTGTCTAAGTACAGTTCAGAACCTTTAGTAGAGACTAGATATGAACTGAACAATTCATTGAAGTCTAATGTCAAGAACCTTTCATCTTTGACAAAATCAAGTTTCTTATTGTCAAAAAAGACATCATTCAAGAAATACTTGAATCCATTGTTGTATGCAATTGAATAAGAAACTTTAAGAGGTTTCTCACAAGGTAAGAAAAAGAATCCAAATGTATATCCTACAAAATCTTGAAGGTTCTCTGCAGTCAGTATGACTTTAGAAAGGTCTTCAATAGGTTCTCTCCACATCTTAGAAAGAATAATGTCTTCTGGTTTGATTAACTTTCCATTAGACTTGTAGAACTCTACTGAATTTTTAGAAACTATCTTGACTTTAAAATAAAACATGTCAATTTTTTCATAGACACGACATGTTCTTAAAAAAGAACAGGCTTTCTCAAAACCTAGTTCTTTAAGTTCTTCTATATCCTTTATCATTTTATTTTGTTATGACTAATGATGAGAATGGTATTTTACTCCATTCTCATCAGGTAACTACCGAATTTCTTTATCTTAATAAGAAAATCATCAATGAGTGAAACCTCTCCAACATATTCAGGGTCCTTGTCTAGAATATCTCTGAGCAGTATAACTCTTTCTTTAAGAACCGTTGCTAAATTTACAGGACATTCTATAGGAAGATTGATACCAACTATATCAGTAGGATTGAACTGACTTGTAGAACCTTGATATGATTCTGCTAACTCATCTTCAAAACTTGAGATTTCGTTAAGAAAATCATCTATAGTCTCATGTCTTGACTTTACTGTTTCAGCCCAGTGCAAGTTCTTGTAACGTGTCTTGACACCTTCTATGAAATTGAAGAACTGAATCATAGTTCCTCTAAGGTTGCCATTGTCAGATTGTCTCATGTTTTTTAGACCTATATTGAAGGAGATTTCATCTTCATTAACATTCTTTCTCATTTGAGTAAAAAAGGATTGTTTCTCCTTATGTATTTTCTTTTACAAAGGAACAGTTACTGTTTCATACTTAGAAGGCATGGAAACACTTCCTTCATCACTCACTTTAAACGTCTCGAATAAAGCTTGAAAGCTCTTTTGTAAAAGGACTTTGTCAATCTCTTCAAAAAGTTCTTGCATGTCTTCTAATTTGATGTCTAACAACCGCATTGTACTTTGGTTATTCATTATCAAATGTACAGCATGAGTTGTTCCTTCTTCTCCAGGATAACGAGGTTCTATTGAAGAAATCTCCTCAATATTGAAAATGACTTCATCTTTATAACTTACAAAAACTAAAGTTCCTACTTTGTTGATTTTAAAACAGTCTTTCATGGTTCTATCTTTTCTACTTTAATTGTACCCAAATTTCCACTTGGCAATGCTGGACTTAAATAACAATCATATCCATATTCTTTACCCTCGGCCTTAGCTTCAGCTTCTCTTTCTTTAGCTAGAACATATTCAATAGTCCTGTAAATCTGATAAGAGTTTCCTATATCTGGAGTATTGTTATATCCATACGAAGCTCCGGGATATCTAGCAAATTCTGGAAACAGAATGTTCTTGATAGCCTTAAGATGTTCATTGACAAGCTCTTTATTCTCTAGATACTTGTTAAACTCTTCATCAGAGAACTTACCATCTTTGTCTCTAGGAACTTTATTCAAAAGATTCCATAACAAGTTCTCTATGACTTTGTCACCAAAAGAATCAAGTTGTCCGCTCAATCTTCGGCTCCAACATTCAATAGCTTGAGATATAATCTTAAGTTGTTCTTTGTTGCATGTTATTTGGTAAACTTCTTTTGTAACTTCCATTAGAATAAAGGATTAGAGCTTTCTTCGACCGTAGAGTCTTCAGCCTGATATTCAACAAAGTCTGTAGTAGCAGCAAGTTCTTCAAGATTTTCAATGTCTTTTGTCAGAATTTCTTTTTTAGAGTAGTCTTCATTAGCACCCACAATCTTGATGATTGTATAATAAAGACCTTGAATCTTTCCATGAAGGATATTGTAAGAATCCCATTTCTTAATCTCTTCAACAAGACCTTCTTCTGTAAGCTCTGAATCAGTCAGCTCATAAGCTACACGTATAAGAGCTTTCTTCAAGAAACCATCTTTACTTGCATAACAGATTTCGACATAAGGTCCTATCTCTTTTCCACTTAAGACAACAGTTCCTTTACGGATGTCTTTTCTGATAAAGTGACCAGGACCTTTCTTCCATTCAGCAATGTAGTTGTTGTTAGTATTGTCTTCTAACTTGTAGATGACATCATCAATCTGGATGTTGATTGTCACATGGTCTACACGTATGATACTCATCTTTCGAATATCAACATGTTTCTTTATCTTGATTTTTCCTTTCTCAATTGCATTCTGAAGTTCATGAATCTCTGGTGCTTTGAACCATTTGATTTTAGTTCCAACTTCTTGAACTTCAACTTCTGAGTCTTTTACAGCTTTCCTCATCTTATTTTTTCTTTTTTGTTTCTTTTACAAAGTTGTTGCCTTCAATCTTATTCTTGAACTTAAGCAAATCAGATTCCATCTGTTCAGGAAACATCTTAAGTGCACTATGAATATCCTTCAAGCTTAGTTTATATGTCTTAGCATATTCTTTGATTACTGATTCAGGAACTTTCTTCTTAGATTCTGTCTCAGCTTTTGTTCTTTGAACTCCTTTAGTAAATATGAATCCTGGAACTCGTGTATAACCTTTTGCTCTCATGAAATCAGACCAACAATAGATGATTTCAACATTGTTGATACAATTCAATTGGAAAGCATTTGCTTGCATAGGAAACCCTATACCAAGCATTCTGTTAATCATGAAGAAGTTTCTATCTAAAAGACTCTTTGGAACTTCTCTAAGCTTAGATGGATTACAGAAAATATAATTGATAATGTCAAACAGACCTATTTCATCAGACTTTTCTTTTTTCTCTTTGACTACTTTAGGTTTTTTCTCTTTGACTTTCTTTTCAGATTCTTCTTTTGGCTTTCTTGGCATCTTCTAAAATCAATTTTAAACGTTCTATAGAAGCTTTTGATTTCGATTGAGTAAATCTATCCCTAGTTTAAAATCTTACTCTAGGAGTGCTTATAGTGATTCCTGAGTCAACGTCTTCAAAACCTTGTACAGAGAAAGTTCCTTGAGGCCATTTCTTTTTCATGCCTTCTTGAAAGGCTTCAGCAAACGTTGGTTTCCAGCAAACTATTTCTTGGTGTCTGATAAGAAAGTAACCAGAGTGGTAGATACTCTTGAGGATATCAAAGTAATTCAAGAACCATTTCCAGTTCAAGTGGACTTCTAGATTTTTCATACTATTTCTTTTTTGATTTTTTCTTCTAGTTCAGGTATGAACTTTGTCTCAAGAAGTTTAGAGACAAAGAACTTCTCACAAGGGTTCTTCTGGATTTCCATAAGCTCTTTAGCTCTGCTAAGATAATAAGAAGCATTTCTGTATTGGTAAAGCTGGACACAACATTCAGCTACAAAATAGAAGATGTCATATCTTGGGAACAATTCTATAGAAGTTAGCCAAGTCTCTATAGCTTGTTGTAACTTTCCATTATTCTGATAATACATTGCTATAGAGTCATAACAATTGACGACATCTGATATAAGCCAAGCTGGTCTTAGCTTATGCATTCTGATGGCAATGTCAAACGCCGCCCAGGCTAAATCGTGTTTTCCGGCCATCTGAGCAGACATTCCATAAAAGTAAAAATCTCTGACAGTATTCAGCTCATTAGCTTTTAAAGCTTGTTCTGCTATATTGAAGTACTTAATTGCTCTTTCATGAACTTCTTCAACCGTCTTCAGATGTTTTATTCCAGTAGAGACAATACCTATCTTGTATTGAGGTAATTCAGAGCCATCTAGATATTCATGAACACGACCTTTGAACTGAAGACCTAAATCAGTACGGAACAACTCTAATCTAGGTGCATAATAAAACTCTTCTGTATTCTCTATCCAGTAAGCAACTTTATCATAGAAGTCATGTTCTTGAAGGTCTTTAATGCAAGCAATTCCTTCAGGTGTAAGAATCTCATCAGCATCTACAAAGAAGGCCCAAGCACAAGAACAGTGTTTGAGTGCAAAGTTCCTAGCTGAGGCAAAATCATCATGCCACTTATATGTAAATATTTTGAAGTTCTCTTGTGAATAACTTCTCAAAAACTCTAAAGTTCCATCAGTAGAACCTGTGTCAACAACTACAATCTCAGATGCAATTTGTGCCAAAGCATCTAGACATTCTTTAATGGTCTTAATCCCATCTTTGACAATGAGAAAACCACTAATCTGATTTTTATATGGTACTTGAATATTCATGTCTTTCTATTTTTCAATGACTAATGTTTTCTTAGATACAACTTTATCTGGCATTGTAGCAAGATATTTAGCATAAAAGCTATCACTGCATTTTTTAGCGTTCTCTATAGTAGAAAATCTTTTAATGATACAACATCCAGTTTGTCTGTCAACCATGTCATAAATCATTTGCCACATGGGAAAAATTCCTAAAAGCTTATATTTCATGACTTTCACTATATAATAAGAACGGTCTATCTCATCTACTTGATAGATTCTATAGTGATTGTATTTGCAATAATCTTCATCAAAATTTTTAGGAAGATTATCCATATATTGTACCCATATCACTATCAAGATAATTGTCACACTTGCTATTACTGTAAATGGAACTAGCATGATTATTTTCTCATATGTGTTTTCTTGTTCTTATTTTTCTTTCTCCTCTTAGCAATCTGCTTTTCATAGCAGACATCGCATTTACTGTTCTTGCCTTTACAAGGTTTCACGGGTTCTAACCAAATTGGTCGGTTCTCATAAGTCTTACTTAAGATGACTGGAGCTTCTTCAAGTTCTTCATTCTTAAGTTCTTCAGCATCAACTAATTCAATATCAACTTCTCTGTTCTTCTGAAGTTCTTCAATCTGAGCTCTTAAAGTTCCTTGATAAAAATCATTATCAATAATTCCTATCTTTATAGGTATTTTTCTTAAATTCTCCATTATTCTTCTTTGTCTAAACGTTTGTACTCTACTATTAACTTGTCTCTTTGTTTTACTAAAAGTTTTCTAAGGTCTTGGTTGAACTCTTTATCAAGTCTGTCATAATCATTGTTAGCATTGATGATTTTCAGATTGCCATCTTCATTGATAGCCTTTATAAGGGAATCAATTGCTGCTATTCTGTCAGCAATATCTAGAGCTTTACTTAAGTTTCTGATATTCATATGTTACTGTTCTTGTTCTTCTGGTTTGCAAATTGTTACTTCAAATGAATGTGAGAAGAAATCTCCAAGTCCGCCGGCATCAATCTTAAGTTCATAATCATAATCTTCATGAACCAGATAGACTTGTGTCCCATCATCTAAAACAATATTCTTTTGAGGAACACCAATAAAGTCTAAAAAGAAATCCATAGATTCTTCATTGTCCATTCCCTCTATAGAATAATCTATTATTGAATAATTTCTGTTGCCATTTGCAAACAACTCATCTATATCTCCAGGAATATTGTACTGACACATAACCTCTTATTTTTTAACTGATTTGATATTCAATACTTCAATCACTTTAAAGTACTCACTGAGCTGGCGTTCTTCAACTCTCTCAGAAGTCTTCTTGACTCTCAAAGTCACTTCACGATTCTTGACAATCTTGTTCTTACCATTCAACTTCAGGTAATAGATGTTCATATCTTCATAACAATCTCTTAAAGAAAGTTGAGAGTAGTCAAACTCAAAGAACTTCTTGTGCATCAAGCAATTTGGGTCTTTCCAATTCATGATTTCACCAGTTGAAGTTTCAACCTTTGTCATATAAAAACTATTACAATCTTCAGGTGACCTTGGATTGTTCTCTGCTATGAAGCTGATTTCAAACTCATCTTCTGTATTGCAACGTTCAAAAGCCTTGTTCAAAGCTAAAAGATTCTCATTGAACTTTTTCTCTTCCCATACTTTCAAAGGCTCAAATTTCTCAATATTCACTTTCAGAATCTCATTGTATCGATTCCCTGCAACATTCATGAAATCTCTGAACCATACTAGATAAGAAGGGTCAATATTAAAAACCTCATCAATACTCAAACCTTCATACTTGCCTCTGATAAATGTTCTGACCATACTGTAACCATTACCGCACCAATCAGCTTCAGTATCATTAGTAGAGACATCAAACGATTGAGACTTTCCTCTTAAAGTCTCATCAAACATTTTGTCAAAGTCAGGGTAAAGCTCTCTACATTTTGACTCAGAGATGCATATATTTTGTAAATATCCATTGTGAACTAAATCACTAGTATGAACTGTTGCAGTCCCAAACTGAGTATATTGAGGAAGAACTGTCACTTCCCATAAAGTAAACATCTTGTTAGCAAATCCAATCTTTCTCATAATTCCAATTTTTAAGTTTCTTGTTATCTTACCTACTGCAAATATACAAAAAGTGGATGAAGTAGAAAAATTCATCCACTATATTTTGAAATCTTTAACATTCTTTAAAACAATGCATTAGTGAAAGTCAAAGCTGGATTCAACGGTTGATAACCAAGAACATCAGAAATTAACCTATTGAGTGGGTCTAGAATTACTTTCTGGAATTGTATTTCGTAGTCGACACCCGGAGCGTATTCCGCTGGAAATTTACCAGGTTCAAAACCAAAGACTTCAACCACTGGGTCTGTTGTATAATAGAATTTGCACTTTGAACTTGTCTTCAATATTGAGTACTTAGACAAGAACTTCTTGTTCTTGAACAACATATAGTTTCCAAGACCTGCAGCTTTCACATGGATTGGACAATGAAGCTTATATTCAAATGCTCCAATCTGCGGTTTGTCATTCACAATAAACTTCTCATAGTCACCAATGTTCTGACCTTTACATATATCATTAGGGTCTTGTAACATGAACTTTGTTTTATATTCTTTAAGTTTAGCTATGCAATCTGAATATGATGGTTTCTTCTCAGTCTCATAAAAACACTTATGGACAAACTTGATGAAGTCTATCTGACATTCCCGAGCATATTTTGGAGTTGAACCTTGAACAACTTCAAGACCTTTGTAGATTACATGAGACATTGGAGTCAAGAAGATGTTAGGTTCTTCCCAACAGACTTCCATCGAATATTTCTTCTTAGCATAGTAAAGACAAGTTCTAGCTATCTTTTCAAGCTCGAATGCTTGGTAGTTCTTGTCACAGTTATATCTCTTAGCATATTCATCATAAGAAGAATCAAGATAAGGTCCAAGACCTTTATTAGTAACATCTACACAAAAATGAACTGCTTTATCTTTAGGAACATTAATATGCTTGATGATTGGGTCAAAAGTAACGTAAATAGAATCAGTATCACCACCAACTGCTGCAGTAGGCAAACCATGTGAAGCCGTAGCCTTTATGAATTTACATTTTTCAACCGAAGCATTATACTCATCAAATTTTCCTTGAGCAACGTCTTTAACAAACTGTTCATTGATATACTTGTTAATAGTATCTTCACTATAATGATTAAGGTCTTGACCTTGCAAAGTAATGGCTTCAGCAACATCAACATTATGCATAAAGAACCATTTAGACGCACAAGCACCGTAACTACTATTCAAAATTAACTTTGAACCCAACTGCATCGAGTCCCAAAATTCGCTCAATCTATCAAGTTCTTTAACATTCTGTTCTAATTCTTCTATAGAACATTCCCAAGGGTCTATATTATAAAACTCAGCCATTGCCTTAATTATTTTTTAATTCATATTTTTTTACTCCGGAATCATAACATTTAAAATATTTTTGGTCTTCTAATATTTCATTTGCTGTTCGACCACTGCCATCATCTATTATACTTTTTCTTAAATTGAATCTATTGATTCTTTTATAATCAGTTTTATAATGAGCATATGTATATCCTTGTCCACAGTCTTTGACAAAAGAAAAACCTAATTTTTCATAAATGTCACCATTACTTATATCACAATGACAATAAGTGATTAAAGAATTCCATGAATAATGTTTTTTAAAATATGATAAGATTTTTGATGGTCCACCAATTATAGAATATCCTCCTTTAGAACACAACCTATATAATTCAAAAACTCCTTCTTTTGATTTCGAACCAAGGTTCTTTCGTAATTTTCCAAAAGTCATCAATTGAACTAATTTATCTTTATAATATAATCCTAATCTTATAGGAGCATTACAATTATTTTGAAGATGATAATTATTTAAAAATTCTTTGGATTCTTTAGAAGATACCTCCTTTATTTGACAAAGTCTTGCATAAATTTTTTTATTTTTTTGACATTTAGTTTGTAAGAACCATCTAATTTTTTCTAATGAATATTTTATATCATCTTCCCATAAAGATAAAAGCCTTATATTATTTTTTTCAGCTAATTTTCTTTTTTCTAAATGCAAAGCTTTTCCATGTAAACCTTGATGCCAATATACTCCATTACACTCTATCCCATATTTAATATTGTCGATTTCAAAATAAAAATCTAATTCTCTTGGTTTTAATATATTTCTATTATGCTGGATATAATTGATTCCAAATTCATCTAAAATATTTTTTATTCTTGTTTCGATAGAAGTTTCACTGTTTCTTTCTGGAGAACAATTAATACACAAATTTCTATGTTGCTTTAATCTATTTCCTAATTGAAGCCAAGTTAATTCTATTCTAGGATGATTTGGACAATAATTTAAAACAAAAACCTTTTCTCTTAATTCTCCACTAGGAACTTCAATGTCCAGATTGAATCTCTTTTTATAAGATTCTATTAGGCTTTTAATTCCTTTGTCCTTTTTCTTAATATTAGTTCCTTCATTTTTATTAGCGCAATCATTGCAACAAAACTGTCTATATCCAATATCTTTCCCAATAAAATTTACAGCATTACCACATTCTTTACAAGTAGGTCTAATTTCAATTTTATGAATAATCCTATAGAAAGTTTCACAGATACTTTCAGAATCATCATATCTAGACATTATATAATCGTAATATCCATGTAATTTTAACCATCTTTCTTTAACATGTTCTGGACTTATCCTTCCATATTTGTCATAAGCAATTTTTAAAATATCTTCATCAGTAAGATTTTTTAATTGTGAAGTTTCGATATCTAATTCTTTAGTACATTTTTGAGAGCATGTTGAATAGTATCCAGCAGAAAAAGATTTGAATCTAATATTTTCTTTTCCACATATAGAACAAATTGGATTTGATTCCATTTTATTATTAATCCAATAAACTATTTTTTGTATATCAGATATACCTGGAAACCTATTAATTAAATAATCATAAATTCCATGTTTCTTAAGCCATGGTATTTTTATTCTACATGTATTCAGATTACCATTTTCTTTTATCAAAAGTTTTAAAATATAATCATCAGTAATAGCTATGTTATTGTCCATTTGCAAAAAAGTCTTTTAATATTTATTATATTAAAAGACTTTAAAAATGATTAATTAACCTGCTTTACTTCTTACTATAAACTTTCAAATGCTTTACATTCTTAGGTTCTTTCTTGTCACAATTGTACTTGACTTCTAAAAACTTCTTACAAGCTTCTTCAGTATCCCAGTACATAGTTTCTTCAACCAAATAAGAATCATTAAAATGATGTTCTTTTCAAAGTCTCATAACATTGGAATTATCCAGAACCAATACCAAGTTACTACTTTAGCGTAATAAGATACAGGTATCATTTTCAATCTTCATGTAGATTTTGTACTTGTTATAGCAGTTCTTAGTATTGCTTTCATAAGTCCTGACAAAAGATGATGCCCTAAAAATCCTGGATTCATTTTACTCTTTTGATTTTAGGTTTCGTTTCTCTTGTTTCGTATAATTCTTTCATAGTCTGTTCAGTTTCTTCTATAGAATCAAAGAACTGAATATCATATTTCTCATCTAATATAGAACAACTACTCTCTTTTTCCTTAAGAGTCACATAAATTGGTATTAACCACCAAGCATAACAAACTACTCTCTTGACAAAATATCGAGTAAACACATCTCTGTATCCTTGATAAGAATAGATTTTGTACTTGTTGTACCTATTAGCATTCTCTAATAACTTCTCATCCATTAACCTATGAGTAGATATCAAGAACAATGCAATAAGAATAAAAATTAAAAACAAGCCAGTCATACTTATTTAGTTTTAAAAGTAAACTCTTCAAATGATGGATTTTCATACCAGTTAGTTATAAGACCACTATCATTGATATGCAAGTCAATATAGTTACCATAACCATCCTTTTCTGGAATAAGCTTGTTAGGAACATATCCATTTATTTCTGAAATACATTCTCCTTTAGAATTGTATAAAGTATAAATTCCGGTATCAACAACTTTTAAGAATAAATTAAATCCTTTAGTTCCTGGTTTCCAATTCAAAATCTGACCTGGATGAACACTCAAATCTACAGAAACTCTGATTTGTTTTAGTTTTTCATCATAAAGAGAAAAGTACTTGACACCAGGATGAACAATTTCAGATTCAAAATAAGAATCATAGACTAACATTGTCAGTTTGACTGGATGATTGTCTATAGCTTCCTGAAGTTTTTCTTCTTCAACTTTAGAAACTATATTGTTGACTACTATAAGTTTGTCTGAGCATTTGATGGTTTCATTATTATAAAGGTATCTTGGATTGGGATATCTGACCTTGACCATCTTATCAGTAAGACCAATGACCTCACCAGATTCATACCAAGAAGAAGTCTTCTTACTTTCCAAAACAACTATCTTGTCACCTACTTTTATTTCTTGACCTAGAAAATCTTTCATTTTACTTTTATTTTAAAGTGTCCGTCATGATTAAAAACAGACCGGCTAAAATTATGAATAATGATACAAATTTAAGCTGGCCTGTACAAATCAGCTTGTCTTTTGATTTAGAAAAATAAGTTTTGTACAGACCAGTGATTCCCAAAAGTATCAATAATGAACCGTTAAATATCATCATTAGAACTTGACGTGATTAGGTAATCTTACTACTTTTTCTTTAGCTTGTTCATAGACCTTATCTCCAGGAATAGTTGGATTGAATCCTTTTTGGACCACATATTTGCCACCTCGAATATAGACACCCAACTTAGCCTTTTCATAGGCTTGTGTCCAACAAACATAAACACCTACACCATTCCAACCTTTGAAATCTCTATTGAATGACAGGCCATAGTAATCGACTTTGAAATGCCAGTATTTTCCTTCACTCATGTTGACTCTCCAAAACTCTTTCATATCACCATATTCCCACTTGACTAAAGTTATAGTAGTGTCATAGTCAGTTTCCTGCATAATCTCATAACCGTGTTTGTATTCTTCTTTGTAGTCTTCAGAATAGAAGAATGAATATTGATGAGCATTAGTAAAGTCAGAATAGAAAATGTCATTCCCATGCTTGTCATCATAGTATGATTCTTCAACATCACTAAAATTCTGTTCAATATATTTTCCAATATAGATTCCATCAGGTCTTCTTGTCAAATGCTTGTACTTACTGTCATAAGTTACACCTGAATATTCCGTTTGCATTCTGTTAGGTGCTGATGTGATGAAGTAAGATTCAAATGCCGGTTTATAATGGTTTTCTCTAACAAAAAGGACCGGTCCATGTTCAGTATATTTAGTGGGTTCTGGAGTCTTTCCACCGGTGTACAATCCTTCATCTAAAGGTTTGTCTTTAATTATGATATAGTTGCTCTTATCATAGTTGTCATAAATTTTTTGGATAGAGTCTTTATATGATATGAATGACTTGTCACCTCTGAAAAATCCTGTAGGATGGACTTCAACTTTATCTTTGAATGCAGCTGCCTTGAAGAATCCCCACAATCTGCCATTCACATCTTTGCAAACATAATCGTATCCTTTTTGTTTTTCTCGATTCTTAAAATATCCATTAAGCTTGTTTCTATTGTACATGCCTCGAGTTTCTCGGTCAAAGTCTTCATACTTACAGAGACCATACATCTTTCCATTTGCCATAAATCCAGTTTTCTGCAAACTGATTGAATTGTCAGTCTGACGAGCAGGTCCTTGAATCTGGTGAGTTTTTGTGTTCATCCAACCTCTGAAGAAAACCTTTCCTTCTTGATAAGTGTAATAGAGAGTTTCATACTTGTCAATGCTTTCAGCCATTTTCAAGAACTCATCAATAAACTCTTGAGTGTACTGAGCCTTAACAGATGTTCCAATAGTGAACAATGTCACCAGAACAAAACAGAATTTAAAATACCACTTCTTCATAATCTTTTGTTTTTTGATTGATAATTAATTGTTTAACAGTGCAAAAATAAATCAAAAAAGCGAACTAGAAAAATCTTAGCTCACTTTTTAACAATTTTTAAAGTTCTATAGCCCTTCCAAATAATTCATTAGAAAGAATCTTCCACTCCGAAATAAAGACATTCAAGTAAGACAAATCACTAAAGATTTTTACATAAGATTCAAACAGTTCTGGTCTAGGTTTTTTTAAATCCCAGAATGAATCTATTGGATGAACTCTAGTGTATGTAACTAGTTCTTTTAAGAATTCTTTAGTTTCTTCTTTAAAAGTTTCTGCATCTCTCTTTAGAGGAACACAAATGCTATCAATCAAATAACTGTGTCCTAGTTCTTTAAACTCTTTCTGTGTGATACTAACTTCTTTGAGAAGGTCTTTGATATAGACAGCTTCTCGGTCACAATGATTCTCTAAAAAGTAAATCTGCTCTGCATTTTTGACATGTGATTTTACAACTTTCATCTTACCAATCTCCTCTTGAAACTACCGTTCTAATTTCATTTACAAGTTTAGTTACAAAATTCTCTTTATATTCTTTTGACTTTCCAGCAAAAAGGTCTGAATTAATTGTAATGACCCACTTAGCCATCTCATCAACAATTCCTTCTGTCTCATCATCTATATCAAAACAAATTGCAATAGAATAATAACCTATAAAAATGTCTATAGGAATAATTTGGCCTTCATAATCTATCAAAACTCCATTGCCAGTAACTCTTGAACATATATTAGAGCCAGCATAGTTAAGCTTCTTTTTAAGAAGATTAACAAATTCTAAAAGTTCTCCAACGTTCATCTTATTTCTTTTTTACTATTTCACCTTTCTCTGTAGTTACTAACTCATATTGTCCGGTTGGGACTATTGACTTGATAAGAACATCCTTTCTCAACAATTTTTGAAACTCAACAAATCCTTGTGATACTTTAGAAAGAGCACCATCTTTAGAAAACTCCTTTAAAGACAACCCAAAAATAATGTTTGAAAATTGCTGGAACCCTACATTTGTATTAGATGGAACTTCAAATGTAAATTTCTCCTTATAATAAGTAGTTTCTTCACTATAAGGTCTGAGCTTATAAACTAGACCTAAATCTCTAGAGTAGAATTTGACTTGATACTCAATGAAGATTCGATGATTGTCAATGACACTATTTCTAGTATAATCTGAATTATCTTCAGAACCTATTTTTCTAGTAGTAATTGGTTCAAATTGTTCCATAGTCTTTTGTTTTTAAATGATGAAGCAAATCTAACAAAAAGAATCTAATCATTTCTGAATTTTACAAGATTTAACTTAGAATAATCTTTAGTTTTATAAAAAATTACAAGTTCTTGTAAAACTTCTTCAGTATATTTGAAAGCATCATATTCCCATATAATTAAATAATGGCAATCTGGTAATTCATTTCTTATTTCTTTGTATCGTTTATTATCATTGTCCCATAATTCTTTAGCTGGTACTTTTATATTGGAATTAAAAGGTCTTTTAACTAAATCATCAGGTCCAAACATAGAAGGATTACCATGCCATAAATCGCCATTAAATTCTATAATAATATTTTCAGTTTCATCATAATAATCTAGATATCTACCGGTTTTTGTTTTAACATAAAATTCTTTATTTAAAGTAGCATAATAAATTTTATTATTAATATTAGATTCTTTTAAAAGAGCTACTAATTTTTTATAAAGTTTTTGAGAAGCCTTAGAATAAGCTAATATTTTTCTTTCTTCTTTAGGAACTTTAGGATTACATTTAAAACAAAGACATCCTTCATAATATCTTTTATTTCCTACGCGAAGACAAGCATCTCCTAAAGGAACTTCAACATCACCATGTATAGGACAGTAATCTTTAATAATTAAAATTCTTTTATTTTTAGGAATTTTACTATCAAAATCAGGCCATATTACAGTTTTTCTTAAGAATTGTTCCCATCTTTCTGTAGTTTCTCTTTTTAAATTATCAAGTCTTTTATTTTTAGTTTCTTGTAATTTAAAAACATTATCTACTCCAAATTTTTCTTTGATTGATTTTTTGATTTTCTTTTGAACTTCTGGAATTCCATATGGAGAACTAGTTTCTACTCCATATCTTTCTTTTATTGTAGATTTTCTTTTTTCTAAAATTTTATCTCCTATTGTTTCTTGATTTTTTCTTTGTGCTTTTCTAACAGATTCTCTATTTCTTTCTAAAACTTCTGGGTCGGCATTAGAACATTTCTTTGAGCAAAAAATAGGAAATTTGTCATTACTAAAGTGTAAAGTCTTTCCACAAGTCCGACACTTAGGAAGTTCGTCAATATTGTTAATTAATCTATATAAAACTTCTCTAATAAATTTAACATCTCCTTCCGGATATGTTAAATTGGGATAAAGATTTTTTAAATAATCGTACCAATTTTTCTTTTTAAGAAGTCTAATTACACATCTTTGTGATATAAGTTTTCCTTCTGGAGCTATATACTTAAATATTTCCTCTTCTAATTTAATATTATGAACTATCATATAATAAAATAAATTTATATTCATTTTATTATATGATAAACATTATACCTGATTAAAATAAGATTAATCTTCTCTAAAATTTTCTTTAGAAATACCTGCTTTTCTGGCTTCTAGAATCTTATTAAGATATTCTTTTTCTGTGTCTACTCTTTTTCTATTACCTTTTGCTTCCTTTCTTTTCTCAAAATAATAATCAAGGAATCGAGGTAACAATCCTCTAAATTCTTTAGTAAAGACAGCTCCAGAAGAAGTTTTTATTTCATTATCAATCCGTTTATGATGTGGATTCTTAAACTTAAATGTATCAGAACTAATATTGAACTGTCTTATTATGGAAGGATACAAACTCGAGAAATCAAAACCTAAAACATACTGGTATGCGTTTGGGACTGTTGGCCATACGAAGGCTCCTTCATAATCAGCATCTTCAGCAGGTTTCTTATTCCTAAGAGTTGGAATTACTTTGTTCTCATCATATAAGAATGATACCATTGCGGTTTCAATAGGCTTGATAGTTGAGAAAGCTTCCATTGCATTACATTTGACAATGTTTGCCATTGATGTAAAGATGTTAGCAGTCTTTAAAGTATTATGAATCTCATTAACTAGGACAACATCAATAGCATTATAAAAAACATAATCTTCATATTCTTTTTCGTAGAACTCTTTGAACCCAAGCTTATGGTCTACTTTCTTAATACCTAAAACTTGTTCAGCTACATAATCCAAAGTATTGTTCTCTTTATACTTTACTGCATAGTCCCATTTCTTATAAACCATCAAGTAGTCATAGACTAACTTATGATAAGGCAATTTCACATTAATCTTCCCAGACTTGTTGTCAACACCAAAATTATAGAATTTTCCAGTCGGGCTTATGAAACTGATATCAATACCAAAAATATCACATCTGTTATAAAGATACATCCAGTCATATCCAAGGAAGTTCCAACCTGTTACAGCAGGTTTGTCTTTGATGAACTTGAAGAAGTATAAGAGCATGTCAGCTTCATTAGCAAAATAAATGAAGTTGAAATGATAGTTGCCATACTTCTTTGTATAGTCTGAAAGTTTCTTTTGGATAGATTTGATTTGAGCTTGAGACAAGTCTTTTCTAGCAAGAACAGTCACTTCATAATCTTCACATATTGCTATAGTATTGACTGGGTTCTCTGCTGTAGTTGCCTCAGGAAAACCAGAGTCAGTAACATTGACCTCAATATCGCATATGACTTGTTTTGGAAAGTTGTTCTCATAAAGTGGAGCAACATAATCACCAAATGAACAAAGAAGTTCGGCAAGACGGTAGTCTGAAAGGTTTGTAGTTGGAACTTTCTTGATAAGCTTGTTATCCCATGATTTCCATATTGGGTCAGCATTGTCATTTCTAGAACGAGCATATTCCCAATTGAAAAGCTGGTCTAAGGGAAGTTTGTAAGTAAGCTGTTTAAGGTCACCTTCTTTATCAATGTATGAAACTACAAACATCTTTGAAGGTTCCCCTGTATCTAAGACACAATCTATTAATTGTTTATTGACTATCATCTAACTCTATTTTTTAAAATTCAACATAGATTATAGTTTCAAAATTTCATATGATTGACCTAGACTCAATAAATATTTATGATTGACAATAGGATAACATGTTTCAGCATACTTTAGATAGCAGAAAAGAGATTGTAGATTGGGAAGGAAATCGTTTGATTGACTTATTTCCTTCAGTGTTTGACTTCAAGTCAAATCAAATTGAGAACTATAATGTTTATAAAGTTACCGAGAACTTTGTATGTCGTCCTGACTTAGTCAGTCTGAGATATTATGGAACTACAGAAAAGACTGAGTACATCCTATTATATAATGGAATATCAAATCCGTTTAGTTTAGATAAGGATGATATTCTGATGGTTCCAAATCCTGCTCAAGCTGATGCTCAGATGAAGAATTTTAATTCTGAATCAACATCAATGAATCAATTTGGACTGAACAGGACTTTAGCTATAAAGAATGCTTACAAGTACATATCTGAAAAGAAGTTTCCTAAAGCTAATGCTAATTTAGCATTTGACACCAGCAACATTGGAGACACTTCTACAAAGAGAGGATTACCAACTTATGAAGTTGATACAGATGCCGCTGCAGTTGTTGTCAGAAATGGTCGTGTTTACTTTGGACAGAACTCAGGATTGTTGTCAGCTTCAGATATCCCAACAGCAAACATTGATGCTAAGATAGAACAGTTAGTGAATAGTGCATTAGGTTTGTTGAACAATGGTAATGGTAGCATAGCTGGTCCTGGAGATTCAGGAAATGGCTCAGGAAGCGGAACAGGTACTGATAGCAATAATCCTTCAGGTGGTGGAACAGGCGGCAATTCTGGAGCTGGGTCTGGAAATGGTAGTCCATCTAACAATCTCTGTCAAGCTATAAACTGTGGTGACAATTCATGTACTACTAATAACTGTCTTAGTTCAGGAACTACACTGTCAGATATTTTAAAAGGATATAATACTATTTTGTAAAATGAGAATTAAGAAGTACAAGCAACCATTATATGAGTCTTTTGATTTTGATGAAAAGAAAGATGATTCTATAGACAAAGAGTTTGAAAAAAGGCTTAAGCAAATATCATTCAATAAAAAATTTGAAGAGAGTATCAAAATAGGCTTGAATAAGATTGTTGAAGAATATGCAGATAAAGACGGTCTTATAGTTACTGAGATAAAATTAAAGAAGAATGGTTCTATACCAGAAAAATATTCTGATATCTTAAGAGCTATGTTTATTCCTCTATACAAATCTTTTAATGTTCTTGGTAAAAATGGTTGGACATTACCTAAATTATATAAAAATATCTTTGATGGAACTATAATAGCTTTATTCAAGATTAATGGAAAGAATCATTCAGTAGAACAAGATGGAAATCCTTGTATTGATGTATTCATTAAAGAAATCATTATATCAATTATTTATAAATTAGGAAAATCTTTAGATTCTAAAGAGATTAATAAAATTCTAGAACAAGCTTTTGTTGAAGTTACAGACAAGTTCAAATTTTTCAATGGTAATTTAATTGAGTCATTTACAATAGATTAAATATGAAATTCAGTCAGCAAGCATTAAACAAGTTAAAAGAATTTGAAGGTTTCAGAAGTAAAGCTTACAAAGCAGTTTCTTCTGAAACTTATTGGACCATAGGTTATGGACATTATGGAGCTGATGTAAATCCTGATGATGTATGGTCTGAAGAGAAAGCTACTCAAGTCCTCATGAACCAGGACTTGCCTGCATTTGAGAACTATGTCAATGCTAACTTTAGTGGGTTGAACCAACACCAGTTTGATGCATTAGTTGACTTTGCTTATAATTGTGGTAATGGTAACCTTGGTAAGAGCACATTAGCTAAGAGAGTCAAAGCTAACAAGAATGATAAAAGTATTAGAGAAGCTTTCATGAGGTGGAACAAAGCTGGTGGAAAAGTTCTTGCTAGATTGACAAAGAGAAGAACTTGGGAGGCTGACTGGTACTTTGCAGAAACACCTACATCAGAAATGGAAGAACCTAATGTTCCTGAAGATGTAAAACCTGAAGAGAAACCTAATGATGTGATTGCTAATACAATGAACAATACTAACGGTACTAAAGGAAATTCTAGTTCTAATCAGAAGACTTATACTTTCAATGGTCCTTATTCAACTAGTGCTTCATTACCACCTAAAATCATTCAAGCTATCAAACCAAAGATTGTAGTTGATGATATGGTTTCTGACCTTCCTCAATAGTTAGGATACTTTTCTCTAACAAGACCAACTATAGCTTGCTTGATATCTTCAATATTCAAGTCATCAAACTTGAAATAATTGTCAAAGATATGAGCTAAAATTTCAGTAAAGTCATGTCTATATGCATCATACCTCATCCAAGCTAAGATAGGTCTTTTATCCTTAGTTGAATAAAGCCTAACAATTCTCATTCCAAGATTGGATTTGTCTTGTTTGATTTTGTCTTGTTTGATTTCATAGAGAGAAGGCCTGATTGAAGTATACTCTAACAAAGATATCAATATTTGATTCAGCCATTCATCACCAAAATTCAAATCAATCCTACGTTCAAAGAAATCTTCCTCTGCTTCTATCATAGGTTCTACTTCTTTTCTGATAAGAGCTTTGTTCTTAATAAATCTCAAATCGTCAGAAAATTCTTTATCAAAATCAAATTCATCATCAAAATTAAAGCCTTCGAAAAGTTTCATTCTCTATTTTCTCTAAATCGTTCTTATTTATTGAGATTCTAAGAATTTTGCTACAGGCATTCTAATCTGATTTTAAGCGCAATCTCATAGTGAGACAAAAAAGTGTAAACTTTAAATCTAGGTCTTCTATCAATCAACCAAACAATGTTACTTACATTGAAACCTTTAAGACCTAAAGCTCTCCTAGAGTAAATCACAGATTGAATCAAGTCTTGAAAAGTTTCATGACCTTTTCTAAACTCTTTTTTAATATCATAGAAGTTTACAAAACCTTGGTCGTGCTTGCCTGAATATACTAAAGACTTGTAGACCTTTACAAATTTGTAAAGGTCTTCTTTCTTAGTTCTTTTTCCAACAAGATTAAAATCTTTTGGATTATAAGGTCCTTGTAGCTTATGTGATATTTCTGCTAAACTCATAGTGTAAATAGAAGTATAAAAGGTGATAACCTAATAAATTTTATTAACTTATCTCATATTGTATTTTTTGTTCCACTCGTGTTATATATTAGAAAGAGGAACTTATATAAGTTCCTCTTTCATTTGCAATTTATTGTTCTAATAATCTATGATGTGGTTTCTTTTTCTTTTTACTTTGTTGACTTAAAATCCAACCTTTATCTAAATAAGAATTTATATTTTCTAGTTTAATCATTTTCCTCTCTCCATTAGGAGCAGTCATCCATCTAAGATTAGTCTTTTTTCCAAATATCCAGCCATTCTTTAAATGTTCATCTATTTCCTTTTCTAAAACTAATTTCTTTTCATCTCCTCTAGACATCCAAGAACCAACTTTTGGCATTCCTATTTTCCATCCATCTCTTAGATATTTTTCAACTTCTTCCTTTGGTACCATTTTCTTTTCTTCTCCTTTAGATACCCATTTTAAATTGGTTTTCATTCCAGGTTTCCATCCATCTTTTAAATAATTTTCATATTCAGATTCTAAAACTGATTTAGAAATATTATCTTTAGTAACCCATCTCTTTTTAATTTGAGCAGCTCCTTTTCTCCATCCAGCTCTTAGATATTCTTCTAATAACGGTTTTTCTATTTTCTTATTGATTCCATCTTTAGTAACCCAATAATATCCATCTTCCATTAAACCAATCTTCCAGCCTTCTTTAAGTTTCTCTTCAACTTTATCAGGGTCTACTTGAATTTTTTCATTATTTTTATACATCCATTTCTTTCCTTCTCTAAAGAATCTTAATTCCCCAGAAACATATCTTGGGTCATCTACATCTACATAGAAAGTATTTCCTTCTTTATCTTTTACTACAGTTTTGCCTTTAGAAAATGGTTCAAATTCTTCAGTCATATCTTCTTTTTTAATAACTTTAAGAGAACCATCTTTTTTATTTCTTACTATTAACCATCCTTTTGTAGCAGAAACATATAAATCTGGATTTTTCTTATATTCTTCAATTGGAATAGAAAAACCTTTTTCATTCTCTCTCCCTTTATATTTAACAGAAATCTTATTTTTAGTTGGTGTTATATACTTGTCTTTATTTTTTTGATATTCTTCTTTTGAAATATTAATCCAGCCATCTTCGGTTTTGACTGTAACTTGTCCTTTATTAGGTGCTACTAATTCTCCACTTAAGTATCTTGGGTCATCTATTGAAGTTTGAAAAGTATTTCCATCTTTATCAACTACAGAAACTTTACCTATTCCAGGGTAAAATAAAGTCTTTCCAATTCTTGGGTCATCTACTTTAACATAATAAAAGTTTTTTTCTTCTGTATCTTTTACTAAAACTCCTTTAACATTAAATGCAGGAGTAATTCCACGATTATAGCAATTTGGATTATTTAATTCTGGTCTAATTAAATCTTGTTCATACTGAATCATTTCTTCAATAGTTTCAAAAAATTTAAGTATTTCTTTTTTGAAATTTTCTGTCCCAAGACGATTAATATCTTTTTTTACATTTATAGAAGAACCTGGATATCCATCATTTAATCTTACTGTTCTATGAGAGCCATAATAAAATAATCCTTCTTTTAAATTTGTTATCTTATAGACATAACAATAAAAAGGTTTATTTTGAGAATTAACTGCCTGACTTAAGAAAGGTTCTTCATGAAAAGCTGCAATAGATAATTTAGAAGTTTTAATGCTCTTTCTTGCATTCATATTTTAAACAATAATTTGTGGTTATTTTATTTATTTAAAATATTGCAAGAGGAGCTTAACACTTCTGATGGGATATTTTAATAATTATCCAATATTATATTTCCTTTGCCATTCATTCCAACAAGTTAATGCTCCGTTATCATTCCCAATATGTAGTGCGCCTTTCCCAGAACCTACAAAATATTTGTTCCATCTTGGGTCTCTCTCATCCATGATACCAAAGTTACGAGCCTTAAGATATTCTCTAATTTCAGGGCTGTTGACCAACTGTTGTATCAATCCATCCCAATCTCCATTAGAAGGAACAATATCCATAGCAAAGTTTTCTACTGTGTGGTTAGATTTACTTCCGGTCTTTCCTATTGAATTATTAGGTCTGTACATACTAGTTACAATATAATTAGTAATACCTGCTCTCTTAAGCAAGTCTCTCATGTCTTCCCATTGTTTAGAAAGCTTATTAGCTTCTGCTAACTTGCCTTTAGACTTGAGTTCTTTGATTTTTGCTGTACTTGGGTTGTTCAAGTCAGTTTCACTATATTCTAATTCAGGAGCTTTCTCAGCTTCCTTAACATATTCTTGTTCTGTTTTGCTCATCTGTTGATTCTTTTTAGCTTGGTCTGTCACCGCTATAGGTTCTACATATTCTGGAGTATTCCATTCTCTTCTAGTCACAGTAACTACAGTAATAAAATTAGAAAGAGCCGGGTCTTCATTAGGAACATATTCATATCTTACTGAATCTATCATGAACCATCCCGAGTACATCATCATAACATCTTGGTCTGTGATAGTCTCTTGGAATGAGGTTCCTGATTTGTTCTTTTCTGCTAAGATACCATTCTGCTCAAATATGACTACTGGAATCTTCTCACCTCTAGCTATACCTAAATTAAGTCCTTCAAACTTGAGCTCAACCCACATCTTGTCAAGTTCTTTAAGGTTTATCCTATTGTGAGCTTCAGCTCTGTAATAGTTCTTATGAAGGTTCCCACTCCATTTCATGTTGTTCAAGTCAGCTGACTTCTTGTCTGAATCTGACATGACATATTGAACTCCCATCCAAGGAGTCTTTCTGTAGATGTCTACAAAATCTCCATTGTTAGATTGTTTGGCAGATTCCATTGAAAGACCTGTACGTCCTCGTAACAAGATATGAGTAGTCAGCTTGTCTGGATTGTAAGCAGGTTCACAAAGGACTGAGACATCTTGTTTCTCATTATTGTCAAACAGATATTGGTTTGCTAAAAAGAATTCAGCTTCTATTATAGTTCCTTCATTAAGAGTGACTTGAGAAGAGCGATTGTAAGGTTTCCATGACTTTATGTACCAGACAGAGTTCTCAATAGCTGCAGCATTAGTGAATAACTTAGGGCATTTCTTCTTATCATCTTTGTCATTGTTAGACATAAGAGTTCCATCTAACCAAGTAGAAGTGAATGAAGTAACCATATGACCCATGTCCATAGTTCCGTCATCTTCAAGCTTACGGCCTAATATGTCATTGATGTTTACAAAATTAAGGTTATAGTACTGGTCTATCCAACAGTCAAAGAATGAAGTTTCGTCTTTCCATATGTGCCTAACTACAGATTTGATGTAGTCTTCTGGTGTGCTAGAATAGCAAAGCCAGATTTGCTTGTCATCTGTATTGTCAGGGTCTGTATAAGCAAAACCTAACTTATATCTTTCACAGAAGTCCATGACAGCTTCTTTGCCGGTTCCACAAAAGGCAAACTGGTCTACTTCAGAAGTCATCTTAGGAACATATAGGTCTCCTTGTATAGAATAATGGTTGTATCTTCTCTGAGTCCTTTTAGTAAAATCAACTTCTGAGACTGCAATCTGCATGATAATGAAGTCAGCTCTGATAGGCTTGAGGTCATCATTAGTTGTCCTAAGAAAGACTGAGACAAGGTCTCCATCTTTAGGCATGTTGACACCAGACAAAGTGTCTATAGGTGTCTCAATTTCAAGAGAAAGGTGTGGTAAGAAATCTTCTATCTCTATAGAGAACTCGTTTATCTCTGCATAACCTAAGATATAAGAGTTGATTTTGATAATAGGAAAATCTATACCTGCAGTCTTGGTAAAGTCCATTTTACCTTTCTCTGCAGGCATCTTTATATAAGTTGAATTGTTAGTTCTGTCTAAAGTTGCCATAATGTGGTCATTTATACATAATTAATTCGGGAATTTAACAGGGACGGCTTCGAAGAATTTACAATTCCTGAAGCAAGTCCAGGTGATACAGAGATTTTCTGGTCTATAATAGTTCCAAGACTTTCTAACAAAGTCATAAGAGCTATTCCATTGACCGCCTTTTCTCCTTTCGAATCTCCGGAGATGTTGACACTTTCAGTACCATTGATATTGACAACCTTTCCTTTCAAGTTTACGGTGTTGTTTCCTACAACATTGACTTCATTATCAGCAAAGATGTTGATAACAGAACCTTGAAGTTGTATCACACTAGTATTTTCAGCATGACATATAGTTATCATGTTGTCTGGTGTAATCTGGAATCTACTTCCTCTATAGTAAATTCTAATACCAGAGTTAGGTTGAAATATTATTGAAAGCTCTTGAGAAGAATCATATAAAAGAACATGGGTTCCTAAATAATCATCTTTAATCTCATTAATCAAATCTGTATCAAGATGCTGTATGGCCCAATATTCAGGACAGTAGATATTGCCATTTACAAATCTAACTCTGACTATATGTCCTACTTTAGGTATTGATATAGCTCCAGCTCCTTTAGTAGCAAATACCATGTTCTGACCTATAGGTGTAGCCCAAGGTAACATGTCATCTGGAATTTCATCCATAATGTTGAAGACGCGAACCTTGCAACGACCACATTTGTCTGGGTCACTATTGTTGGTGATAGTTCCGATAAACTCTTCACTAAGTGTCTCTTTAGACCGAATAGCCATATCTTAATTTCTCCTTCTCTTATTTGATTTGTTGTCCACCATCTAAGTCAGTAGCTAGACTTCTATCTCCTTCATATCGATTAGAAACAAGTTGCATTGTAGGTTTCTCTACAACTGGTTTGTTCTCTACTAACTTCATAGTGTTCTCTTCTTGAACTTTAGGTTTGTTGAGTGTCAAAGTTCCTAAACTTAAAGTGTCATTCAATATATCTACTATATTAGACGTCATGGTTGTCGATTCAATTGAAGTATCTTCTTTAATCTTGGTCTCAGTCAAAGTTGTAGATATTGATGGAATTGCTTGTTCTTTGACAGTGGGTTCTAACTTGTCAATTTTAGGCGTTCCTGCTTGACTTTCAAATTTCTCTAATTGTTTCTCTATCTTATTAGCCCTGCCGCTATTAGGAGTCAAAGAAACTATATCAGGACTTTCAATATCATTCTTGTTTTCGGTCAATGACATGTCAATGACATGAGCTTCAGGTTTGTTCTCAACTAAATCAAACAAAGGAACTTGTGCTGGAACTTTGTTTTCAGTAAGGACCATATCTTCATGAGCTGGATTATGGATATTGTCGGTAAGAGAACCGTAAGGACCGCCATCAAGGTCAGTAGCTGTACTACGGTCCAAGTCTGAAGTATTCTCTGTAAGGTCCATGACTGGATGTTCTGGGTCATGAATGTTAGGAGTCAAGTCACCTGTAGGTCCACCATCTAAATCGGTAGCCTCGCTTCTGTCACCTTCATATCCATTTTCTATGAGGTCCATGTCTGGATGTCCAGGATTATGGATGTTCTCAGTAAGAGAACCATCAGGTCCACCATCTAAATCGGTAGCTTCAGAACGGTCTCCATCATACTTGTTAGGAACTAAATCCATATCAGGATGTTCTGGGTCATGAATGTTAGGTGTCAAAGCTCCTTCAGGTCCACCATCTAAATTTGTTGCTTCACTTCTGTCAATATCAGTAGTGTTCTCGGTCATATCCATGTCTGCATGTTCTGGGTCATGGATATTTGGAGTAAGTTCTCCTTCAGGTCCACCATCTAAGTCAGTAGAAAGGCTTCTGTCACCTTCATACTTGTTAGGTGTCATATCCATATCTGGTTTTTCTGGGTTATGAGCATTTGGTGTCAGGTTGCCATCAGGACCACCATCTAATTCAGTAGCTTCAGACCTGTCACCTTCATACTTGTTAGGAACTAAGTTCATGTCAGGTGCTTCTGCATCTGAATTGTTAGGAACAAGGTTTCCATCAGGTCCACCATCTAACTCAGTAGCATGGCTTCTGTCATTTCCAGTAGACTTGTCATAAGTGTCTTTAAGCTGGTAATTAGCTAACCTTTGTAATATCTCTTCATCTGAAAGTTGAGAAGAAATCTCTATTTGGTATGGGTCTTTGAGCATGTCTTTAGCAGCTTCTACTAAAGCTTCTTGTTCAGGTGATGTTGCTGTTGAGCTTGCAATCCCTTTGACTAAGTTAGTCATAAGGTCCTTTCCAGTAAGTTCACTATAGCCAACTATGCCTGTATTCTTCTGGAAAGCTGAACGGACTGCACCAAAAACAGTAACTAAGTCTTTAGACTGAATAGCATTGATGATTCCTGTAAGACTGAGTGAACCAACAATGTTCATTGTCTTAAGGTCATTAATCTTGTCTTTGACCAAGTTAGTGACAAATGCCTTGCCCCAGTTAATCATGTTGTTAATCCAAGTCCTAGAAGACCCAGATTGAGCATTAGGGTCATAAGAATGAACTTTGTCTGCTTCAGGCAGCATCATAGAACGATTAGCATAAGAGTCATAAGGAACTTCAGGATTTCCATCTAAGAACTCTTCTGCAATTCTCTTAGAAAGGACTCGGTCGTACATGTCCGAAATCATCCGGTCAAATCCTTCAAGATGGTAATAGGAATCAACATTGATGTTTTTGACAGAGATTTCAAATGTAGTCTCTTCAGCTTTGTCATTGTTGATAGAATACCCATCTTCAAGCCAAGAGTCAAGAACGAACTCACACATTGAACATTCTATCTTTATAGTCGGAGCAAGACCATTAGCTACAGAAAGAATCATTTCTTCGGCTGAGCCTGCTGAAAGACCTGGAATAGCACCACCTAAAAGCTTGTCAGACAAAGCTCCAGTAAGTTTCTGACCTAATTTAGAAGTTACTGAATTAGAGACTTGGTTCTGCTCACCTAAATTAGATTCATGGAATGTTCTGACTTCAGAAATGTAGATGTAGAACTTGAAATAACGATAGATGTCTGGAAGAACCCAGCGTTGATAAGTGTCATCCCATGCAATCTTTCTGTAAAGATTCAGAAGATACTTGACTTTAAGGTCAATACCTTCAATGCATTTGATTTTAATCTTTCCATCTTTGACACGAATACCATCCTTAGGATTAGGCTTAAGAAGAGTACTAAGACCTGAAATCTCTTGGAAATAGTACTGGTATTCTCTTTGAAGTTCATCCCATCCTGCTAAGAACTCAATAAGCATTGCTGCTCTCAAGTTCTCATTACGGTCCATCAGATAAGAGTAAGCACAATAAGAAGTTCTAGCATTCCAATCCTCATCATAATTAGAAGGTGGACAGAACAAGGCCTGTGGCAACTCATCATAATTAGTAGAGACAAAAGAATCAGAAGTCCAGTTTCCTGGCAGATAAGACCTTAAGAAAGCACCAAAGTCAAGTGCAAAACCTAAGTAAGTCGGTTCGTCTAATCTGGTCTGGAAAGAACCACTTTGAATATTTTGATATGGATTGAAATAACCTTTTCTTATGTTGTAAACGTCACTCATCTTGTATGGATATGATGGTCTCCATATTTATGTAAGCGCCAAAAGAGAACCAATTTCTTGATTCTCTCTTTAACTTATTCATTATCAATTGATTACTAAATCAGATTTTAATGCATTGTAATAGCTTGCAATTATAGAATCAAATATAATTTTTTCTTTCTGCTTTAAAAACATTTTCATAATAGTCTGAAAATCTACACAATAATTTACATCAGCATAATTGCCAATGTCCATTAATGTCGAATATCTGAATAAGAACTGTGCACTATCTGGATGATTGTGTATAGGCATCTGATTCATGTTTTCTGTTATATACCCATTAACATCTTTAAAAAGATTGTCAAATGACAATATGCAATCTTCATGCTTATCTTCTCCACTTAACCTCAACATATGCCTGTCTTGTCCAAAAATGACACATCCATTTTCATTCATATGGTTGAACAAGACTTGAGCAAAGTTAGGATGTATTACATTATCATCATCTAGGATATAGACCCATGGGTCGAAGTCTTCAGAGAACCTAGACATCAAGTTGTTGGCACTCTCAACAAGCATAGTAGTTCCATACTTAGTGTCATTTTTCTTCCCTCTATATTCTATCATAAGAGAGATTCCCATCTCCCAATAATAAAGTTCCTTGACCTCATCAACTATAGAACGCATTTGTTCTTTAGTAAGTTTGTACTTGTCAAAAATGATGACATGATAAATCTTGATGATGTTCTTATCCATCTGAGATTCTATCTGTTGCCACAAGTTAACCACACTTTCAGCAACCTTCTTTATATAAGTTGGTCTAGAGCATCTAGTCAATATGACGAGAGTATCTTTCTTTTTGCTTTCTTCCACGTTGTTTAATCTTTATAGGTTCTAGTTCTTTATCAAGGTCAAGACCTAAAGATGCATCTAAAGGTTCTTGACTATATTTCTTAGTCACTTCTTCCTCTAGTAACTCTTGTTCTTCTTTCTTAACTTTGTTTCTTAATTTCAAATTGTTGGCAATCATATTAGTCATGAGGAGTGCTACAATAGGAAGAAGAGCACCAAGTATCCATGAAATCACAACTAATATCATGTCAGGAGAAATTCCTTCTATCCAGAATAGAAGAGACTTCTGTATATAGATGTAAAAATTAGACCCAGACTCAACCATATACTTATAGACAGAGAAGACATTACCAGATACTTGGACCATAGTAAGCAATGACATGAGAATCCAAGGAACTGTAGTCTTCTTGTTATCTGTCAAAAGAATAGAAGCTAGACATAAAGACTGTCCAACTTCAAAAGCACCTGAAAGCAGAACTGCCATCCACATCACATTTCCTACTAGGCAAAATTGAATGCAGTGGAAAAATGAGATGAATGCCGTCACAGCATAAAGGATTATGAATCCAATTATGAATGCATTGTATAGGTAACTTTTATTGTTCTTTCTCATCTTGAACTAGTTTTATAGTTGTCTGAGACTTCCAAGACTTAGCAGCTTCAGTAAACTTCTCTAAGTTTCCTTTAGATAGTTCTACTAAAGTAGTCAGATTAGAGATTTTAGAATCCATAAGTGCAGAATCAGACTTGAGTTTGACAATATAATCTTTTTGAAATTGGATGATTGAGTCTTTCTGTACTAAAACAATTTCAGTATTCTTCTGTAATCTTGAACTATTACAAGACCGAGTACACTGAACTAAATTCAACAAAAGAAGTAAGGCTATGAGCCATTGCAATTTCTTATTCATCACAATGATATTTTTAAAAGATTGTCTACTAAATTTTTAGTTCTCTCAATAGTTCTGTCTAAAGAAGTTTCTTTGTTAGTTCTGACTTCATCTCGATAGTTTTGTGTTTGCCTCAATGTATCTTGAACTTCTTCAAGAACCCAAATAGGAACTTCAATTATAGGGTCATCAACTATAGTTTTTGGCAAGGCTTCAGTGTTTGCTTCTTCCCAATGAATTCTATCAGTTCTAGAGACAGGACCAAATTTAATTTCACTCATAAACTTTTTCTTTTTTGTTGAAAGTTAAACATCAGTAAGTTATATGGATAGGAGAGAATTCGATTAGAAAAAGATAAGAATTAGTAAGTGCAAAAAGTCACTTCGGTTACCTGGGATATTTATCCCAGGTATTTCGATAACATGGATATTATGGCAGAGAATGACAAAATAGCAACAGTACAAGAAACTCTAGATTTAATCAATAATGTTAAAGATGGATTAAATTTACCACCTAAAAAAGCAGCAACTATACAAAATGTTCTTGATTTAATAGATGCTAATGTAGAAACTCCAATAACAGCATTCAATTATCCTATTTTAATAGAACAAAAAAATCAAAACACTGTTACAATTGCTAATCTATCAACAGTTGACGGAAGTGTAGGATTTAACTATAATGACTATCAATATAAAATTGTGACGGCTTCCAGATTAGGAGATATTCAATCTGAATATATTGGAGTAGTAACTAATATCAAAAATATAAAATCAATATCTCATAATTTTATATGGTTTACTCTATATAAAGAATCTTCATCGACTTCTACAATATCTTCTAGAACTTTTGCTCAAAAGAAAGATTATATGAATTCTTCTGATATATTGTCTGGTATAAATTATTTTCAAAAAATTTATATAATTCTTTATTAATTTTACATATTTCTAATTTACTAATTACAAAAAAGCCAGAGCTTGTGAAAGTTCTGGCTTTTTTATTTTAGAATTTAGGTATTGAAGGCATTTGCATACTAGGCATCTTGAAGTCTGATACTCTAGGCATTGATGATTTTATAGAACTCATCTGTGCATTTGTCTCTTCAGATTGCTTCTGGGAATTCTGATTTTCTTTCTCGACATCTTCTTTGAATCTCTCTAACAGCATCAAAATCTCAAAGAATGGCATTGAACATATCATCTCGTAATTCTGATGAAGTTCCTTACTGAAAATATAGACAATATTAATCCATTCTTCATAAGGAATCTTGAAAAGAAGATGAAGCTTATCAGATGAGATGGTCCACGTCCAATAAGAAGAATCCTTTAATTCCGCCGAGAAAGTTCAATGGCGACGTCTTGTCCGCACCGTCCTCATCTTTATATTTGAATTTAGGGTCTAAGCTATCATTGAAGATTTCTTTGATTTTAGCTAACAAAGAATATTCATAAACACCAAAGTCATAACATTGAGCAATGAACTCTTCATAAGTCTTGTCATTCAAGTTCCTATAGTCTTTGATAAGCATAGGAGCTATGGTAATGAAGTCTTTATCAAAACCTTCTTGCTTACGAGCTTTCTTCTGGACATAGTTCTTAAGCCATGAAGAAACTCCAACCGAAGGCATGTAAATGTTCAGATGTTTTCCTGATTCAGGAATCTTGAAGACAAAACATCTAATTTGCTCATCATAATGGCTCATGAGCTTTTCTGGGAAGTTGACAAAGTCTATAGAGTCTTTAGTCACAACTTCTTCGTGTGTTTCATCAATCTTAATCTTAAGTTCATTATTGCCTTTAGTGAATGTGAAGTCTCTGATAGCAAGAATGATATAAAGCCGGTCTATGTCTTTAAGGTCTTTCCATGAAGCAGCTTTGTCTGGGAATGACATGTTCATACAACGCTCAAGCATGTAGTTGAGAGCATCATCAATTTCAGTAAGCTCTTCTTCATTAGTCATAGACCAGTGTCTGATTTCACCACCTGAAGCTGCACGAATATAAACTTTAGTTCCTTCTGGATAAAACAATCCTTTTGTAGGAAGGTCTGCAACAGGAACTTGTACAAAACCTAAAGAATTAGCCTTCTGGTATTCTTTAATCTCTTGTATCTTCTCCGCCTGAGCTTGTTCAAGTTCAGCCATGACATTCTTCTTTTTCTGCGGAGCTTGCTCAACTGGAGTTTGTTTGATTTGTTGAGAATTCTCATTTTCATCATGAAAAGTAAGGTTCTCAACACCAGGCATGACCTCAGCTTTAATTTCTTTAGGTTGTTGAGTATTTTCTTTTCCTGCAACAAACTGTTCTAGAGTTGCCTCTAAACTTTGGTTTTTAATAGGCATATATCAATTTCTAAACGTTTTTCTTTTTAATCTTTTTATTATATGAAACTATTTTTGTCTTGATTAACCAGCAACATAGTTACCAGCAAACATGCTTGTGTTACTACCATCTACATTCTTGCAAAGGACATAGAACCTTCTGTTCTCTTCAGGAACCTCAAGCATCTTCATAGCAGCTGCTTCTGATATCTTGAACTCAAGTTGTCCTGCAGTCTTGTTCATATTAGAACTTTGAGTAGGTGTTATGTCTATGTTGTTTCCATTCACATCTTTAGCTCTCAGTATATAAGTATAAGGTCCACTCAAGTCCATATATCTGACTGTACCAGTCTTAGGGTCTGTGACTACGAACTCAAACTTATAGTTATGCGCTGCTTGATAGATTATGATTTGGACTTCATTAGTGTTGTAATAAGTTCCTTCAGCACTATCTTGCATCTGGATGCTTGTTGTATCATAGAACTCTCTTATGTATTTAGTAATTACATTACCACTTGCTCCTGCATTTATAGTAGGTGACATCACATTGTTCTTGTTGAAGATAGTCCAATTAGCGATGTTGTCTACATTAAGTCTATAAGCATTCTCTCCAAACTTAGCTTCAGCATCAAATATACTCATAGAACCTGAACGGATTATACAAGCTCCATTCATTCTGTTCAACAACTTAGCAGTATATAGAATATCTACTTCTTTACACTCATAATTTTGCATGTGTTGTACAACTGGTCTGAACAGATAGCTATAGCCACCGTTTGACTCTTGGCCACCTAAAGAGTTGAATGTCTCTGTAAAGTTGAACCTTTCTTCTTTAGAAATAAGAGAATCTGTCTGAGAAGACTCTATCTGGTAGTACTTGTAGTTGATGAACAAGTCATGGACAATAACCCAATGTCTAGCTTCAGTTCCATATATCTCAGAGAAGCTTTCCCAACCATCATTCTCATCTTTGAAACCTGAATTGTACATTGGTATAGCACCAGACTCTATGTTGTTCATGATAGAGTTGTTTATATAAGAGATGAACTTAGAGTTTGGTGAACCCCAGACGGCGCCATATTTTAGCATGCCAGAATCTTCAAGCTCTTCAAGAACAACATTGAAGTAATCACCATTACTAGAGAAAGGCAAAGTTGCTCTGACTATAGAACCAAGATGGAATTCTCCTTCATTAGAACCAGTGTTCAACAAAGTCTTTGCTTTGAATGAATCATCACCAATGTTAGCAAACTCAAATATGACATCAGAGTCTTGAGAAAGGTCCATCAAGCTATACAAGTCCTTGTTGATTTCAATCTCAGCAGCACCTGGATTGAAGGTAGAAGTGTCTAATGTATTCTTCTTATTAGGATTGTTGATAGCTAATGTATAGATTGAAGGAATCTTGAACTCTATATATCGGTCATAGAACCTCTCAGTCATGTAGATTGGATTAGGATTGAACTCTACTACCTTTCCCATAGTTCCTTTATGGAAAGTGAATGAAGAAATGATAGCTTCAGTATTGTTGATGTTGACTACTGAAGCATCCGTTGACTTGTTGAATGTTCTCTGACGAGCTTTTATTCTAAGGTTGAAACCTTCAACATCATTGAAGACATATCCAGTAAGTATATGGATTCTGACAGTGTCATAAGGAAGGTCACCAGTATAGAACGGCCCTCCTTCAATCGAGCCTATCTTGCCATAATCTACCAAGGCCTGCACATTGCCGCGACCCTGCGTAAAATCTGTGAATCCTGGATAGAAGTAATTGACACCATACTTGTCAGTAAAAGCTTGGAAATGCAAGTCAGACTTATATTCTTTCTTGATATCAGCTGTCTCTGGATTGTCAAGGAACATGATGTTGCCTCTAAGGTCTTTTACGACATAAGGTTGATGATAATAGAGAGGAACATAACCAGATTCCTCAAGTTCAAGAGATTTGTTTGCTTGATACTCTAAAAGTAATTTTCCATCTATTTGCAAAAACTTTGTTAAAACTGCCATCTGGATTTCTTATTAAAATCTTACTTTCTATGTATTTGGCCAAGGTTAAAACCTTAAAAATGAAGGACTCCAGACTACACCTACACCAATTTGGAATCCACTGTTGACTTTATCATTAGGAATTGCATTGATACCATAGCCACCATATACTCCTATTCCAAAGTTCTTTTGTTTCATAGCTCCTTTGATTACTTTAGACTTGTTAGGATTTATGAAAGCTCCTTCTATCTCAGTGAACTTCAGGTTAGGATTCCCAGACTTAGTCAAGATTTGAAAATGTGTCTTGTCTTTGCTCTCAACAATATCCAAAGTAAGGTCTGAGCCTATAGTCAAGTTATTGAGCCAAGAGTTAGATTCAGAAAAATCTGACTTTATTCTAGAGACTCCTGAAATATTGAAGTAGTTCTTAGGAGAATATGTCTCAGCTAAGTTCCACTTCACATCATAGTAAGCAGAATCTATCTTCTCTATACTGTTGTCTAGCTTAGTGGTGTCTTTAACATACTTGATTTCAGTCTTCACAACTACTATAGGATTCTCTTTGAGGCTCTTTACTTCATCATATAAAGATTTATTGTGTGCTTTAAGGTCAGAGATTTCTTGTATATAGAGTTGCTTAGCTTGGTATTCTTCTCCAAGCTTGTTCTTGTAGGCAGAGATAGTGTCATTGTAAACTACTAAAGTTCGAGAGGCTTGGTCTTCATACTTCTTCATAGAGAAGTAAGTCCAAATTCCAAAAATTACTAAAAGTACTATAATCCAATCTTTAAATGTCATATTGCTAAGTAAGTTTATTATTTTCATATCATTTTGTTTTTGATGATTTTAATGGAAATTCCGCTGAGAAAGGTCCATTCTTTATTATATGTTTATTGTTGAAAAACGATTAAATTCAAAAATCTTTACAAAAAATTCAAACTTTTAAAGCTTATTTAACAAAATTTAACATTTAATTTTTTCCTTATAATTAATTGAATGGTACATACTTAAATCAGAGTGTTATTTATAACGAGTATAAATTACATAGTTTTTAATCAAATGCTTAATCGATTTTGGGAAAGCCCATATAAGAAATTGTGGAT